CCAGCCCCGCGGTCAGGCGGCTTCGTGGCGGGAGAGTTCGCTGCCGGTGATGGCCTCGACGAGGGCGCAGAGGATGACCTCGGCGGCGTTCGGGGTGACGGCGTTTCCGTACTGTCTGACCTTCTCCCGCTTGCTGCCGAGGACCGTGTAGGTGTCGGCGAAGGACATGGCCCGTCCGATCTCGTGGGGTTCGAGCATCCGGAACAGCACGTCGTCGATGTCGACGCTGCCACTGGCGAGGGCGTACCGGTCGCGGGTGGACAGGGTGCCGACGGGCTCGGCGACGCTCTTCGCGACACCGGTGCCGTAGTAGGGCACCAGGAGGTGCTCCCAGGTAACGAGGGACTGGTGGCCTGCGGTGGTGAGTGTCCGCAGGGGCTCGCCGGTGGGCGTGCAGTGCTCGCCGCCGTTGCCCTTGCTGCTGTTGTTGCGCATGACCATCGCGCCCATGTCGGGGGTGACGAGGCCGTGGTGGTTGCCGTTCGCGGAGACCGTGCCGAGGGCGTCGCGGATGGAGCGTCCGCGGAGTTGGTCGCCACCACCCCGCATCGTGATCATGAAGGGGAGCCAGGCGAGGCCGGTCTCGTTGCGGGCGGTCTGGGTGCGCAGCGGGTCGTTGACGGTGCCGGGCTCCTTGCCGTCACGCCCCTCGACCGGGACGAGCAGCGGCGGGACGGCCAAGGCGTCGTTCTCCCGCGTCGTACGGCACGGCATCGGATCGCCGACGGGACTCGGCACATCGCGCCACGTGCCGCCCGCCGGGACCATGAACGGCTCGTACGCCAGGGCCTTGGTTGGTGTCGTCGTCTGCGTCGTCAGCGGCGCATCCACAGGCCAGGTACGTACGCCGGGGCGCCGCTCGAAGGTGTTGCCTGCGGCTTCCAGCGAGATCGGCCGGGAGAACTTGTCCAGGCCGGCCTGGATCCGTGCGAGGGTCTTGTCCGCGAGCGGCTTCGCCCGGTCGCCGATGCGCTGGCCCGGAAGCGCCCAGTCGATCGCCACCGCAGCCGGGAGCACCGACGGCTCCACGACCTGGTTGCGGCACGTGGTCTGCGGGCAGCGGTACACGTACTGCTGCCGGTAGCGGCCCATGTCCCGCGTCGGGTCCTTGAACACCTGGACGGCGCGCACCCACTGCTCGCAGCCGGGGCACCACGCCTGCGGGCGCAGCCACTTGCTCCAGTCCGGGGTCCGGCCCAGCGATCGGTGCCAGTACGCGACGTACAGGCGATCGCGGGACTGCGGGGCGCCGAGGACGGTGCGCGGGTCGGCATGCATCGAGTTCAGGGCGATCGTCCGCGTGAAGTAGCCGAGCTTGCGGATCTCGCCGAGCCACCGGTCCCACTGGTCCCATGCCCGGACGTCGACGACGTTCTCCACGACGCCGGCCTTCACCAGGCCGCCGCGGTCCTGGACGCCGCGCAGGTACAGCGGTACCTCTTCCATGAGGGCCCGGGAGCGTTCGACTTCCTCGGACGGCGCGGACTCGCCGAACAGGTCGTCCTGCATGCTGTTCGCGAAGTCCCGCTTCTTGCCGCGGGCGTTCGACCACTGCGGGCATTCGGGGCTGGCCCAGAAGATGTCGGTGACGGGCCAGTTCGCGACGGGTGCTTCGCGGATGTCGCCGCGGTAGTGGTCGACCTCGGGGAAGTTCGCGGCGTGGGACTCGATCGCGCGGGCCCAGTGGTTCGCGGCGCGGGTGACCCGGACTCCGGGGACGGCGTGGGCTCCCTGGCTGGAGCCGCCGGCCCCGCAGAACCAGTCCATCAGGGTCAGTTCGTCGTCGTGGCGGTAGGTGGTGGTCATCGGTCTTCCTTCTGGGCTGCGGCGTGGTCGGCGGCGATCTGCTTGAAGCGGGCGTCGACGTCGGCGTCGGTGAGCTTGATTCGGTTGGTGGCCTTGGGCGGCGGTACGCGGTGCGCCCAGCTGGGCACGTGGTCGGCGGGCAGGCGCCGGGGCAGTTCGGCGCGGGCGACGATGCGTGCGGCGCGCTGGAACGCTCGCCGGTCGCGGCGGACACGCCAGGCTGTGAGGAGGTAGTCGAGGTTCACTGCTGGGCCTCCCGTCGGGCACGGCGGTTGCGGGCGTCGCGGCGGCGTTCGATGGCGTCGCGCCACGTCACCCAGCACGTCAAGGTGGCGAAGCCGAGGGCGACACAGGCGAGGGCGACGACGAGCAGCACCGCGTAGAAGTACGGGTGGGACATTGGGTTCCTTTCGGGTGGCCGCCGCCGGGGGAGCGGCGGCGGCCGGGATGGTCGGTCAGGGCTGGTTGTGCGCGAGGATCTGCTCGGCGCCGGTCCATGCGCCGCAGGGCCACGCGACGAGCGCCCCAGTGAGCGAGCACGCCTCGCACAGGGCACCCGCAGCAGTGGGGTCGAGGTGCGGACGAGGGCGGTGGCTGTCACGCAACTGCGTCACGGCGGCCGTGATCCGCTTGACCTCGACACAGGCCGAGGAGCCTGCGGTCAGGGCGCCGGTGAGCGACTCCATGAACTGCTTGCCGGCCTCGGGGTCCATGGCGGCGTCGGGGCCGGCGAACATGGCCTTGACGAGGCCGGCGATGGCCTGGCCGATGGCCTTGTGGGCGTCGTCGACGACGAACGGTGTCGCGGGGGTGTCGGTGGGCATCAAGGTGATCTCCTAGGCGAGGGTGCGGGTGAGGGGTGGCCGCGCCAGTCGGGGGCCCGGCGCGGCCGGCATGTGGGGCGGCTACTCGAACTCGGTTCCGCCCTTGCGGGTCAGGTAGCTGGGGCTGATGAACTTGGCGATGGCCCGGCCGCCCAGCAGTTCACTGCGGCGCTCCACAGCAGGTCGCACGACCAGGCCCTCGCGGATCGTGCCGGGGTCCAGCAGGCTCCGGCCCTCGGCGAGAGCGGCCAAGGCGTCGTAGTCGTACGGGCCCCGATAGATCAGCGGAGCGCGCGGGACCCGAACCATCGGACCGGCTTCGCCTACGGTGATGGCCCACAGTTCGTCGATCTCAGCCCCGGACAGCCAGCGGACTTCGCCGCCCTTGTCCATGACCGAGACGTCGAACAGGGCGTAGCCGAGGGTCTCGTCGTGGCCCGCGTCCTTGCCGTAGTGCAGGTCCTGGACGCCCTTGCCGTAGACCTCGCCGAACAGGCCGACCCGGCGCGCGTCGAGGTAGCCGCAGAGCAGTGCAGCGGCAGCAGCTACGGCATGCTGGTTGACGGCCCGCCAGTAGAGGTTCGTCTCATCCTCGACCAACGCCAGGCCCTTGCCGCCGAAGCCCTTCGAGGTGACATGGAAGGAGTTGTCGTCGCTGTCGTAGGTGGTCAAGCAAGCTGTTCCGTGCAGCTTCTCCGTGGCCTCGACCGGCTCCCCGTCCTCGAAGACGCCGGGGTAGCGCTTGATGTTCTCGATGTCGATCCAAGACATCAGGCCGGGTGCGGGCTCGACGGTTCCGGACATGCCGACCGGGATCGGCGGCACCCACTTCGTGATGCCGAGCAGTTCGGCGAAGTCGAGGTCTTCGCTGTGGGCGTGGGCCAGGTCGACATCGGCGAGGACGGTCGGCCGGCAGACGATGCCCTGCGACAGCTCGCCGCGCAGGCGGACGGCCTTGACGCGGTCCTTGTCCTTGCCTGCGAGGCGGCCGGTCAGGCCCAGTTCCTCGATCAGGTCGGCGGGCAGGACGGCCTGCTCGGGGATGTAGACGGCATAGTTGCCGGTCTCGAACTGGCCCTTCCCGACGACGGCCCGGTACAGCCCGACCTGGGCGAGTTCGAGGGCGTCGGCGTTCGGGTGCTCCAGAATCGTGAGCGGCTCGGCGGTGACACGGAAGGTGGACATGCGGCGGGCTCCAGGAGTTGAGGGTGGCGGTTTGGGAGGTCAGCCGGTCTTCGTGAGCTGGACGCGTCGCATGCGGGTGGTGGCGTCGACGGCCTCGCCGCGTACTCCCCAGGTCACGGAGAGGTCCAGGTCGGCTAGTGGCAGCAGCGGCGTGTAGTCCGGCTTTGGCGGCAGCGGGACGTGCGCGGGCTCCAGGTGGTCGGCGGTCGTTTCGACAGCTGGCATCGCGGCCGTCGTCTCCGCGCCGTGGAGTCGCTGCGCGGGCAGCTGCACCGTCGGGGGCCCGCTCGGCTCCGGCTCCTCAACGACGGTGATGCTGTGGCCGAGGCCGGTCAGCAGCACCGGGTCCGGGTCACCCTGCTGGGCCAGGTCCGCCAGCGACTTGTCGGCGACCGTCTCCGCAGCCGTCACCGCGCCCTCCCGGAACCCGGGCAGCTCCCGGGGCGCCGGGACGTCGATGCCGGTCGGACGCTGCTGCAGCGGCACGGCTTGTACGGCGGCCGGGACTCGGCCGAGGGCGTGCGCCCCGGGCGGAGCGAACGACTGGCGCTGCGAGCGCTCGTAGTCGACGAGGCACCACGGGCAGCCGCTCATCGCAGGGGTGCTCACCCAGAACCGCGGGTGCCGGCCGATCGGGCAGAACCGGGCGATCGCGCCAGCGAACCGGCCTTCGAGCGCCTCGGCGCGCTGCTGCTCGGTCTCGAACTTGCCCCGCAGCTCCGCCATCGCACCGTCGTGCAGCCGCAGGAGGTTGTCCACGGCGGCCCGCTCACGGATCTCGTCGTCACCATGGCGGCGGGTGCCGGAGCCCTTGAAGAACGCGAGGGGGTTCATGCGGACACCTGCTCACTGAGCTGCTTCACCGCGGCAACGGTCTGCTCGACATCCGCGGTGAACTCCGCGACGGGCACGGCTTCCTGGCGGGCGAGCATCGCCGCGACCTTCCGGCCTTCGGCCAGCGCCGCATCTCGGTCCGTCCAGCAGTACGCGACCTCACGGGCGACGACGAACAGCGGCGCCGTCCAGCCGTCGAGTGTCCAGGCCCGCATCCCGAGGATCGACTCGTGCCGGACAGCCCAGTGCGTCCCGTTGTAGGTGTGGACGGACACGCCGACAACGTCGCCGGCGGGGTGGCCGGGCTGCGGGATCCAGTACTCGCGGACCTGGGCTTCGAGGTCGTGGGCAGCGGTCAGTTGCTCTTCCAGGGCGGCGGCCCTGATCTGGGCGTTCGTGGTCACCGGGTACTCCAGGTGAGTTCGGGGTTGACGTACTCGGAGCCGCAGTTGAGGCAGCGGTAGCCGTAGTGGCCGATCGCGGCGGGGTGGCTGCCGTGGCAGGTGACGCAGTCGCGGGGCTCGACCTGCTGGCCGAAGCCGTCAGGCAGCACCGGCGCCTCGGGCAGGGTCGCGGTCACGCCGGCCCACCGGCCTTCGCGGTCGCCTTCATCGCGGCCTTCTGGCGGGCGATGTCTGCCGCGGCTGCCGCGCGGGCGTCCTCCAGCAGCAGGCCCTTCCCGGCGGTGATGGTGCCCTTGGGGGCTTTCCTGACGGACGGCCCGGTCTTCGGCATTTTCTTCGCGCCGCTGACGAGGTCCTTGAAGCCCTGCCCGGGACGGAAGCGCGGTACGGCGGTCTTCTTGACCTTGACCCGCTCCCCGGTCTGCGGGTTGCGGGCGATCCGGGCCGTACGGTCGACCTTCTCGAACGTCCCGAAGCCGGTGACGGAGACCTTCTCTCCGGCGGCGACGGCACGGACGATCGTGTCGAGGACCGCATCGACGGCCTCAGCGGCGGCACGACGGCCACCGAGCTGTTCGGCGACGGCTTCGACGAGGTGAGCCTTGTTCATTCCGTACTCCTGTGAGGGTGATGGGGGTGGTGGGGCCTGCCGGAGAGCGCACGAATCCGCAGGCCAGGGGTGGGGGTTGAGTCAGGCGGGGTTGGGTGTGACGTGGCCGCGCTCGAAGCAGACGGTGTCGGTGTCGCGGACCGCGACGTACCGGGTCTCGCCGCACGGCGGGCAGATCCGGAACTCGCCCGGCCAACCGACGACCGGCTCCGGGCCGAGCTGCTGGTGCGCGTCGAAGCGGGCATACGTCGGGCGGGGCCGCTGCGACAGGCGCATCCGCCAGCGAGCCGGCATCCAGCGCCAGGCGACAGCGGCCAGGACGAAGGCGAGCGGGGCGGCGATCAGGGAGGCGTAGGAGATCACGACGGCCGCCCCGTCACCGCGTCATAGACGGCCTTGGCCCACCTAGCGTCCCCGAGCGCCGTATGTCCGACCTCGGCGTTCGGTCGGGGCACACCCACGGCCTCTGAAAGGTCGTACGAGCGGTACGGCAGCGCCGGATACTCGCCCGGGTCGTCGACCCCCGTGAACGGCAGCGCTCCGTACATGGAACCGGCAGCCAGCGTCGCGATGTCGATCGGCCGGTAGTGCCACGGCAGCTTCCGTCCGTGTCGCTGCAGGAGAGCAGTCAGGAACGCGATGTCGAAGCCCGGATTCGAACCGACGATCACCGCATCCCGCAGCAGGTCCTGCAGGTCGAACAGCAGCTCCGGGAGCGTCAGCCGGAACGTCGGCTGACCATCCTCGAAGCACACCGCTTCCCAGCCGTCCGGCACGGCGAACCGCTCGTGGAACCGGCCGATCTCCAGCGCCTTCGGGTCAGCGCCCGTCAGGTCCGGACGGACTTGCCACAGGTACTCGACGTCCCACAGGTCGTCCTCGCGGATGATCAGGCCGATCTCCCAGAGCTGTCCGACGGCGGGACTGAGGTGCGTGGTCTCCAGGTCGAGGAAGGCGAGGGTCGTCATGACGCCACCGCCGTACCGCGCGGGGCCTTGACGAGCCGGACGCCTCTGCGGGCGGCGAGCTGCTGGCGCAGTGCAGCATTCTCACGCTCCTTCGCGGAGAGTTGCTGCTTCAGCTCGTCCAGCCGCGACGTCCATGCGACGTGCTCCTTCGCGGCTGCAATCTCGACCTTGTCGAGCTGGGCGCCCAGGCGACCGAGGGCGCCCTCCTTGCCGAGCTCCTTCAGGCTGGACTCCGCCGCGAGAGCCCGGTTCATCCACTCGGTGCGCTCGGTGTCCAGCTGATCCCAGCTCTTGTTGCTGTGCATCGTCAGTCCTCCTCGGGCTGGGTGGTGGTGCGGTGGTTGTTGATCGCGGCGTGCAGTTCGGCCAGGCCGACCGAGCGGTGAAGCTGCTCCAGCAGCGTCGGCGGCTCCGGCTCGGCCGGTGTGAAGTCCGTGGGCTCGGTCATCGCGCACCGACCCGCAGGTCATCGAGCGCGTAGACCAGCAGCAGGACCGGGAGGACCAGTCGGAGCAGCAGGCGGAGAGCCAGGCCAGCGAGGGCGAAGCAGCGGGTCGCGGTCATCTCGACCGCCGGAAGAGCCACTCGCCGACCGCGATGTAGACCAGGCTGACGGGGCCAGCCAGGATGATCAGGCCGAACGAAATCCAGGACAGGCTCACGAGACACCGCCCCGGATCTGGCGCGGCATCGGGATGACGTCCGCGCCCGGGATCGCCGGCCGGTCGAGCGACGGCAGCCCGTCGCGCTCCAGCGCGGCCACCAGGTCGTGCTCCGCATCGCCGGGGATCACCAGCGTCTGCTGGCGCCGCACGCCGGCCCGGTCGAGCGTCGGCTGCAGATAGAAGTACCGCTTGCCCTTCGCGGTCGGGTGGCGGTGCTCCGGGCCGTCCTGCCACTCCTCTTTCCGCTCGTTCCAGCGGATGTTCCGCTGGTCGATCAGGTAGTCCTTGCGGTACAGGTGCTCGAAGAACCCGCGCTCGCCGACCGACGGGAACCACGTCTTGTGGAACACTGTCGGCGTGATCCCCGGGTTCGCCTCGTACTGGTCCGCGCGCGCGGCCTTCGGCGACAGCTTCCGGTTCGTCGCCTCCAGCTCCGCGACCTCCGAGGACAGTTCCTCGGTGCGCTCCAGTGCGGCAGCGAACGCCCGCAGGGCCTCGGGGAAGCTCTTCGGGACCGCCAGTTCGACCGCGGGCGTGGCGTAGCGGCCGGTGTGGTTGATCTCCTCGGCGACGCCGGCGAGCCACTCCTGGAAGTCCTCGGCCTCCGGCTTGTCGGAGCGCATCACCAGGCGGTAGACACCCCGCTCGGTGAGGAAGATCCGGTTTCGGTTCGGTCCGACGTTTCCGCTGGTCACTGCACCGTCCATCAGATGGACGGTGACGCGGTGCTCGGGCCGGAGCTTCGCGATCGAGCTGCGGCCGTTGCCGAGCTCCAGGTAGTCCGTGACGTCCTTGCCGAGGAGCAGCAGCCGGTTGTCGTGGCGGGTGGCGAGGAACTCGGCACCGGACAGGGGGAAGGTGACGGTGAAGAACTCGGCAGGGGTGCCGTCGGATGGGATGATGGACATCGAGGTCCCTTTCGGTGGTTCGGATGGATCGATCGCCGTGGGCCGCTCCGCTACGAGGCCGGGGCGGCCCAGTGGCGTCAGGAAGCAGGCGGGGCGTCAGCGGCAGCGCGTTCCTTGCCGATCCGCACGACCATCACGCCAATCGGCTCCTGGTCGCCGACCTCGTTCGTCACCAGCGCGCCGACCTGCCGCGTCTGCTGCAACTCGTGGTGGATCTGCCGCAGCCGGCCGACACTCGTGCGCGGATTTGCGATCTCGTCGAGGTAGCTGACGGCCGGACGGATCGGCGCCTCGCCGCGCTCGACGTACGAGGAGTCCGGGTCCGGGTCCGATGTCGGAGTCAGGCCGCCGAACAGCAGCAGCACCCGCAGCGCCACCGACTGAGCCTTCGCAGTGCCCTTGTCCGCCGAATCCAGGGCCTCGCCCTGCGACTCGGTGACGAGCACGTCACCCATCGGGCCAACGATGTGCCACGTCACCTTGACGGTGCACTCGCGCATCTTCGAGCCCTTGGAGCTCGTCGTGTCGCGGTACTCGGCGGCGACCGCATGCGGCAGGATGTTCACGCCGTGCGTGAGCGTGACCGGCCCAAACGCGTTGACGACGGTGTCGACGCCCCGAAAGTTGTAGCGCGTCCCAGCGGCGTTGTACGTCTCGCGCTTCCCGATCGCCCGCACGTCCCGGCGGACCCGCAGCCAGGCAATGTGGACCGGGACCATCTCCGGGTCGCCGTCCTTGGGCTCGTACTCGCCCATGTCGACGATGCCCGTCTGCGCATACGTTGGCTGCACAGCCTCAGCTCCTGCGCTGGTCTCGCTTCCCGCCAGCGCGGCGGCGGTCTCTGCCAGTCCCATCAGGACTCCTTCTTCGGCTTGTGGCGGTACGCCGCGTCGATGGACAGTTGCGTGAAGGGCTTCCGGGACACGCACTCGCGGTACGCCTCCGGCCAGCGCTCGGCGAGGCGCTCGTAGTCGGTCGACGGGCGGCCCGCGTTCGACTCCAGGGAGTACGCCAACTCCTTGTTCAGGAAGCACTGCTGCGCCGTGCCGAGCAGTCGCAGGAGTTCGGCCTGCGCGAGTTCCTTCTTCTTGCGTGCCGCGGCCTCCGCGAGGCGGTTGACCTCGTAATCCCAGAGCGCTCCGAGGACGTCGTCGTCGTCATCGAGGTCCACGTAGCCCTCGGGCTCCGGGTTGAGCCGTCGGTACATGGCGATCTCGCGGGCCCCGTGCTCGGACTGCGGCGGCACGACACCGGGGGCCACGTAGGTGTCCCAGAACTTGCGGCACGCGGTGACGATGTTCGTCGTCGTGTTCTCGTGGTCGGCGCGCCGGATCACGCCCTGCCGGTAGTCGTTGCCGCCGACGAGGACCGCGTAGTGGACGTGGTCGTAGCCGGTCACGGCGAGCTGGAACAGGATCTGAGCGAGGACGTCGTCCGGTGCACCGTTGTCCCATCGGCCGCCCTTGAATGCGGAGCGGCACTTGATCTCCAGTGCGCAGGTCTCGCGCCGCGTCTCCGGGAGCGGGCACTCGGTGATCCGCCGGTCGAGCGTCGTCATCAGGACCGGGTCGTCGATGTGCGCGACCAGGCCGACGCGCTGCACGACGGAGCGGTTGCGGCGGGCCCACTCGCGGGCGATGGGTTCTTCCAGGAGGCTGCCCCAGTGCGCGGCGTCGCCTGCGTTGTCGCCGAGTTGGCCCGTCTTGTCGTAGTAGACGTGCCGGGGGCTGCCGAAGTCCTCGACGCCGAGGATCGCCGGGGCGTCCGAGGCTCCGATGCCGCGCCGGCGAGCGGCGAGCCAGTCGACGCGGGAGGCCGAGGCAGGCAGGACGAGGCGCGCCGTCGGTGTGACGCGACGCCCCGGAGACGGCGGCGCGGGGACTTCGAGGGGAAGCTGGCCTGTGGGAGCGGTCACTCGGCACCGTCCTTCGTCGGGGTGTAGTAGCGGCGGCCCGGGGTCTCGTGGAGTTCCAGGACTCCCTCGGCGTGCAGGGTGGCCAGGTGGCGGCGGATCGTGACGCGTAGAACGTGGGTGAGTCGGGCGTCGCGGTGGAAGAGGCGCTTCACGCGGCCCGGCGTCCACTCGCCGCCGCTGCGCGAGATCGCGGAACGCATGATCTCCAACTGCCCCTGGTGGTCCACGAGACGGCCGTTCCGCTCCCGGTCCCAGGTGCAGGAGTCGGACGTCTTGTCGCGCTGGTCGCGGCAGTAGGGATCGAAGGCGCCCCGATCGCGGAGGTCGAGCAGCGAGGCAACCGGGTGCGGGGAGCGCCGACACACGTGATCGTGGACCGGACAGCGGGAGCCGCAGATCTCGGTGAGGCGGTCCTCGCCCATCGGGGCGGTCACAGGACACCGCCCGTCAGTGCGACCGTCTCAACCGGGGCCTGCTTCGCGGCGTCGTACTGCTGGATGCCCCAGACGATCGCGTGGCAGGCCCACAGGAACTCCCACGAGTAGTCGTCAAAGCTCAGCTCCCACTCGTCCGGAAACCGCAGCCGGAAGTCGCCATGGGAGAACGAGGCGACCGCATGCCGGGCCGTGGACTCGTGCTCGGTGCTGTGGAAGTCGCTATACAGGATCTGCTCGCGGACCGCGTCCACCGCACCCGGGAACCGGCCGTCAGCATCAGCCGCCTTGCTGGCCAGCCACGCCCGGAACTTGTCCTCCGACCACGACTTCACCTGGCCCGCGACAACCTTCTCCTGCCAGTAGCCCGGATTGATGCCGTCGCTGGCCGAGTGCTTGAACAGGTCGAACGGGTCCGTCGTCGGGAAGGCGGAGAACACGAAGTTCGGGCCGTCGCCACGGATCAGCAGGCCGTTCGGCCACGTGATCAGGTGGAAGTAGTGCAGGCCATGCCCCGGGTCGGCGAACCTCAGATGCCGGTACAGGCCCTCGTCGTGCAGGACCGTCAGCCGGTGCTCGGCTGTCTCGCGGGCGAAGCGGACCGCGCTGGCAGTGATGGCGCTCATACCTCGACCTCCTCGATCTCGCGCACGTCCTCGCCGCGCTCGACGGTCATGCAGTACGCGCTGCCGGAGCACGGGGCCCGGTGGCAGTCCGGACACGGGGCACCGGAGGCGGAACGGCGACGGTCGGCAGCAGCGGACAGGCGCTGCCGGAAGTCGGCGTCCGCGTCGGTCCAGTAGTTGAAGCCGTCCCAGTGCTCGTCGTCGACCACGTCGTGGCCGGCGGTCAGGACGCAGACCAGGGCAGCGCCGGGAGCGGCGTTCGCGTGGCCCGTCATCCGGGCCCTGCAGGAAGGAGCGTCGTCCGGGTCGAACGGTGGGACGGTGAAGGTCAGGGCGGTCATGAGGTCACCGACAGCTCTGCCGCGATCGCGGCCTTCAGCTCGTACAGGGCGCTCGTGCGGCGGCCGACAAGTGCCGCGAGTCGTTGGGCATCGGCGTCAGCCGCGGCGATCCCCAAGGCGACATCGACGCTCGCGCCGAACACGTCGGCGATCGCGACGGCCCACTCCAACGGCAGGCCGTGCTCAACGCGCTCGACCTTGGCAATCTGGGACTGTGAGATCCGCACGCCACGGTCCTGCAGGGCGACCGCAAGCTTGTCCTGGGACATCCCGGTCCGCTTGCGCTCAGCCTTCATCCAGGCCGCGAAGGTCTCGTTCGGGGTCGTCATCGCCCACCCCGCGCCAGGTCCGCGGTCGGGACCTTCTCCGCGGTGATCCGGTTCTGCAGGTAGTCGCGCAGCGGGGAGGTGGGCGGCGTGCTCTCCAGGTCGGCCTGCACCTGCAGGTGGTCGGCCGGGTCCAGGGCAGGGCGGATCGTGCCGCCAGGGCACAGGCGGGCGCTCACGCGGCACGCCCCAACTCGCGCTCGGCCTCGATCGCCCAGTACCGCAGCTGAACGATGACGTCGCCCCACCGCGTCGCGCCCAAGTCGTTCCAGAACGCGACATGCTCGATGTAGTCGGGGGCGCCGTCCGTCCACGGGGCCTCGCCCGCCATGTGCAGCGACGCGAACCGGATCGCCTCCGCGACAACGGGAACATCCGGAACGTACTGCGACAGCTGCGGGTCCTCGCCGCACGCGATCCGGATCGCGCCGACAACATCGACCGGCCGGAACGCCTCGTCGGAGGCATGCAGCACACCGTCCGCATCCGGGATGGCCGGCGGGGCGACGAACACGCCCTTCGCCAAGCCGTTCCGCTGCACGATATCCGCAGCGAGGCGGAAGACGTCCGCGAGGTCGGCAGTTCTGACTTCAGGTGCCAAGATGGTCACGGCGACCATTCCTTCTCTGGTTTTGTGTTCGAGTGGTTGCCTGGGTCACCGGCGCCGCGGGCGGAATCCGCGGGGGAGTCGGTGACCCGCTTTGTTGCTAGGCGGCGGACTGGTGGCCGGTCCGGGCGTTCGCTGTGGCGGCTTCTTCGGCGGCGATCTGTCGCACGGCCGGGGCGAAGATCTGGCGGAGTTCCTCGATCAACTCGGGCGCCGGCGGGGGAGCGGCGGCCACGATCTGGTGGATTTCAGCCACGCAGTCGGCGCCGAGGATCCGCAGGCGCTCTTCGGATGTCATGCGGCGGCTTCCCTGCGGATGAGGTCGTCCACGGGGACGTCGTAGGCATCTGCGGCGCGGGTGATGGTGGCGAGCCGGGGCTGCCTTTCGCTGCGCAGGAGCCGGGAGATCACACCGATGTCGAGGCCGGTGCGAGCGGCGATCTGCTCGATGGTTTTGTCGCCCTTAGCTGCGGCGACATCGCTGAAGCGCTCGGCGTTGAAGGTGGCGGGCATGGGTCACCCCCTCGATTCATGTCAGGCGACAACTTGTCGTCTGACATTGAACCTACTCTTGGTCGTGTCAGCTGACAAGTGTTGCGCCAGGGTGCGACCCGGTCTCACTGGGGCAATCGTGGAGATGCTGCAAATGTGCAGGTCCCGAGCATGGGCGATAATGGCTGGACCTGTAGGGTTGTCAATTGACAAAGGTGAGCGCACGGGGGATCGCGGGTGGCTAGCATCGCAATATGGATGGTGACGACGTGAGCACGTCAGTTCTTCAGCAGCTGGCTGAGTACGTCATGGCTGCGGCCTTGGCGGTCAAAGACGCCGACGGCAACCTCGTATACGACGTGCGCCCCGGCAAGAAGACCGGAGGGCGAAAGCGCCTCGCCGACGCTACTGGCATGGACGCTGGACAGATCAGCCGACTCCTGTCAGGCGAACGCATGCCCGATGCGCGCTACTTTGCCCCCCTCGCCAAGGCGCTAAAAGTCGACTTGCAGGACCTTCTTGTTCAATCCGGCATCGTTCCTGCTGAAACCCTGACACAGAAGCCACAACAGTCAGTAAGCTCGCGCCCACTCACTCCTGACGAGGTAGCGGACTCCTGGAGCATCCACGACCCCGCCGGACGCGAGCTGGTACGCGCCATGTTCGAAAAACTTCGGAACGACGTGCACCCACCCGCAACCGGAAACGACCGAGACGGGAGCGCCGAAGCCCAAGCCTGACCGGGGGTTGCAGTGAAGCCGTCACGCTGGTGGTACGCCATAGCTCCCGCCCTCGCCGGCGTCGTCGCAGGCTGGTACATCATCGCCAGGGTCGCCGACCCGATCACCATCGGTGCCACCCTCCTCGTCACCGGAGCCATCGCCTACGGGCTGGCCGCAGGCAAGCACTGGGTCACCGACACCACCTACGAGAAGGAACGCCTGCGGCACGCCACCGCGAGTCTGGACGAAGCCCGCAGCCAAGCCCTCGCCGGACGGGCCCTGCAGGTCATCGAGAGCGACCGCCAGCGCGCCGACGCCGAGGCCCGCAAGCGCGAAGCCGACGAACGCGTAGCCGAGGCCGATCAGCGCGCCATCCAGGCCGCAATCAACGCCGACCAGCGTGCCCTCGCAGCTGAGACACGTGCGCAGGAACGGGCCGAGCAGCGCATCAAGGACGAGTTCAACCGGCTCCGCGCCGAAGCAGCAGAACAGAACGCACGCCTCAAGACCGAGTCATACGCAGAGGGCGCCCGCGCGGTCCTCTTCGGAGAACTCCAGGCCATCCTCGACGCCCCCAAGGACAACATCGTCCACCTCGACGACCACCGCGGCGCAACCCCCGCCACCGGCACCGGCCAGCACTAAGGCAAACCCACCAGCCTCCTGCGCGAGGGCCGACCCGCGAACCCCGGCTGCCCCGCAAAAACCAGGCGCACCCGATCGCTGTCCAACCGGCGCGACCCCTTCACCGCCGCAGGGCGCAGCCGGACATTGACACAGCACCGCACCACATGGCGGCGCTGAGCCATCGTCAGACGCTCCCACGCCTCCGCACGACGCTCAGGGCCCGCACTCATGAGCCGCCCGATCGCCGGGTCGCCCACAGCCGTCAGCCGGCGAACCTCCGCCTCGGCCGCCTCAACAGCCGGACCCACCTGGGCCTCGATCACCGCAAGGGACGCAGCAGGCAGCTTGGGCTGAAACGTCACCGGATGGAACTGGCCGGCCAACTCCCGCGCCTCACCCAGCTGGAAAGTCAGCGCTGCCAGCCGGGCGCGCGCCGCCTCCAGCTCACCGCCGTCAGGAGCCTGGAACGCCAGGGCCGCGGCCGGTGTCCCGAACCACACGAACAAGGCCTCCTCCACGTAGGCGTCCAGGCGCTCCGCCGCGACCTGAACATGTCCGCGCGGGCAGCGGTAGCACGGACGCGGATAGTGCCGCGGCCTGTTGATGACCAATCCGGGTTCGGCGGCGCCGTCGCCCAGGCACGCCTCGCACGGGGCGATGCCGGACAACAAATGCGTGACCTCGTTCGACTGCACGGTACGCCGCTCGGGTTCGGCTAGGACCGCCTGCACCCGCCAGAAGAGCTCCTCGGGGACGATCGCGTCCCAGGCCGCCTTCGACTCGGCGCCGTTGTGCATGCGGATGCCGATGTACGCCTTGTTGCGAAGGATGTATCGGAGCCCGTAGCGGCTGGTATCGGGGATGTACTTCGCGAGGTCGGCCGTGAGCGCGACGAATGACTCGCGTGCCGCGGCGCGCGTGAACAGGTCGCGAACGACCTTTGCGTGATCAGGGTGAGGGACCTGCCCGAGTAGATGGCCCTCGTCGGGGTCGTACCTGCGCGCATAGCCGAAGGGGACTCGCCCGTGGGGCGCGCCACGCTTGGCATTGAGGCGGGCGGTGCGCAGGGCTCGCTCCCTGATTGCCTCGGATTCCTCCTCGGACGCCACGGAGTCCCGGGTGAAGTCCCTGCGGTCCGTGGGGTTGTGCATGTTGTAGACGCGTCCGCCGTAGCAGAGCAGCACGCTGGTGCGCTCGCACAGCTTGCGGAGCTTGATGGCGTGGTCCATGTCGCGGTTGGCACGGGACCGTTCTGCATAGACGATGACGTCCATGAGGCCGGCTTCCATGTCGGCGACCATGCGCGTGTAGTCTTCGCGAACTCTCCGCGCTGATCGGGACGCCGATCGGTCACGGTCTTCGTAGCGGTCGACGATGGTCCAGCCGCGGTCTTCGCATTCCAGCTCGCCTTCGGCGAACTGGTCTTTGATGGATCGTCCGCGCTTCTTGGGGTCGCTCGACGCGCGGCCGTAGAGGGCTGAGCGGAGCGCGAGGGCTTCGCTGGCGGGGGTGTCGATTGGTGCGGTGGCCATGGGATCAACGGTAGGCGGAACCGGGCCGCTGGGTGTGCTCTTTAGAAAACGGGGACTGGTTCCCGTTTTCTTTTGAGCACATGTTGGGGAGCTGAAAAATCGCAGGTGATGGGGGTTATGCCTCGGGGTGGTGGTCGCGGACGAGGCGCAGGAGGTCGCGACAGAGACCGCGCAGCTCCTCGCAGGTGATGGCGAGGGTGGCCGGGCTGGCAACTGCTAGGTCGAGCTCAAGGGCGTTGCGGAGAATGTTCTCTGCCATGGCGATTCGTGTGAGGTGTTCGCGTTCCAGTGCCGGGTGCGCGATGTACGTGTCGTTCCCACGGCGGTCTGTGTGGTCGTCGTTCACGGTTCGGTGCTCCGGTGCTGGGCGGTGTGCAGAGGGTTGTTGGTGTCAGGATCGGCATATGCCAATGGCGTAGACATGCGCATGGTTGATCGTTGGACGATTTCTGTCGATGGATGTCCGACCGTGACGGGGCGCAGATGATCGCGTGGCCGGCGCCTTGCGGACGCTCGCTTGAGGGGTCAGGGTGCGCTGGGAACCACGTTAACGACCAGTAACTCGATCACGCGTGCGAATCTATCGGTGTCGGAGCCATCTATCAACCCTGCTCAGCCGGGAAGCTTAACGAATCCGTTAGGGACTATCACCGCTCCCACCTCCAGCTTTACTGTGTGGCTAAAGATCCAATCCCGCCGGTCGACCCGAACTCCATGCCGGAGCGAGTGGCGGTCGGCCGCAACATCCGCAGCCTCCGCGACTGGCGCAAGCTCGGCCAGGAGTCGCTGGCCGAAGCCACCGGCGTCCACGCCGTCCAAATCAGCCGCGTCGAGAACGGCGCGGCGGACACAGGCATCGACACGTACATCCTGCTCGCGCGCGGCCTCCGCGTTCCGCTGCACTGGCTGTTCACCTCGGACTGGCCTCAGTTCATAGCCGATGGTGAGGATGCAGTTCCCCATCATCCCGACGTCTAATCTCGCACGTCTGCACCGGGTGGCGCACCGGCGTGCACGGGCGTCGCGCGCGCCGTCACGGTGCGCCCCCCACTGTGCTGCCAAGCCTGCCTCCTGACGCCTCGTTCACTGCCGCCCGTCCGCGTGATGCCCCACAGCCGCACCCTCACCGCGAGCATCGAGGTACGTGACGTACAGCGTCACCTGATATGCCCACGTCTCGGTAACGGGCCCGGGAGCTCGAGCTGACGCCATGGCATGGATTTCGACCGTTCCGGCGGCCGCGGTGAACTCGGCGACCGCAGCGGTGGCCTCGGCCCAGCTGGTGCCGGTGCAGACGACGGCGGTCTGCAGGGTCGCATCAACGTCCCCGGCGAGGCGCTGGACGGCGGTCCAAGCGTGGCGGAGGTCGCCGACGGCATCGCCGAACTTCCCGGGGACCTGCGCTCCGATGGTGTCGGGCAGCGTGCCGGCGCGGACGGCAACGGTGTGCTCGGTCATCGGCGTGCCCCGACTCTGAGGATCCGCTGCGGCATTCCGCAGCCCCGGTCGAGGTACAGCGCGTGTTCGAGGCAGCCGCGGCACATGCCAATGTGGACCGCTGTCGGCCGTGCCCTCCGGCAGGAGGTGCACTGGTGGCCGTTCAGCCACTCGATGGCGTCGAGTGCCGCCGTGTCGTCGGGGTGCTGCTTCATCGGGTCCCTCCCGGGAGTGTGGTGTGGGTGTCGTGGAGTGCGGCGGCGAGCCATGCGGCCGGGGTGAGTACGCCCGCCGTGGGCAGGTGGAGCCAGCGGACGGTGTCGGGTGGGACGGCACGGTCGCCGGGTACGGCGATCCAGTAGGTGGCGCTGAGAAGCCGGCAGCCGTCGGGGTAGTCGGCCGTCGAGCCGGGCCGGATGATCCAGTACAGGCAGCCGGAGCGCCGGGAGTGCAGGACCGGGCCGAGCTGCGTGCGGTCGTGGGCGTCGGCGAGGAGGCGTTCGGCGGTCGCGAGGCCGAGCTGCTCCGGCGTGCGGACGGCATCCCAGGCGTAACCGGCGGCGAGGAGCAGCATCCTGGACAGGAGCGGCTGGCGCGATTGCGGGTTCAGCAGCCACGTCGCGTTCGGGGTGACCGCCAGGGGCGTCATGACGGGTCCTCCGGGACCGCCAGGAGCGCCGCACGGAGCGCATCAGCGTCCACCAGGCCCTCGGGGTCGTCCGGGTCGGGCGGCACGAGCCAGTGGATGCTCGGCGGCTCCAGAGTCGTCGGCCCCGGCACGCCGATGAAGCACGCCGCCCCGAGAGCGCTCGTTCCTGGCACGTCCCACGCATCGGCCGTACCGACGGGGACAAGGAAGTAGATGCGCGGCATCAGCGCCAGGGGTTCCCACAGGATGGGGCCCGGCGCGCGGTCGGTCTGGTGGTCGAGGATCTCGACTGCGTCCAGGCCGCGCACCTGCGGGACGACAACGGCATCCCACCACTCGGCGGTCGGTAAGACTGCGATCGTACCGACAGGCGGCATCCACGGCGGCCCGCCGAGCGTGAGGTGTTCCATGCCATCTCCCTGTGACTGCTGGCTACAGTCACAGGGTGGCCTGAACACGCAAGGCCAACTGCCACTCCTCGGTGGCAGTTAATCGAACACCCTTGCAGTCACTACCGGTTGATGCCGACCCAGCTCGCCAACTGCGTCACCGACTCCGGGGCCGTACGCCGCGACGCCAGCAGATCCGTCACCGTCTGCCGCACCTGCACCGAGTACTTGCCCTGCTGAGGCGCAACCTGCCGGACCTTCTGCAACCGCACCGTCGCCTCCTCCGGACGCCCAGTCCACATCAACGCCCGAGCGACCTCGGCCCAGTGGTGCGCCGCACGCGACGCCGGCCAGTTCTCCGGCATCGGCGTGGCCTTCGCTACCGCCAGCGCCTGCGCGTACTGGTCCTGGTCAATGAGCGACGACACCCGGTGCGCAGCCACATTGAACGGGCCGAACGACAGCCAGTGGACCTGCGCGGCCTCCCCGGTGCTCTCCGCGTACCGCTGGGCCTCGTTGAGGTGCGCCTCGGCCGCTTCGCTGTCCTTCGCCCGCGCCGCCAGCACGGCAGCACCGAGATTCAGTTGCCCGGTGACGACGTCCCGCACCCGCCCGGGGTCGGCGAGAGCAATCGTCTGCTGGCCGACGACGACCAGACGCCGCCCGGTCCGGTACTCGCCCGACCGCAGATAGGCCAGCGCCCGCAGGTACTGGCGGATGCCAGCCACTATCGGGTCGGAGCCGCGCTGCGCAGCCCAGTCCATGCGGTCCAGGGCGAGCGCGGACAGGTCGGAGAACCCGAGCTTCGTTGCGACGTCGTACGCGGTCCGGTAGAGCGACGCCAGTTCCGACCAGGCCCGGTCGGACGGCGCGAGGTGCACTGCCGTCGTCATCTCCTGGATGAGGCCGGGCAGCTCCGTTGCGACGCTCCGCAGGTCCGTGGCGCGGACCAGGGCGCACATGCGGGTCGCTTCGGCGGACAGTTCCACCAGCGGCCGGGGGGCGATTTCGGGGTCCGCGCCGAGGTCGTAGACGTCGAGGGCCTCGCGGATCGGGTGGATCAGGCCGTCGAGCTGGTCGGCCTGCAGGTCCTGCAGGTACGGCTGCCCGACGAGGTCGACGACGGATACGGACAGGGCGCGGGCGAGGGACGCGATGACGGACGCGGACGGCGACTTCTCGCCGCTCTCGATCTTCCGCTCGTGGCTGTAGGAGATCGACGCCCGTGTGGCGAGGCCCTCCTGGGTGAAGCCGCGCAGTTTGCGGTAGCGCGCAATGCGCTCGCGGGTGCTTTCGGGCTCGGTCACGGGCATACTGGACTCCGTTCTTGACTCGTCATCATGAACGGTACCCGTCTGGTGACAGTCGGGACACGCAATCGCCCTCACCAGCCCGTTAAGGCTGTGAGGGCGGTCGCGCGTTCGGCACTCCAGTCCCTCCTGCCCGTGTCTCGCGGCAGGCCAAGGACGCGGGCAGCGGGTGTGAGGTGGTCACGTCGTGTCGGTGCGGTCTGAGATCATGGATTCATGCGCTACGACGACGCCGCCGACGACCCCGTGCGGTCCTTCGTCCTCGGCCTGCCCCGCTACCCGGCGGACTGGACGCCGGAGCAGCGCGCCGAGTACAACCGGCGGCTCAAGGCATTCAACGCCGCCCGCGAGGCCGAGGACGAACCCGAACCCGTTGCGGCGTGACCGCTCCCGCTATCGTCCCGCCATGACCACCACCTGGGCTGACGCCCTGACCGCCGTCTCAACGTTCCTCGCTGCGACCGCGACCGGCGGCGCATGGATGGCTGCCCGCCGCTCGAACGCCACCGCCGACTCAATGGCGAAGATCGAACGCGACCGGTGGCACGCCGACCTCACACCCCAGTTCGACATCGACCTGCGCGAAGGACTCAGCCAGGCAAAGGTCCACATCTACCTCAACGGCCCCGACATCCTCGGCCACCTCGACGAGGTCACCCTCACCGTCGAGGACGACGACATGGACCACACCCTCCGCACCCCGGAGCCCGGTCTCACACAGGAAAAGATCGACGCCCACGTCTGGGGCCCGTTCCGCTTCACCCCGAGCGGCAACCAGGGCGACGCCAACGGGCGCACCGTCGGGCCGTTCCACATTCAGGTCGGCAGAGGCAGGCCGCTGTCGATGGAGCGAACCATGCCCGGATTCTGGATGGAGGGCACGACCCGCGACAGGTGGCAGGAGAACTACGCCGGCCAGCCGATTAGGCTGCGGATCGTGTGCCGCCGGGGCGACGAGGAATGGGTGATAGCGCGGCGACTGGAGAACCCGCCGATCGCGGCCGTCGGGCAGTAGGGCCTCTGCGCCGGGAGGCCCGCGCCCCAGATGTGATCATGCCGGGCCTCCCGCATGCTGGTGAGACCGGCGGCAGGGAGGCGACGATGGCCCGACCCATCTGGACCGGAGTCTTGACCTTCGGCCTGGTCACGGTACCCGTCGCCCTGTACGCGGCCACCGAGTCCCACGGCGTGCAGTTCCGGCAGATCCAGCGCGGCACCAGCGACCGGGTCCGGAACCGGCGCGTCAACGAGCGCACCGGCGAAGAAGTCGCGTTCCAGGACATCGTCAAGGGCTACGACCTCGGCGACGAGCAGTACGTCGTCATCGACCCCAGCGAGCTCGACGACATCGCGCCCGGCAAGTCCAAGGCGATCACAGTCTCGGCGTTCGTCGACATCACTGAGGTAGACCCGATCTACTACGACAGCAGCTACTACCTGGCTCCGAAAGGCGAGGAGTTCGCTGCGGCATACGCGCTCCTGCTCGAGGCCATGGAGGAGTCCGGGCGCGTCGGGATCGCCTCGTTCGTGATGCGCGGCAAGGAATACCTCGCGGCGATCAGGCCGGCGAACGGCATCCTCGAGCTGCACACCCTCCACTATGCCGACGAGGTCCGCGACCCCGCCGAGGAACTGCCCGACCTGCCCGAACTGGCCCCCGTCGACCCGCTCCAGCTCGAGGCGGCACGGCAACTCATCGACATGCTCGCCACCGGCTGGAAGCCCGAGGACTACCAGGACGGGTTCCGCGACCGAGTGCAGCAGCTCATCGACGCCAAGCGGACCGGCGGCGAGATCGTCGGCGCCGAGGGGCCGCCGGACAGCACCAACGTGCTCGACCTGATGTCCGCACTGCAGCGCAGCCTCGGCGAACAGAAGCGCAGCACCGCCGGAGACGTGCCGGCCGACAAGGGCGCCGACCGCCAGGACGTCGTCGTGCAGCCGATTCGCAGCGGGCCGACACGGGACGAGCTCGAGCAGCTGAGCAAGCACGAGCTCTACGAGAAGGCGGCCGAGGCGGGTGTGCCGGGGCGGTCGAAGATGAGCCGCGAGCAGCTCGTCGAGGCGCTCGTCGGCAGCGGGAAGCGGCGGACGTCGGCGGCGTGAGCAGCGGTACCGCCGCGCCTGCACCGTCAGTGTCAGACCTGTGCTCTAGGCTCGCGCGCGTGCCCGATGACCTTGAACTTTCCGCTGATCTGATCGACCTGCAGCGCGCCTACGAGGCCGCGCAGAGCGCCGTCACCGCCTACCACGACCAGGTGCGCGACCAGCGAGCCCAGCAGTACCCCGACCCGATCGTGCGCGGCCTCCCCGCCTGGGATGAGGAGCAAGCCGCGCTCCGGAACGAGTGGAGCCCCGAGGAACGGGCAGAGCTGGAGCGGCTCCAAGAAGAACGGAACGCCGCACAGAAAGCACTGTGGGCCCACCCCGCCGTCGCCGAAGCACTGAAGTCCGGCGGGTGGAAAGTGCTGCACGAGGCGCTCAAGCGGGAAGCCGGGGCCGAAGGGTGGGGCGGGAAGCCTGCGAGCTGATCCGGAACGCAAAGAAGCGCCCCCACCCGGCCGGAGCCGGGGGCAAGTAGCAGACAGAGCTTCAGGCCGACGGCCACAATGCATTCATGCTGCCCACGCCCGCCTACATGACCTGGGACGAATACCTCGGCCGCACCACCGAGACCGAGCGCCTCGCATGGTGCGCCCGCAAAGCCAAGGTCGCCAACCGCTACCCCGGGCGCCCAGGGCGAGGAGGTGGCCGCGTCAGCGCCGACCAAGTCTGGGCCATCATGTCCGCAGCCAAAGGCCGCTGCTGCTACTGCGGATCACTAGCCGTCGAAGGACGCCCATCCAACCCTGCCACCGGAGGTCCGGCACCATGGGCACCAGTAGGCCGCAGAATAGGCAGCCTGGAACACGTCGACCAGCAGGCCGGAGACGCCCGCAACGCACCCGCCAACCTGGCCTGGGCGTGCCTGTGGTGCAACACGTGGAACGCGCAGGACGAGCGAACGCCTGGAGCTTTGGACCACGGCGCCATCCAGGCATGACAGAAGGCCCCGCCCCTGCCGAAGCAGGAACGGGGCAATGCGGGCCTGCGCCAACAGGCGACCGCGACGTGCAGGACGGAGTCAGTGCCCACAGCCCGAAGGAAGTAGCGCCAGCCTACGAGGGCGCGAGCAGTCACGGCCAGCCGAAGCGGTGAACTGGGACGCGGACGCATCTATTGGCAGCAGGACTGGGCCAGGTTACGCAGATCAGCAGGCTGGGCGACCAGCAGAAACAGCAGAACGGGCCGCCGCCTCCGAAGAGGCGACGGCCCGAGCGCTCACAGTCTCCGGGTGCCACAACCGCCACGAAGGCGGCGGGTCCAGTCGCCTGGTCCCGACGATCCCGGCAGACCATGCCCAGCGTTCGCGCGCCAAGGTGATCTGCCTCGTCCCGCCGGACAGGAACAGACTACGTCGCAGACAGCGCAGCCCGCCGTCCGAAGACGACGGGCCACCTGCTCGCGCCACGGGGAGGCATCGACCCCCGGATCCGGTGACGGGAAAGACCACTCCGGCGCGCGGAAACCGGACAGGTCGCTTGGAGGCTGCACCCGCAGCATGCCCGGCCAAGGCGCTGCGTCCACGCGGTGGGCTAGCTCACCCAGGAACAGGCTACGCCGCCGCGTGCCCGGCCGCCTTCAGCGCGGCCGTCACCGCCGCCTCCACCACCGCAGTCTCGCCCTTCGCGACCGCAGCCAGCGCCGCCGACAAGGCAGTCACCTGCGCGGCCAGGGCTGTGTTCTGCTGCGCGAGGACGTGGTAGTGCTGGTCCAGGTACGCGAACAGCTCCAGCACCGTCCTCGTATTCGGGGCCGGGTCACCCGCCTCCGCGACCTTCGTCGCCATCAGCGTCGACACGAACAACTGAGCATCTGCAGGGGTCACAATGTCCTCCGAAGGAACAGGCGGCGGCGAGGGAGAAGGTGCCGGGTCAACGCCCGGCCAGTAGTCAGCAACGACGGACAGGTCGTACGGGCCAGCGTCCTCATACTGGGCAGCCACCGCGCCCGCCGGGATCGACGAGGCGTCACCGTTGTAGTTGGCGATCCAGAACGGCGGCAGCGGACGGGAGCCGAACGCCGCCCTCACCGCGGGCCACGTCGACGAGTCGCAGTAGATCGAGCCGTTCGGATGCGCCGCAATCCACCCCGGCGCCTCGGCCGGACTCGCGTCACCGTTCTCGACGTCCAGGACGTCCGCCGAGCCGCCCGCGTTCACCGTCACCGTGACGTGCACCGCATGCGGGAACCGCGCCCAGTCCGCAGCTGACCAGGCATAGATGCCGTTCACGTAGCCGGCGACCATCTGCGCGTCGGCCGGGATCTGCGAGGCGTCGATCGAGTCGAACATCTGCCTCATGGCGTCGCTCCTCTCGCTGCGATGGTGCGGGTCAGCCGGTCCAGCCGCTGATACTTCAGCTCGGTCGAATGGCCATCCCACTTCGCGTCAGCAGAGCGCGGGACGTGGGAGAACAGCGGCAGGTCGGCCGGGGCTATATGCCAACTCAACTGGCCCGCCTCCGTCGAGATGTACACCACCGGCCAGTCCGGCTCCGACGGATCCACGCCGATCGCCGACGGGTACACCGCGGCAAGATGCGCGACCAGATGGGCGCGCTCGCGGTAGAGGTCCGGGTCAGGCATCGGCGATCAGCCCCCTGACGTACTTCATGGCCTCGAAGTCCGAGGCGGAGAGCTTATGTACGCCGTCGAGGCCACGGTGGTGGCGAAGGCAGAGCCACTGGAGATTCTGGGCACTCTCCACCCAGGAGCCGACCTCGTCAGGATTGGATATCCCCGGATAATCCTGCTCCAGCCAGGTCAGATCCACGCCGTTCTGCAGGCTGAATTCCACGTGTGCATGATGGAGCTCTAGGGGCTCCTCTAGGGAGCACTCGGAAAAGTCCTGCCTATGTGCGCCAATGGCGCACTGTGCGGTCTCCTTTGTTGCCCTGCGGAAGTGCTCGAAGTCGCGATAGTGCGGATCGTCCTCGCGGGCCGGGTGAGGCGGGTAATATAGGGAATATGAGTGCGAAACTTTCTGCCGATGGGCAGGCACGCTCTTGGTCACGGATGGGCTCCCGTCCTGCGGCGGTGGATAATGCAACCTGCGAGACCTGCGGCAAGCGTTTCCATGTGAAGCCGTCAGTTCTCATCAAGGGAAATGGCAAGTACTGCTCGAAGGGATGCGTCCGCTACGTCAGCGGGCCTGCGCATCCCCTGCACGGCAAGGTGCGGTCGATAGGAACTCCAAGAGACTGTGTCGTCTGCGGGGTCGAGTTCCTGAACCGTCGTACACGGGTGAAGTTCTGCTCCCGAAAGTGCTTTCACCGCTATAAGAACCAACTGCAGCGCCGAACGAGCATTGTTCGGAAGGTCGGGGCGAACGGGTACGTCTACCTTCGATTCCCAGACGGCCGCGACCTGCTGGAGCATCGTTACCTCTGGGCGAAGGCGAACGGCGAGATTCCGGCGGGTGCACAGATACATCACCGCAATGGGATCAAGACGGACAATCGCCTTGAAAACCTCCAGCTAGCTCTCACGCCGCAGGACCACTGCGATGCACATGGCGGAGCATTCCGTTCCTATCCGCGCCGCATGGCCGACTGTCATCCAGATCTGAAACACCATGCTCTCGGCCTTTGTCGCGCGTGCTATCACCTTCGGTGGCGACAAGGCAGGGCGGCAGCGGCGTAGGTGTCACAGGCCCATCGCCTCCAGCCATGCCCGCATCTCGTCCGCCAGCGACCGGTGGTGCGGTGCAACGCCCGGCTCCGGCACGGGGTTCGGGTGCCCGGTCAGTGCGGACCAGTCCGCGCCGAGCTGGTACAGCGACAGGCCCTGCACGTCGGTGCCGTTCGCGGCGATGAAGTCCGGGGTGACGAGAACCCAGCACTCGTCGAACTGGGCGGTGAAGAACTCCCAGGTCATCTCCTGCAGCTGGCCCCAGGTGATCCCGCTCGGCCCATTGGCGTCGTACGCGCCGATGGTCATGCAGTGGCCGCCGAGGTTCGGCGAACCGGGCACGACCGTCCACGACTCGCCCGCGTTGGTCTGGTTCTCGGCGGACTGCGGTACCTGCAGGCCGCAGTACAACTGCCCGAAGATCGCGATGGCCTGCTTGACCTCGGCAAGGTTGCTGAGGTCGACCTTCGCAAAGGCAACGATCTTCTCGCCGAGAAAGCCGTTCGCGTGCCAGAACTCCAGCACCGACTGGCACGACGCGCCCTGATCGGTTGGGTTGTCACCCGACGGGCCGGCGTTCGGATTGAAGCCCGTGATCGCCGAGTACAGAGCGAGCGTCTCGGTCGTGGTGACCGGCAGGATCTCATCCCGGTTGGCGTACACGTCGCCGATGCGCTTATGGGCGACGCCCGCGCAGGTACAGTCTCCCCACTCCTGGTTCCCAAGAATTCCCCACGCCGACGCGGGGACCTTCGACACCCAGTCCGCCGAAGCCGGGGCAGCGGGCAGACGATCGTGGTCGAGGTACGCGCCGAGCTTGAGATGCGGACGGCCGGGCTGCGCAGGCAGCCGGCCACCCCTGAACTTGATCGGGGGACGAGACATGAAGGCCTCCGGGGCGAGGGTGGACAGCAGAAAGCCCCGGCCAGCAGGCACGGGGCGGAAGATCGGGGGCGTCAGCGAGGTTGGCGTTCGCGCAGTTCGTCGAGGACCGTGTCCTGTGCGGCCAGGGTCTTGTCCTGTGCGGCGAGGGCCTCGTCCTGGCGCTGCAGATGCTCCTCGACGGTGCCCATCCAGCGCCCGACCTTGCCGACCAGGACGAGGATCGTCGCGACGCCGACGAGCAGCGACACCATCGCGACCGGAGTCACTCGGTGCCGTCCGGACGGATCGCACGCTCCGGAAGACGCCCCTCGACGGTCAGGGCATGCAGCTCGGCAGTTTGCTGCGCCGACTGGGCGTGCTCGCGGCGCAGGATCGCCAACTCCTCCATCACCGCGTCGTGCGTCTCGGCGGCACGGCGCTCGGAGTCACGGCCGAGGATGTTCGTCCCCACCATGATCAACGGGAGTGCAACGAGCTGCGCCGCGTTGCTCCAGAGCAGGTACGTCACCTGGTGCTTCGGGTCGGCGATCGGCAGCAGCGAGTACAGGGCGAACACGTAGAACATGCCCATCGTCCCGAACACCAGAGTGGCGTGACGGGCAAAGCTCTCATTGAAACGGGCGATCAGACCCGGCGCTGCAGCGGGCTGGGCATCGGACATGTGGCTCTCCGGGCATGGGTGAGGCCCGACGGGGAGCGTCGGGGAGGAGGGTTGACTACTTCGGGCCGGTCGAGACGATCGTGTTGCCGCGCTTCGCCGCCTGCTGCGCCGGCGCCGTCGATGCGGACGGCGACGGTGACGGACTGGGGCTCGGCGGCGACGACGGCGTGGACGTCCCGGTCTCCGTGCAGCTGTACGTCGTCGCACCCGACGCGGTCTGCGTGCAGGCGTACGTGTGCGTCGTGCCCGACGAATCCGTCCAGGACCACGTCCACGACGACGGAGGCGGACCCGCGGGCCCCTGGGATCCCGGTGTGCCGGACGGGCCCTGAGCGCCAGTCGCGCCAGCCGGCCCCACGGGGCCCGTGGCGCCGGCCAAGCCCGTTGCCCCAGTGGCACCCGTCGAGCCGGTCGCGCCGGTGGCCCCGGTCTTGCCCTGGACGCCCGCAGGCCCGACGGGACCTGTCGCCCCAGCCGCGCCTGGACTCCCCGCCGGACCCGCAGGCCCGACCGCGCCCGCAGCCCCCGGAATCGCCTGGATGATCGTCGCCGGGGGTGGTGCCTTCGGCGTCACGCCATGCTCCTGCAGCTGCGTCCGCGTCTGATCCAGAGCCGTCGACAGCTGGCTGATCGCCGCAGCATCAGCCGACTGGCTCGCCTCCGCGCGATGCTCCGCATCCGACGCCACGCGCAGCGCCCAGATCGTCACACCCACCAGGAGCAGCAGCAGGACCAGGCTGCCCCCGATCGCGAGAGTCTCCCGCCGCGGCTTCCTCGGCCTGACGGCATCAGGGATCGTCACTTACCCGCCCCCTTCAGCGTCCCGTACACCGTCACCACGAGCGTCAGCACCGCCGCGACCGCGAGGATCACCGCAGCCCACCGGCCTGCTGTCATCGACGGCCGCTGCTCCGTCGCCGTCTGGCGAACCTCCAGCGGCTTGATCATGTTGTCGACCACGTGCTGAACGCTCTGCTCGATCTCCCGCTGCAGCCGCGAGGCAGTCGCCGCCTGCTCCTGCTCGATCCGGCGCAGCTGCGCATCCCGCGCCCGCTCCGCCGTCTGGTACACCGCGAGCGGCACCATGTCGCGGGCCACACCCGTGATCCGCGAATCCAACTCGCCGTGCACCCGGTCCGTACGCTGCTCGTGATCACGGAGCCTGCGGTCCAACTCGCCAGGAGTGACCCCATCCGGCACGCCGCCCCCCTTCACCTGCCGTGACGCTGATCGATGGAGCGCCTATCACGAATGCATCCACCAGAGCGTCATGCTGCACTGCTGGATCGTCGCGCCGACGGCCGTGGCGACGGTGGAGCCGCTGTTCTGGTCGCCGTAGATCTCGACATAGTCCCCGGACCCGTTCATGTAGACGACGCCGACGGCGGTGACACCGGAGAGGGCGCCGGTGCTGGACGTGGCTTGGGCGACGCCCCAGCCGCCGTTCACGGCCGTCAGGCTGCCGTTCTTCGCGATGGTGCAGTTGCGCCAGCCCGTCGCGTTGAACGCGTAGCAGATCGTTCCGATGATCGCGTAGTAGCCCGCGATCTGCGCGACGTAGCGGGACGTGTTGCTGGTGGTGGAGTGCCCGCCATAGGTGTCGGCGGACTCGGAGTCGAACGTGATCGCGGTATTGGTGTTCGTCGCGAGCGACTGCGTGACGGTCTGGTAGAGCGACGCGATCGGCACGGCGATCGTGAAGCCGACGCCAGCGGAACCGACGGCGTTGTACAGGGCCGACGTCGACAGATCGCCCGGAACCTCGGTCGCGAACGTCGGGACAGGGAGATTCGGCACGGGGGCCTCCGGGCATGCCAAGGCCCCGCGGAGCAGTGCTCGCGCGGGGCCGAAGAGGTGGGCTAGTAGGCGAAGTTCGTCTCGTCGAAGGCAGCCGAGGCGTCCCATGTGCCCGGGTTGGTGACGCCGGACGGCAGGACTTCGCACACGATGTCGTTGGCGCTGTGGGAGTTGGCCGTCGCCGACGCGAGGGTGATGACGCACGTTGTCCAGCCGCTTGATGTTGCTGCGACGCGGTTCACTGTCACGGTCTCGGCGTTCGCGGTGTTCTGGCTGAGGACGAGCTGCAGCCCGGACGGGATCTGCGCCGCCGCGAGGTTCGTGTTGTCGAGCCCAGCGTTGATCGTGATGCTGGTGGCGCCCGGCGCGATCGACGCGTTGAGCGTCGTCCGGAACGCCGTGAACACCTGGTATGGCGTCAGGTCGACTGGCGACGCCTGCAGGGTCAGTGTCGCCTCGCCGGTGTCGTCCCAGGACCACTGCATGTTCTCGAGGAACTGCTGCAGGCTGATCTCCGGCGCGGATGGCGGCCGCCTGTTCACGGCGATCCGCGTCGACAGCTCCAGCGACAGGCACATCGGCCACATCGCTGGGTTCGCGGACGGATGCAGCACCAGAGAACTGATTCGGGATGCGGGCTGCTTGTACCTGCTGAGCAGGTAGTCAGCCGCCGCCTGGCACTCCAGTGTCGACCCGGCGTTGATCGTCCGCGTCAACGTCCTCGGGAAGTAGTCGACTTCCGACGTCTTGTCCTGGGCTGCGAACACCTGGTTGCTGGAGTTCTGCGTGATCTGTACGAGGCTGGAGATGTGCGTGGGATCAAGCACGATCTGGCAGTCCTCGTAGGGCCACTCGCCAGCCGCCGTGTTCTCGCCGAATGTGTACGCGGGCACCGTCGCGTTGTAGCGGTTCGCCCGCGACTGGAACGTCACCGTGCCGTACCGGTCGACGAAATGGGCGCCGTTTTCCGTGTCGACAACACCCTGCAGGCATGACAGGGCATCGGAGCCGGCCAGGTCCGTGGCGGGGCCCATATCCATGGTGACGCCCGTCTGGATGTTCGTCTGGCCGATGTATCCCGCATACCGCAGGATCCGCGAGTACCGGGCATTGCTCGACTCGCCCGCGCATGCTGACCGCCATGCCGCATACAACTCGGTAATCATTGTGCCGGTGCCGTCGAACGTCGGCCACTCGCAGGCGTAGCTCAGATCACCCGCGTAGTTCCACGCCGTGCCGTTCCCGACCGTCACGTCGACCCAGCCGCCGACGTTGTCCGCGATCAGGCCGGTCGGGGTGAGCGTGGACCCGTACGGGCCGAGGTACGCCGACGTCGAGCCGTCCTGCGACGCCACGACCGAGCCCGTCGCTTGGTCCCAGCCGAACACGAGGAGATGCCAGTTCGAGTCGGCGCAGTCCGTCGCGCCGCCGAAATAGGTACTGACATTGACGCCGCCGGGGCCCTGCAGGAAGAGGACCGGTTTCCCGGTCGTGTCCAGGTATACCAGGATCTGCGACCCAGACGGAAAGCCGCCGGACCGCTGGCTGTCCATCGCCGACCAGATGTACGCCCTCGATGTCGGCGTTGGCCCGGTGTACCGAAACGCGATCATCCGCGTCCACAGGCCCGGGTTCGCCGGGCCCGTGATACCCGCCGATCCCAGCGACAGGTACGTCGCCCCGTCGATCAGATTCGTTCCCGGATTGGGGTTCGCGAGTGTCGCGACCGTGCCCCCGGAGCCGATGTAGACGCCCGTTGCCAGGTTCGCGGCCGTGATCGACGTACCGAACACCCAGGACCCGGAGCCGTACTTGCCGCTGCTGACCGCCGCCGGTGGGCAGTTGCCCGTCTGGTCGGTCGCGTACGCGCTGCCTGCAGGGTCGCTGAGGTCGTACAGGAATCGCGGCGCGGCCGCGTTGACCTCCTCGGTGATCGGCGCAGCCAGTGTCACCTGCGACAGCAGCGCCATCGCATCGACGCCGGTCGGTGTGACGAGGCCGTACGTGCCGCCCATCGTCCAGCTCGACTGCCATTGTTCGGTGAACCCGGCGAACAGGCCGTACCACGTCCCCGGGCACGTCCACGTCGATGGCACGCCGGCCTGCTCCATCTGCCAGCCGTCGACCTGCACGCTGCAAGCCGCCGCCGGAACGGTGACCAGCAGAACGCTGCAGGTCGCGTATGCGGTACCCGCAGGCGCAGTGCCCGTCACCGTGAGCTGTGTCCAGCCCGCTGTGGCGGATCCCGTCAGCGTCGTCGTCGTACCCGCCGATGTCGAGGTGATCACATTCGCTGCGCTGTTCCACCGGAATGCCGCCGCGACCTGCACCGTAGTACTCGGCGTGACGTTCCGGACCCACACCGACGCCGAGTACGTCGTTCCGATCGACACCGCGGCCTGCTTGGTGTAGCAGGCGCTCGTCATCGCCGTTGCCGTCGTTGGGACCGCCATCTGGATGACGGTTCCCCCTTGCCAGGCACTCGCCGACGCCACGAAACTGCCACCCGTCGGGTCCGTCGAGGAGAAGATGTCCGGACCCGAGTTGCTGCCGTTGATCACGCCGAGCGGCTGGCCTCCCAGATCACCGCCCGTCGCCTGGACCTGCGACAGCAGGTTCCGCGTCGGAGGCCACTGGCAGCGGCGCCGCCACGGCTGGTATGGCTGAATGTGCCCGTAGTACGGGCCGGACGAGTTCGTCGGATCCAGCAGGCCGTCCGTGTTCGACAGCACCGCACTCGTCTCGCCGGCACGGACCTGGTCCAACTCGTACTGGCGCCCCCGGCTGACGGACGACTGCTGCAGCACGCGGGACGTCAGCGCCACGTACTGGTCCAGCGGCAGGTCGCCGCCGTTGCAGTTCCAGATCGGCGCCCAGCCGTCCTCCACCAGCGGCCAGTTCATGTTCGCTGGGCCGCCGAGCATCGTGTTGACGTGCTGGATCGTGGCGTAGTTCCCCGCGACTTCCGTTGCGGTCGCCTTTGCCTGAAAGGCGAATGTGACCGCCGTCGCCGACCACGTATAGGTGCTCGACCACAGCGTCGACCAGTTGAAGCCGTCCTGGCTGAAGTCCGCGTACATGGTGCCGCTGGACTCCCGCAGCCGCCACCAGCGGTGCGCATCCGGGCTGTACGTCGCCAGGGTCGAGGTGACCGTCACGCCTGCCGTCTGCAGCGTCACCTCGAACACGCCTGCGGCCAGTCGGATCGCGACGCTGTCGTTGGCGTCCACGGTCAGCTTGAAGACCGTGTTCGTGCCGCCGGCGCCGTTCGCAACCGGGGCCACCTGGGCGTATACCTGGCTGCTCGTCGCGTCGTAGACCGTGTTCGACCCGAACGTGTTCACGGTGCCGGACACCGTCGGCTGAGCCAGCACGACCAGGTCGTTGACCGTGTCCAGGCTGGCTGTGCCTGCGGTGATGCTGTTCCACAACGTGGTGTTGATCGTGCCGCTGTTGAACGGGTCGCTCAGGGTCGAGAGCTTGGGGCCGCTCACCGGGCACCGCCAATCCGGTGCCCGGTGGCACCCCTCGGTTCAAGGCCACGGACTCGGTCTGAAGCGGGTCAGCGCCGGTACGACTGCCACGTCTGCGAGTTGCGGGAGCCGAGCTGCAGCATCTGGGTTTGGATCAGGTCCCGCAGGTCCCGTTCGGACTTGACAGTCCCGGCGACGTTCACCGTCACGTTGTTGACCGTCGCCGCACCTGCGCTGGCCATGGCTCCGCCGCCAGCTCCGGCGCCGGCCATCGCGGGCATCCGGACCGCGAGTGACCCGGATGCCGCGGCGGTGACGTGCGCCATCGCGGCGGTGATGTCCGCGGTTCCGCCGACGAGGCCCTGTGCGATCTGCTTGACGATGTTCCGGCCGCCGATCTGCGGGGATCCGCCGCCTGAAAGCGGGCCCTTCTTCGCGGGACTCCAGGGCAGGAACGACTTGACCTCGCTGACGATGCCGCTCATTGCATTGCCGATGCCGCCGATCATGTTCGTGACGCCGCCGATGAGGCCCTTGATGATGTTCTCGCCCGCGTCCCAGAGCCACGTTCCGGCATCGGAGAAGAAGTTAACGATGCCGTTCCACACGGATTTGCAGGCCCCGACGATGCCGCCGACGGCCGCGGAGATCGCTCCGATGAATCCGCTCCAGATCGACTTGGCCGCACCGGACACCATGCGGCCGATGTCGCTGAGGACGCTGCCGAAGATCCCCTTGATGTCGTCCCAAACGGTACTGAAAAGGGACTGCACGTCGTGCCAGAGCTTGGACCAGTTGCCGGTGACGAGATCCGCGAAGATCTTGAAGAGTCCGGTGATGTAGTCGAGAGCCGTGTTGATCAGCCCGGTGATGACGTCCCAGACAATCTCGAAGATGCCTTTGACGACGTCCCATCCGGCCTTCACGATGCCGGTGATCAGATCGAACGCAGCCTTGAAGATTCCCGCGACGATGTCCCAGGCGGCCGTCGCGTTTGCGGAGATAATATCCCAGGCCATGCGGAAGAGGCCGATGACGGTGTCCCATCCGGCCTTGAGGTCCCCGGATATGACGGACCAAGCCGCTTTGAGGAGGCCGGATATCAGCGACCAGTAGATCTTCAGTACACCAAGGACTTCGGACCAAACCTTCTGGAAGAAGCCAGAGATGCTGCCCCAGTCCTTGTGGATCAACGAGATGAGCTTGCCGCCCGTGGCATCCCAGATTGTGGTGATCGACGACCAGATCGACTCCAGGTCGCCGATGATGTGGTTCCACTCCTTGACGATCGGCGCGGTGAGCTTGTCCCAGGTCTTGGCGATCCACGAGATCGCCTTGCCGCCCGTGTCGTTCCACGCCCCCTCGATGGCGCCCCAGGCGGTCTTCAGCGCCCCGAGGATCGACTTCCAGGCACTCACGAACCAGCCCGCGACGTTGTCCCAGACGTGCGCAACGAAGTGCCCAACGTCCGCACTGATCCGCTCAATCTCGCCCCACACGGTCTTCCAGTGGGTCACGAGCTCGTAGATCCCGATGGCCAGTAGGCCGATGGCGAGTGCGATCAGGAAGATCGGATTGGTGACCAGGGAAACCGTGAAGGCCACCATCGCCGTCACTGCAGCCCACAGGGCCGGGACCAGGGCCGCCCCGATGACGAGCATCAGGCCGTCCAGCGCCAGCTTGTGCCGGGTGATCCACACGACGCCGTCGCGGACCCATCCCACGAACTTCGTCAGCGGCGGCAGCAGCACCGTGCCGATCTTGATGCCCATGGCCTCAAGGCCGGACTTCAACTGGTCGAACTGCACGCCCAGCGTCTGCGTGGATGTCTTCCAGGCGCTCCCGAAGTTCTGCGCACCCGCCTCAATGGCCGGGTACTTCGAGTTGAATCGCTCCAGTTGCTCCTCGGCGATCTGGATGCCGACGCCGGCCTTCTTTCCGAAGACCTCAGTCAGGACCTGTCCGACCTGCGTCCCGGTGATCCCCGCGTCCTTCAGGTGCGTCGCCAGGTCGTTGACGGCGAGCTTCAACCCGCCCTTCTGCATGTCGTCGGCGAGCGTGTTCTGCGTCATGCCGAGCGTCTTCAGCTCCGCACCTGCCGTGGCCAGCGGCGACGACATGCCCTGCACCATCATCCGCAGCTCGGTGCCCGCCTTCGCCCCGCGGATGTTGTTGTCGCCGAAGAGCGCCAGAGCGGCACCAACATCCGTGAGGCTGAGGCCGTATCCCTTGACTGCGGCGACGGCACCGGTGCCGAGTGCGTCGCTGAAGTCCTGCATGGTCATGTCGCCGGAGCCGACGATCGCGTTGACAGCGCCCATCGCCTGGCCGTAGTTCTGGACACCGGGGATCCCGCTCGCGACCGCAGCATCGAGGGCGTTGGTCACGTCGACGAGGTCGGCGTGGCCGACGGTTGCGCCCTCGGCTGCGGTCTTCAGAAGGTTCAGGGCGTCGGCGCCGGTGATGCCGGTCGAGGCAAAGGAGCTCTCGACGTGGTAGAGCGCCTCGGCGAGAGAGTCCGGGGACTGCCCTACCTGCGCCGCGAGCGACAAGACACCGCTGCCAAGGGAGGCCAGTTGGCTCTTGCTGACCCCTGCTTGAGTGTTCAGGGTCGTGATCTGCGCATTGAAGGCAGTCGCGCCCTTGACGGCCTCGAACACGCCGATCCCCGTTGCAGCCAAGCCCAGAACGAATTTGGACAGGCCCCCGGCGGTCTCTTCCATGGCGGCGCCGGACTCACTTGCTGCGGAGGCCGCTGCCTCGCCGGTCTCTGAGGCTGCGGCCGTGGCTTCCGTGGCCGACGCGGTGATGTCGGTTGCGGCAGCAGCGGACGCGCCGGCCGCCGCATCGAAGCCCATCGACAGGCCGACCACTGACTCGCGTGCCAAGTTCGCCGACTCGGTGACCCCGACGGCCATCTGCTGCGCGGCCTCGGTGACCTCCTCGAAGGCGGCGGTCGACGTGCCCTCCAGGCCGTCCGTAGCCGTGGCCAGAGAACGCAGTTCCGTAGCGACGCCGCGCACCGAGGACTCCACGGCGGCAAGCGGCTCCTGGATGCCCTCGCCCAACTCGGTGGCGGCGTCGAGGATGATTTTGAAGCTGTCGGCGGCGAGGGTCGACGACGTATCCAGCGAAGCCGCCATCTTCTCGGCGCTCGAGCCGACGTCCGCGAAGGCCGCGGACATATCCCCAAGGGGGGCAGCGCCTTCCGCCAGTCCGGCCAGCGCCTCCTTCGCCGCAGTCATCTGCTCCAGAAAGTCGCCGATGTCCGCAGTCAGCGTGGCTACTACGGGCGGGAGAAATGACTCGGCCACCGCAGCACCTCCAGATTCGGAAGTGGCCGCGATGGCCGGGGTTCAGTTCACGCTGCGGCTACGGGCCCAGTAGTCGAGCCTTGGCCTGTGCGTATTCGGCTGCAGTGATGGTGCCGGCTGCGGCGAGGCGCGACAGGTGGTCGAGCTCGTCCGCGAGCGAAGCCCCGGGGCGCACTGGCGTGGCTGGGGCCTGTGCTGTGCGTAGGGCCGCTACCAGGACGTCGCGCAATTCCTCGAACGATGCCGCCTGCCAGCGCCAGAACTCCAGCGTCAGCGGGCTCTTGCGGTTTGCGTTGCGGGTGCGCCCCGATGCGACGGCTCCGGGGACGACGAGCGTGAACAGGCAGCGCGACAGGATCGCGACCCGCAGTTCGACGCCGCTGACCTGCTGGAGCGTGAAGGTGTTTGTAGTGCGGGCGTTCGGGCTGCCCAGGAAGTGGCGCATGGTCACAGTCGTTCCGTCGAAGATGACCTCGCCTCTCAGGCCCCTGACGGTGATCGGTGCTGGCGGTGGTTGCACTGATGCCCCCTGCTGTCCGGATGGTGTCCGGAAGCCTAGGGCTGGCCGCCGCAATATGCGGGCAATGCCGGGGAATTCACCCGGTGATCGCCTGCCCCCAAATGCGGGCCGCGGTCTCGCCCACATCGCCGGAGGCGATCAGGTCGTCGTAGGTGGGCTTGAGATAGGGGCGCGGCGGCAGATACGACGCGTGGTCGCGGCCGGCCCAGCCCCCGAGTTCCTGGATGCGGCTGTAGATTGTCGTCGCGCCGGTGAGTGAGGTCCACCGACTGGCGCCCGTTGGTGCAGGCGGTGTGACGTACCAGCTGTCCCGAAGCGTCCCGTCGATCTTCGCGGGGGGGTCGCCCTTCGCGGACGGCGTCGGCGTTCCGCGCTCGTGCGTCTGCAGTTCGAGCTTCGCCTGCCCTCGTTCCTTGACGAGTTCACCGACGGCAACGACGACGCGCGGCGTCGCCGTTGACACGCGTTCGGTCATCGCCGAGAGTGCGTCGAGGAGCTCGTCGATGCCTTCCCACTCGACACCCACCGCGCCTCATTTCTGGGCGGCGCGCTTCTGGGCGGCTTCCCGCAGGTCGTCAAGCATGTCCCCCAGGGTGGGCAGATGCGTATCCAGCCACGCAGGCAGCGCATCGACCTGGTCGGGGGTCCAGTTGTAGCGGTCCGCGTAAGCAAGGTACACGGCCGCTTCCTCCTCCGGTGTGACCGGGAAGGGGCCGCCCGGTACAGGGCGTCCCTCCATGCGGGCTGCTATCCGTCGGAGGGCTCGGTAGGGGACGCCGGGTCGGCGACCTGCTCCTCTGTGGCTTCGGCCGCCTTGGGGAACAGGGCGCGGACGGCGGGCTGAATCGCCTGCATGAGGGCGTTGTCGTCCTCCATGGGAAGGCGGTCGAGGCTGGACGGGTCGTCCCTGGGGATCAGCAGGCCCTCGTAGGACCAGTTCTCGATCATGAGGATGAGGAGGCCGTCGGCGAGGTCGTAGGTTGCGGCGATGAGCCTCTCGGGGTCCTCGACCTGGCCGAGGGCCTTCTTCTTGTCGCCGCGCCGCAGTTCTCGCCAGTCACGCAGACTGATCCAGTTCCCGGACGGAAGGGTGATCGTTTCGGACATGAGGGTGCCGTTCGGTTAGTAGGTGTTCGGGGGGACGTTGCAGGTCACGGTCACCTTGATGGGGGAGTAGCTCCCGCTGCCGCCCGCATTGGTGGAGTTCAGGACGGCCTTGAACGACGTCGAGTAGCCGACGGCGGTCTTCGACGTCTCGGGCTCGGCGTCCTCGAATGCGGCGACCTGGATGTCGAACTGGACGGAGACGAGGCTCGTGCCGGACAGGCCGTTCGAGATGATGATCTGCACCTGCGGCTGAGTGTTGTTCAGCATGTACAGCAGCGCGGCCTCGTTCGGGACCGCCGCGAAGTTCAGCTTCCCTGCGACGCTGAGGCCGCCGCGCTGGATGATGAACGGTGTCTGCACTCCGTTGGAGTTGAAGAACACGCCGAGCTCGCGCTTGATGTTGATCTCGCCGTCGCTGACCGTTGTCACCGGTGAGCCCGAGACGGTGCCGCCGATGCCGACAGTCGTCTGCCACGACGCAATGGGGATCACGCTGGTCGGTGACGCCGTCGGCTGCGACCCGAGAATCACGGACGGGTAGGCCGTGCCCTTGCAGTCGAACGTCAGTAGCTCCGACTCGGCGTTGAACTTGAAGTCCAACTCGCTGGCACAAAAGCCCGGGTACTGGCGGGTGCCGGACGTCGCGGTCGGCCCGAGGTAGTGCGTCAGGGTGTGGCTGATCGGCTGGCCGCCGCCCGAGTTGAGCAGTGACCAGGCGTAGGTGTACGGGCCCGTGATCGGGGTGACGGCCTGAGTTGCCGCGTGCGCGTACACCAGGCCGGTCGACGGTGTCGTGATCGGGATCGTGTACGGGCCCGAACCCGTCGGCGTGCCCGTAGTCACGCACTCCGCGGTCGCACCCGTCCCGATCTGCACCAGCGTGTTCGCCGGAATCGACGCCACCGCCGGGAACGACGTCGCACCAGCGGCCGCACCGCCCGTACCCAGGGTCGTCGCGCCCGACCCGGTAGGCGTCCCGGTGACTGCGAGGTCGCCGAGGATGTTCCGGAGCCAGAACCCGATGCCGTCGCCGAAGACCGGGCCGCTGACGTCGATGTCACTGGTCTTGACGCCCTGGATCTCGTTGAACGAGTCGGTCGCCATGGCGCCGCGCCATGCCTTGTCGGACAGCCACTTCGGCATGTCCTTCGGCTTCAGCGACTCGATCAGCTGGGTCCACGTCCCCGCGACGGGGGTGCCCTGTGTGGCCTCGTTGCCGATCAGCAGGAACTGCTTGCTGGGAGCCCACGTGATGGGAGTCGGCACGGGTCACCCCTCCTCTACGGTGTCGGCCGGCGAGATCGCCGGGCGGGGCTCGTTGTCCGGGTGCGTGTTCACGGGCAGGTCGGTGACGGCCCAGCGGCCGTCGGCCGGGGCGATGCCGTCGGGCCACGCCCACACGTCGCCCTCGCGGCAGGTCAGCGGGATATGGGGGTAGGTCACCGGATATGGCGCGGTGTAGATGTGCGCTGCCGGAGCCGACAAGGCCCCCGCGTCGGCGGGGGCCTCTGAGGTTTCGGTGGGCTCGGGCGGCGGGGTTGTTCGGGGCATGCGGCGCCTCCCGGACGCATCGCGGACGGGTAGAGATCAAGGAGAATCAGGTCAGGCTTGGACGAACTCGCAGGCCGCGAAAGTGACTTCGATGACGTGCTTCGTCAGCTCGGCCTTCGTCTCGGGCTGGCCGTAGCTGCACGAGATGCCGTTTCCGGCGCCTTCGATGAACTCGCCGGCCGTGAAGACCGCGTTGCCGAGCGTGCGGTCCTGCCGCATCCACTCGACGATCGAGTCCCGCAGGGCGTACGCGTCGTCCTGGGCGTCCTCGGCGTACGGCGTGCGGGACCGCAGGTAGCAGACGAGCGCGACCTCGTAGTTGACCTGCTTCATGCCGGAGTGCTCACCGCCGAGCGCGACGCGGAACTCCTTCTGCCGGTAGATCGTGACGACCATCAGCGCACCAGTCCGGGCGCCCGGCGCTTCGCCGTTGAAGAAGTCCGCATGGTCGTCGCGCTTCGGAAATGCACGCCGCACAACGCCCACGCCGGGAATCGGCGAAGACCGGTAGGTGCGGGACAACTCGTCGTAGGGACCGCCGAAGTACCGGCACACCCCGTCGAGAACGGACTGGATGCTCACCGAACCCTCCGGTACTTCTCCAGGATCCGTGTGGCCTCGGCGACCAGACCCGAGCCGTCCTGCCTGCTGTCGGCCTGCCGGGTTCCGGTCGCCAGCTTCGTATCCGGATAGGAGTCCTCGGCCGCCGTGTCGGGGCGCATGAGCTGGCTCACGGCGTAGTTGACGACAGCTAGGCGCAGGTCGGCCGGCATCCCGGAGAAGTCCTGCGACGCGGAGTGCGAGAACAGGGTCGGGGAGGCGAGGCTGATGGCGGTCGGCGTCGGCGCGAGCGGCGGGACACTGATCGTCGGCGGCACCCAGGACGTCGATACCGTGACGGTCTCCTCCGAGCCCGGATCCCAGATCCGGTACTGGGCGCCGGGGAGGATGCCCGTCGGATCGGCCACCGTCAGGCTCGTCGCACCAGCACTGCCATCGGCCGCGAGCTGCGTGCCGACCCATCCAGCGGTGTACACGGCCTGCACGTACAGTTCGGAGCCGTTCCCGGGGAACCCGAACTGCAGACTGCCCGACCAGGGCGAACTGCTCGGCCCGAGTGACAGCGTCAGGTTGTTGTCCTGCTCCCACGCCGTCGGCGCGGACAGCACGGTCAGCGCGCCGATCGTGTACCCGTAGCCGACCTGCACGAGCCCGAGGTAGGGCGAGTGATCCAGGTGCAGCCGCAGATTCCCGTACCGGTCGGTGCGGGCCCGCGTGTTCTGCACGACGACGTGCGCGGCCAGCGGCTGTTCGGCATAGTTGTCGCACCACTGCGTCGCCATCAGCAGGACGTTCGTCAGCTCGGCCGTCTGGTCGGACTGCAGAGAAGAGCCCGACCGAAGGTCGTCCAGATCCAGGTAGGTCGGATGGGCCTGGAAAGCGGACGTGGACACATACGGGGCCACAGGCACCGGTCAGCCCCCCTTGTGTCGCGGACCGAAGTGGGTGCCCCGCTTGCTGGCGTGGCGCTGGTCGACGGGACCGAGCTGCGTGCCACGAGAGGCCTGGTAGCGGGGCCCGAAATGTGTGCCGACCGCATGCCGGCCGCCGAGGTGCGCTCTGGGGGCGTGGGCTGTGGTCGCCTTCTTTGCCGCCTTCGCCTTGGTCTTCGTCTTGGTCTTCGACTTGGCCTTTGCCCAGTGCCTGACCTTGAAGTGGCGGCCCTTGAGCTTCTTGGAGATCGCCGCCTTGTCCTTCGCGGCGATGCGCTTGCGGGCCGCGGTGGAGAGGTGGAACTTCTTCCTCGGCTTCTTCGCCACGGCTACGCCTGCTCGGCCGAGATCCACATCCCAGGAGCCCAGACGGCGACCGTCACCTCATCACGCCCCTGGCCGGCCGTTAGGACGAGTGCTCCGGTCTCGTCGACCGCGATGTCCTCCGCCTTCTCGACCTCACGCTGATCGGTGCCTCCGCGCCCGGGAATGCGTACCTTGACCGGCATGGCAATCGCCTCCCTACTGCGCCGAGGCGATCAGTGCCGTGACGGTCGGTGCCGTGCCGCCCGTGAGAGTCGTGAGGTTCGCGGCGACGTATCGGACGGCCTTGCCGCTCGCGGTCTGGACGTCACCCGTCGTCGAGGTCGACGTCGCCAGAGTCAGCCACGGACCGGACGCGGACAGAGACCCGACCAGAACAACCGTCACGCTGACCGGCGAGCCGGTCACCATGGTCTGCATGGTGTGCACGGACCGCACGACACCGAGATCGAAGACCGCGCCTGCGCCCGTTGTCGTCGCAGCGTTCAGTGACTCGTACGGCCCCGACCCGCTGGACGTGGCGAGGGTGCCGTTGCCGGCGAGTGACATGAGGTTGCCCTCGCCGTCGGTGATCGCCACAGCCTGTGCAGCAGGCTGGCCCAGGTTGATGGTGGGCTGGGTGACAGCGGCCTGCCCGAAGCCCTGGACGATCTCAGCCACCGGTGACCTCCACAAGCTTCCAGGTCCCGTGCTCGCAGCCGACTGCCCGCGCCGACGGAATCGGACCCATCGGGAAGCAGATACGGCACGGCTCGCCGGGTTCCCAGGTGGCGACGGGGAGTTCAGGTTCGGCCGGCTCGACCGAAGGCACCGGATCGGGCTCGACAGGCGGGGCGCCTCGGGCGACTGGCGGTTCGGCCGTCTGCGGCTCGGGCTCAACGGCGGCGGCCGGCTCGACGGAGTCGGCCTCATCAGGCACGAGCATCGATTCGACCGGCGTTGGCGTCGGTGCAGCTGCGGTGGCCTTCTTGGCGCGCGGTGGCATCAGCTCTCCTTCGAGCAGGTCCCGCCGCAGCGGGAGCACGTCGGCAGGTACGACCCGAATCCGCAGGCGCAGCGGTAGCCCGTCGAGCGGCGCGCCGTCCCCGCCAGCGACGCCAGGAACGCGCCCTCGCCGACCAGGGCCTTGACGTGCATGGGATTGTCGACGTCCATGATCCGGCCGTCGTAGCGCTTGATCCGGTCGGTTCGCGGGTCGCGGATCTCCATCCCGGCGACAGCACCGTCGGGGGCGGCAATGCGGGGCACTGGGGCCCCCTTCCTTGAGGGTTGGGCGGGGGGGGCTCCCGCGCGTCGTCACCGATGCGCGGGAGCCACGGGGTTACGGCTGGCCGACGTAGTTGATGCCGGAGATGCAGCCGTTCCAGGCGGGGGCGTAGCAGACGAAACCACCAAACCAGTACGAGCTGGACTCATAGGCGAACTGGTTCACGGGCCAGTCGATCCCCATGAAGTCCTGCACGTTGACGACAGACCAGATGTTGCTGACCTGGGTGTCCGGGATCGGCAGGGTGTCCGAGATGATCGGCGAGACGCCCTGCGGCATCCACGGGTGGACCTCCATGTCCACGCGCTTGCCGGTCGTCTCGTTGACCAGCGCGACGGACACGGACCCGAGGGTGACGCCGGTGAGCTGGTCCTGGGTGACCTGGAAGAAGTAGTTGTTCGACGTCCCCGCCTTGAGGGTGTCGGACAGCTGCTTCCTGTCACTGCCGTTGAACATGATCCGGTCCGGGTCGGCCTTGACGCTGGCGTACAGCGACGCGAGTGCGGTCTGGTACTCGATGCCCGGGTTGCTGGTCGAGAACAGGCCGTTGATCTTCTTGTTGTAGCCGCCGTTCGGGCCCATGACCCACGGCAGGATGCCGTCGTAGCCAGCGGCGTACGCCGAGGAGTCCGCAGTGGGGACGGTCTTGCCGGACGTCGGCAGTGCGCCCTGGAGGACGATCTGCCCGTTGGCGTCCAGCCCGGGGACGTGGGTCATGAACCAGCGGGCCGCGTCCCCGGGGTCGCTCGCGCCGGTGGAGACGTACACGTTGTAGCCGACGGCCTGCGCCGCATCGGTCAGGGTGAGCACGACGTTCTGGCCCGCGCTGACCGCCACCGTGACGGCGGAGGTGGGAACGGACTCGCCGAAGCCGTAGCCGGTGCCCGCGCCACCACCGGCGTCGGAGGTGACCTTGACGTAGATGTCGGTCGTGAAGCCGGTCAGCGGGACCTGACCGGTGGCCGGGGTCTGCGCGGTGCCGGTCAGGCTGGTCGGCGCGGCCAGGGCGCCGATGTAGCCGTTGCCCGTGGTGCCGCGGCCCATGAGGAGCATGCGCTCCTCCATCAGCATGCTCGCGTACAGCAGGCTCGTGCGGGAGAGCTGCCGGATGTCCTGGTAGCCCTGGCCGGCGTACTGCGCGGACCAGGTGACCTCGTCGGACATGCTGAACTGCGAGTAGGCGAGCGTGGTGTCGTAACCGGCGTACGCGATCTTCGGGCCGCGGGCGTAGTAGAGCGAGTTGCTCGATCCGGACGGCGCGAAGTTGTTCTGGGTCGAGTCCTGGATACCAGGGTGGATGTTGCCCAGGCCGCCCGTGCCGGAACCGGTGAAGCCGGAGATGACCTTGAAGCGGCGGCTGGTGCCGATGCCCTTCTCGCGCGGCAGCCGGTTCCGCAGCGGCGTCGGGCGAGGCGCGAGGATCTTGGCGGGCGCTTCAAGGTCGAACGCGACCAGGCCGTCCGAGATCGGATTGGTCAGCGACAGGTCCTTCATCAGGTCCGGCTGCTGCGCACCCAGCTCCTGCAGGGCGTTGGTGATCGACGCGAGGGACTCCGCCGACATGCCCTTCGTCAGCGCAGGACTGAGCGACTTCTGCAGCGCCTCCAGCGCGTTCGCCGGGCCGCGCTCGAACGCCAGCGGAGTCCCATGGCCCATGCCGCCGGCCATCTCGTCGCGGCCGACCCGGCGCGTCGGCGCCGAGTCGATCGTCTTCATGAGCTCGTCGAACTTGTAGGTGACCTCGACGTCGGACAGCTTCTCGGCCTGCGGGGACCGGCCGAACATCACTTCGGTGTTTGCGGGCAGAGCCACGGCTCTACTCCTTTTCATGCCAAAGGCCCCCCGGGAATCCGGAGGCCTGGGTGTGTCAGACAGGGGGGTAGTGCGGCGACTCTCAGGCGGAGGCCTTCTCCAGCAGGTCCCGGGCGCGAGCCCGGTAGCCCTGCGCGAGGGTCGGGTTCGAGGCGAACCGCTCGGCCTTCTCGATCAGCTCGTCCGCCTGGGCGCGCATGCGCGCCGCGTCGGTCTGCACCGCTGCCGTCGCCTGCGCGCTGGTGCGCGTCAGCACGGGGCCGCCGGGCAGCGGGGTGTCACGCAGGGCCTGAACAGCGCCCGCGGTCTTGACCAGTTCGTCCGCCTGGGTGCTCAGTCGCTCCTCGGCCTTTGCCAGGTCGGCCGCGAGCGCATCGGTGCGCTCCTGTGCGGCGGACGTGGCCTCTGCCACAGCGGCCTTCACCATCTCGGCGAGATCAGCCTTGGTCACGGTCTCCGGCGTCTCCGCCGGAGAAGTCTCGGGCGCGGCAGCGGCAAGGGCCTGCGCGACCGCGGCCTTGATGGCGGCGTCGGCGTCGGCCTTCGTCAGGAGCTCGCCCGCGTCAGCCTTGGCGGCCTTCTTCTTTGCGGCCGGCTTCTCGTCGTCGTCCGCGTCGTCGTCCTCGGTGTCGTCGCCGTCTTCGGCGTCGTCTTCCGAGTCGTCCTCGTTGTCGGCGTCCTTCTTCTTGAACGGCGGGGCGAGCTTGCCGCCGTTCTTGCCCTTTGGCGCGGCGGCCTTGAGCAGCTCGGCGTCGTCGGCGAGCATGAGGTTGTCGTCGCCCTGATCCTCGCCCTGCTCGCGGGCGATGAACCACTTCAGGGACTCGACGGCGGACACCAGGATGCTGATGTCGCACGCCTCGTTGAGGTTCCCTGCGGCGAGAGACTCGGCCTCGGCGATGATGAGCGTGGCGATCGCGGCGATCGCGGCCTGCGCTCCGTCGATGTCCGAGCCCTCGTTGCCGGTCTCGTTGACGTCCGAGGCGTCGTCGTCGGCCTTGGCGAGTTCGGGCGCGAGGGTCCGCGTCTCGCGCAGCACCTGCTCGGCCTTCTCGATCGTCGCCGCGTCCGCCTTCTGGGCGTCCTTGAGCGACCCGTCGGCGTTCCAGTTGTCGGGCACCATGGCCTCCAATCCGAGGGCCGCAGCCCGCTTTGCGATGTGGGCGCGGATCTCGTCGTGGTCAGAGCCACCCCGGCCGACGGCCTTGATGGCCCGGCGCAGGTCCGCCTTGGTCTTGATCGGGAAGCTGCCGTCGGACATGGCCTGGCCTGTGTCCGCCATGCGCTTGCGTTCTGCGGTGTTGTAGCCCTTGGCGACGTCGGGATCTGCGGTCTTCACGATCACGTTCACCACCACGGGAGTTGGGGAGTCGTCGGCGTTGTCCGACTTGGCGACCTCGGCCTCGACCTGCGCGCCACCCGCAGCGAGCGCGGCGAGGGCATCCTTCACCGGGGCGGCGAGGCGGTCGTAAAGCTCGGGCAGGAGGCCGAAGGTGTCATCGGCCTTCTCGACGACCTGCGGGTCCTCGACCAGTTCGAGCGAACCGAATGAATCAGACTTAGCCATCTGAAACAGGCATTCCGGGTTAGCGGGCCTGTCGCAGACGGAGACTTCGACGACATCACCAGCCGTGACCAGCCCGTTTGGCGCATCCGCCTTGCCCATGACCACACGCGGGTTCTTGATCCCGACGGAGAAGCCCTTGAGGACCCCGTACTCGATCTTCTTTACGGCGATCGGGTCGACGATCCGGGCGGTAAGCATGTGCGAGCCGTCGGCGGCCTTGGATAGGCCCACGCCGATCCCGACGGCCCTTTTGCTGTCGTGCTGCTCCCGGATCGCCCCGCCTGCGCCACCGTCGTCCGCCATCCAGCGGGGCATGGCTTCGTCCAGCCACGCCGCATCGAGGCGCTGTTGATCGCGGTCGAGGGCGGAGGACGCGGCGGGTCCGTAGACCAGCAGTGTCCCGTCGTCCTGCTTCTCTGACTTGGTGATCGGTGCCCAGGAGTACGTGAGGTCCGACATCGGCTGAGCCCCTCCTCTCCTGGGCATGCGAAAGGGCCGCCCCGGCGGGACAGCCCTTCGTGGTCAGTTCTGATTGGCGGGCGCCGCTTCGGCGTAGATCCAGCAGCGGCAGCGCGCGTGCGCCGGGGGCGAGTCGGAGCCGTCGGGCCACGTCTCGTCGATCGGGACGGGCCCATAATTCTCGTTGTCGAGGCAGGTCTGGCAGACCCGGTCGTCGTCTTCGCTGCACCACCACAGCTGCTGAGCCCCGGCCTGCTGGTAGGCGGCTGTCGCGCCGGCCGCCGCGGCGCGGACGAGTTCGGTCAGTGCGACCAAGCTGGCCCAGGCACTGTCGGCCAGGACCGACTTGAGCCGTGCGGCGAGCCGAGCCGCCGTGTCCCCGGCCGCGCCGCCCTTGGCGAGGGCGGTCGCGAGGGCGTTGAGGCGGCTGGCGGCGATCGACGCGACCCAGGCCGTTGCTGCGGCGAGGAATGCGTCGAGCGCCGACCGGGAAGCCACTGGGACCAGCCGTTCAGCGGCCTCGGCGTCACCCTCGGCCCAGCCCCACTCGTCCACGTCGCCGCCATCGAGGACGGCCTGCGCGGAGGTGTGGCCGATCAGCCAGCCTTCGATCCACACCAGCCGAAGGAACGCGAGCTTCGGAACGAGGTCGACGTGCTCGCGGTGCAGGAATGCCAGCGCCGCAGCGACCGCCCACTCGTCCTGGCCGTGGTCATCGTCCGGCGTCGTCCACGCCACTGCTGCGGTCGCCTCGTCGGCCTTGCCGATCTGCTCGGCAAGGAACCGCTCGGCGAGCGCCCGGACATCCACGCCACTGGTCATGGCGCGGGTGATGCGCGGCACCCACTTCTGTGCGGTCGTCAGGTCACGGTCCCAGCCCGGCCAGGGCCGGTCCGCGCCTTTTGGGCGCACCGCCGCCTTCAGCAGAATCCTGGGGTCGTCGGCGAGATGCGGCGCATCGGCCTTCGTGAGGACGGTCGCCTCGAAGGGACGGCGCGGGTTCGGGTTGCGCCGGGACCAGCGGGCGAACGCCGCAAGCTCGGCCTTGACCGCGTCGCTCGGGGCGTCCGGCTCACTCGGGCCCGCATCATCACTGTCGTCGTCGGACTGGTCACCCGGGTCGCCGTTGCTGTCCTGCGCAGGCGCCTTGGCCGGTTCGATGATCTCCCCGGGCGGGGCGAGCGCGGATGACCCCTCCAGGTAGACCACGCCTCGGGTCGTCATGAGCATCGGCATGTCGGCTTCCGCGAACGGGTAGCGCGGCAGGCCGAGCCGGTCACGGTCCTCGTTCAGCGTCATGCGCCCGAACTGGAGCCGGTTCTGGGCGACCTGGTCGGCCGCGGCCTCGTCTTCGTTTTCCAGGCCGAGAATCCGGAATTCGAGCTCTTGGGGCATCCGCAGGTGCCGCCGGGAGATCCCGGTGATGAGGCCCTGCAGCCACCGGTACGTCGGCATTGTGGCTGAGCGGTCCTTGATGTCCGCCTGGCCCTCGTGGTAGCCGGATGATCCCAGGCCGCCGCCGTCGGTGAAGTTGAGCTCGGCGATGGTCGTCGCGAAGTGGTTCGCCAGCTGCTTGAGTAGGAACAAGTCGTACTCGGGCTTGTACCTCTCCGCGACGTCGGTCATCGACTCCAGTTCGAAGCCGGGTGGCAGGATCCGCAGACGGTGGCGCTCCAGAGTCTGGCCCGACCAGGCGTCGTTCAGTGCGGTCTCGTACTCCAGCACCTGCGCCGGGGTCCAAGAGTTCGCCGCAGTGTTCCGCAGCACGCCTGTCGGGATTGCGCCCTCGGTGTACTCGGCGCGGATCCACGACCGGCGCCGCAGCCATACGTCGAGGTCTTCGAGGCACATCTCCACGGCCGAGTAGCCGTAGGGCGTCTCTGCCCTGACATTGCGCCTTTTGTAGATAAGGGTGTCGGGCCCGTACGGGTTGAGGACGTCGCCGTTCTCGTCCACGTCGGCGACGTACTCGCCGCGCGGGAATCCCCACAGCACCTGCTGGTACGACGGGTTCGGCGGTAGCGGCTTGCCGCCCCGGTAGTCCCGGAGGGGCTTGATGGTGTCCCCGGAGATGATCTCCATGGCGAACACGTCGCCGCCGTACGTCCGACGCGGATAGATCGCGATCGCGTCGAGCACGAAATGCTCTTCGAGGAGCTTCCCGGCCCAGTCGGTCCAGTCCTCGTCCTGACCCGGATCCGGGCGCTCCCAGAAGGCGGAGCAGCGGGCGATCTCCGGGCCGAGCCGCTTACGCAGATCGGACTCGACGTCAGCGCGGGCCATGCCGGGGTTCTCGCCCTCGGCCTTCGCGACGGCCTGCTTGGTGATGGAGATCGCCCAGTTGAGGGTGGCGATCTCGTCCTTGCGGATCTGGATGCAGCGGCGCGGGATCCCGCCGGCTGCTGCGGCGTCGCGCAGCACCTTCCAGGGGATCAGCCTGTCGGTGACGCCAGGCAGGTTCGAGCTGACCGGGTACTCGTTGAAGCGGGGCTCGGGGCGCCCGGTGTCGCGGCGGACCGGGTCGATCTGCGCGGGGATGAGCGGCAGGCCGGGGCCGAACGCGACCTGCGGGTCGAGCCGGGGGAGGGGGTTGAAGCCGCCCGCAACCTGGCCTCCGAGCGATGCACTCTGGAGGAGGGCCTGGACCTGGGCTGCGGTGTAGACCGTCGCGCCGGGCCCGACGCCGGGAACCTGGGCCTTCTCGATCTGGGCCGGGCGGCGGTTGCGGTTGCTGCGACGGGACACCCGACACCCCCGTTCGGATCAGAAGGATTCGATGTGGATGCCTTGGCGTTCGAGCTGATTGCGGACGGCCTCGACTGCTGCCCGGCCCTCGTCGTTGGGGCACTCGTGCAGGGCGAGTCGGACTCGGACATCGACGGGATCGTTCGGGCTGTAGAACCTCGCGCCGCAGTGGCAGATGTAGCCGTACTCCATGGCTACGACGAGGCCAGCGACGCGAACACCCCGGTCGAGCAGAGACTCTCGTGTGCTTCCCGTTCGGCGAGCATCCGGTTCAGCTCCGGAAGGCCGTTCGCGGTCCACGACTTCAAGCAGGCCCCCTCGGCGCGGCAGATCAGCACCCGGAACGACGGCCGGTTGCGCCGGTCCGGGCAGCGAGGGGCGAGCATGCGGATCATCTGGGCCTCCCGGCCATCTGGGCTTGAGGGGTGAAGGCGTTCAGCCAGTCCATGGCCTGGGCGTGTCCACCGGCGCCTGAGTAGAAGGCCAGCAGCAGCGCGTCGGCGTTGTCGGGGGAGCGGCCGAGGCGCTTCTTCGTCTCTTCCTTCTTCTCCACCACGATCCGGCGACTGGAGTCGTGCAGGTACTTCGGCGCTGTCAGCTGATGGATCAACCGCTCGCGGTCGTCCGGATCCAGGGCGGAGAAGTCCCAGCCGTGATCCTCGGACAGTTGCCGGCCGATCTCCCACCAGATCTGCGACCGCAGGCGCGGGAAGCGCTGCGGCTGCGCGGAGGTGGTGCCGACGTTCACGCCGACGATGTCCGCCGTGTGCTGGCCCTGCTGCTGGCGCTCGCGGAGCGTCCCGACGATGCCCCAGCCGATGCCGATCGAGTCGACCTTCACCGCCGTGGCGTGCGTCGTACGGATCGCCTCGACGATCAGGTTCGCCACCACGATCGGGTCCCGGTCACGGGTGCGCCACTCGCGGCCGACCATGATGCCCCGCCGCTCCCGGATGCACGTCTCGTCGCCGCCGGCGCCGAGGTCGACACCGAGTTCCACTGGGAGCAGTTGCTCCGGGGCGGGCTCGACGTCTCGCGGCTGCGAGCAGGCACGCAGCGCGGACAGGCGCACCACGCCGTCCTCGGCATCGGACGGGAAAAGGCCCAGCACCTTGGAGATGTAGACCGGTGACTGCTCGCCGTACTCGGCGCGCATGTCCTCCTCGTACGAGCGGCTGACCAGCATCGGCCGAAGCTCGTCCGGGACAGGCTCATCAGTGAAGTTCGGGGAGTCGAACGCCGAGATCCGGATCGTGTTCCAGCGCTCACTACCGCAGACGCGGGCGAAGTGCGAACCCGGATCGTCAGGGTTGCCGACGGCCAGGATGCGGCAGTTCTCGCCCGTCGCGATGGCATTCGCAGCTGTCCAGAACTGCTTGTTGATGCCGCATGCTTCGTCGAGCAGCACGAGGACGTACTTGGCGTGGATGCCCTGGAACGCATGCGGGTTGTAGTCGCTCGGCTTCCGGCCGAAGGCGAGCAGCCGCTTGTCGAGCTTCCAGTCGGTCTCGTTGATCCGCCCGATGAAGGGATTGCCGCGGGCCTGCGCCTTCGCGAACGCCCCGTTGATCTCCGACCAGAGGATCGCCTTGACCTGGTCCCCGGTCGGCGCGGTGGTCACGACCCGGGCCTCCCCGGGCGGGTGGATGTCCAGCCACCATGCCGTCAGCCGGGAAGCCACGAACGACTTTCCCGTGCCGTGGCAGGACTGGACTGCCGTGAGGCGGCGATCCCGCACCGACTCGGCGATCTCGACCTGCTTGGACCACAGGTGCTCGCCGAGCTTGTCGTGCGCCCACGCTGCAGGGTCGCGCTGGTAGTGCTCCGCGTCGGCGCTCGCCCGCGAATGGGAACGCAATCCGACTGCGGTCAGGCCGAGGAGTCCGGGCATTGACGCCCCCTCAGGCTCGCTCGATGGCCTCCAGCCGATTGGCAATGGCGTCCCGAATCCGCTGGGCGAGTTCACCGGCCACGCCGGCGTCGACCAGTGCACCGTTCACGGCGGCGATCAGCAGGGCCGCCTTCGCCTCCTCCACGCGGACGAGGCGACTGTCGATGTCCAGCCTGGCCATGATGGACAGGACGTTGACCGTGTCGCGCAGGGCCGCCTGGTAGGCCTGGAGTTCGCCGCGGATCTGCTCGCCGGAGCCGCCCTGGTAGCGGATGTCCTCGATCTTCTGGACGAAGCCGCGGAGGTAGTCCTTGATGGCGACGGTCTCACCGGCGACCTGCTGGAGCTCTTCGAGGGGGTTGGTGACCGCGTCGAAGCCGTTCTTCTCTAGGAACCGGGTCACCTGCTTCACCAGCTTCTCTTGGCTTCGTCGCCGTTCGGCGGCGCGCAGGTTCTGGGGGCTCTTGCCGCCGTGGATGCCGCACACCGTCTGATTCCTCATGGCGTAGTGCGGCTTGCCCTTGCCGTGGCAGCGGCGCTCCTCGGGGATCTCTTTGTGCATGGCGCAGAAGGCGTCTTCGGGGTCGACTGTCTGGATGCACTGAGTGCCGCGCAGCTCCTCGATCCGGTACTTCTCGCCGTAGATCCCCTGGCAGCGAATGTCGCCCGGCCGGGGCACACGGGCAGGCACTAGCTGCCTCCTGCCATGGCTGTGACCCAGTGCGCGGGCAGCGGCTGCTCCACCACGGGTTCGGGTTCGGGCGTCGGCTCGGGCGTGCACCCGCAACTGGGCAGGATCGTCGAGTTCGGGCCGGCGCAGGTGGCTTGGTGGACGAGTGCGGCGGCGTCGATGCCGATGGCGTGCTGGCCGCAGGCGTAGACGGCGCGGACGTAGTCGGCGCCGGTGGGCATCGGCGCGACGACGGGCGGCGGCTTCTGGGTGTCGCGGAGCAGGAAAGCGGCATCCCTCTTGCCCTGCTCGATGGCCAGCTCGACCGCGAGCTCGTCCGGGGTGAGGCGTCGCCGCCACTGCACGAGCGGCTTCTCGGTGCATCCGGTGCTGTGGCAGGTCGGGGCCGGGCTGGGGGGAGTGGGGGTGAGCACCAGCGGGGGTGCTTCGACGGAGTCGTTCTTCTTGGGCGGCATCATGGTCACCCCACCGTCCATTCGCCGTTGTAGGCCGCTGCGGTCACCCGTGAGTACGGTGTCGCAATGATCGGCACGCTGGCCACGCCGTTGACTGTCTCGCCCCCGGGCGCGGCGAGCGTCACCGTGTTGCCGCTGCTGTCGTCGCGCCGCAGCTCGAAGCGCTTCCGGACAGGGAAGCTCACTGCGGTCGGCAGCGTGATCGTGAGGTTCCCGGCGGCAGCGTTGACCATCAGCAGCGTGTCAAAGTACGAGATCGTGTAGTTGCCTGCGACCGGCGTCCCTGTGTCGTTGACGTCGATCAGGTCGAATCCGGGTGGTCCGTCGAGGATCAGGCCGCTCCTGGTGAAGCTCCCGCCGAGTTCGATCTCGCCTTTCGCGGCCCCCATGTCGAGGCCGCCGTTGCGGTCGCCGAAGCGGGGCAGCGACGTCTCGGTGTCGATGCGGTAGTGGAACGTCGGGCCGACGCCGTCGCTGCCCTTCCCGAAGATCTGGACGATCCAGGTGCAGGACTCGACGGAGATCAGCGTTGCCGCACTGGAGTGCACCGAGCCGACGGATCCGTCGTAGTTGCCGTCCGGGCACAGTGCGCCGGAGCAGTACAGGACGCACAGCCGGTGGATCGTGCAGTGCTCGGGAAGCACGATCCCGAACGCGTACCCGCCGCCGATGGTGACGCTGCCGATGACCGACAGGTCGTTGTTGCCGTCGGCGGGCATCAGAATCCCGATGCTGTAGCCGGTACTGAAACCGGCGAACGCCTCGTAGTCGTTGCGGGCGACGCAGCCCGTCGAGCCGACGTAGGCGTCCGGCAGTTCGGCTTTGACGCTGGTGAAGTCCAGGCCGCAGTACGACAGGCCGAATCTGCTGTGGGTGGTGAGGATCGTCCCCGAAAACTTGACGATCATGTTGCTGAACTTGCCGCTCTGCCCGTAGCCGGACGCCTGCGCCGGGCCGCCGATGACGCACGGGTTGCCGAAGTCGCCAACGGAGTTGCCCTGATCGGTGGCGTTGGCGAAGATCCCGGCGGAGACGATCGTCGCCCCGTTGAACGCGGGCGACAGCGAGTTCCAGGACTGCGGGGCGCTACTCGCGCCCTCCTGCACCCAGTCCAGGGTGATGGTCTGGCCGGTGTCGGCGATCGGCGGCAGCGGGATCTGCGCATTCCCGTCGAGGTCCGTGACCAGCGGCCCTGCGGCCATGTAGAACGCGCCGACCGGAGGCGGCGGCGTGTACACCCGATAGGTGCCGCCGTGGGCCTGCGCGTAGGCGGTGCCGTCGTTGACGCACGTCCGCCACGCCATCGTGTCGTCGGTGCCCCACAGGAACGTCCCGCCGGTCACGGTCGTGCCCGCATTGATGGACAGCAGGACCTCGTTGGCGGACACGTAGGTCTCGATCGTTCCGACCTGGGCGTCTCCACTGGCCGAGGAGTAGTGCAGGATGCACGCCTTCGTGGCGTCGCCGGGCGTGAACTTTCCGGACGCCGACGTCAGGACGTTCGTGCCGACGGTGATCGCGGCGTCGTTGACCCACTGGCCGTCGCCGACCGCGCCACCGTGCTGAACCGCGTCGAAGACCCACGGCTGGACTGTGGGGAACCGGGCGTCGTTGCCTGCGGCAACCGTCCCTGAGGTGGTGCCGACATTGAGAACAGCGGCACCGCCAAGCCCGAGGCTCGTGCGGGCCGCGCTCGCTGACGCCAGGTCGGACAGGTTCGCCGACTTCTGCGCCGCGCCCGTGATCCGCGCATCGTTCCCAGCGGCAACGGTGCTGCTGGTCGTGCCGACGTTCAGCACGGCCGAGTTGCCGAGGCCCAGATTCGTGCGGGCCGTCGAGGGGCTCTCGACGTCGCTGAGGTTGTTGGCCGCAAGCAGGTCGCCCGCGCCGCCCGTCGGCGTCTGCCAGTCCGCAGTGCTGGGCCCGGTCGCGGTCGGGACCTGCCCGGCCGTCGGCGTCCCGGTGATCGCCACACCGACCGGGTTGATCGACTGCGACGGGGTGAGCGTCGACAGGTCGACGGTCGGCGCGAGATCGCTGGGCAGCGAGATGCTGTAGACGCGCGGCTGAGCGCCAGTCAGCTTCTCCAGGACCCGGTACGTGAACGGCTCCGGGTACAGGTGCGTGTCATCGGTCGCCGGAAGCTCGATCGAGAAGTGCCCGTTGACGTCCAAGGTCGCGGCCGTCGCCGACGGATACAGGATGACCGAGCCCGTGGCGTCGGCGATCACCGCATCCAGGTAGAACGTGACACTGCCCGAACACGGCGTGCCGACAGCAGTGACGTACGTGCCGGTCAGCGTGACTGCGGTCAGGTTCCCGGGGAGCGGCATCGTCGCCCCCTCAACAGCTGATCGTCAGCAAGTACGCGGGAAGGACCGGGATCTCCGGGTTGTCGGTGACCATCACCCACACCTGGTAGCTGCCGGGAGCTAGTTGCACGGTGCCACCGGGGCCGACGAGGCACTGCGCGAGGTAGCCGCCACTGCCGGTGCTCTCACTGCTGGCCCACTCGGCGCTGAACCACTGCACGCCGAGCGCCGAAGCCCCCGGCTCCGTGAACGCGAAAGCGACGACATCCGCCGTCGGGTTGTACGGCTGCCCGCCGACGATCGGAGTGACCACGGCACGGACGAACTGCCTCGACGCCTGCGATTGGGAATGCGCCACGGCAGCCCCCTATCTGTCTGCGTCGCGTGCACTCCAGCCGGCGGGGGTCTCCGCCGCCTGCCAGTCGTCGCCGTCGTCCTGCACGCTCCACGCGCTCCCGGGATCCCGCGCGCCCCACTCGGAGTAGGCCGGCGCGGTTGCGGCCCAACCGGGGGGCGCCGCGGCGACGGTGAACTCCGGGTAGACGGGCGCCTCGATGGCGACCGACCCGGCGGGTGCGGTGGTCGAGACGCGGGCGACTGCCCCGACGACGACCTGCCCGGCGATGACGGTTCCGCCGGGTGCTCCGACGGTGATCGTGACGGCGACGCCGAGGATCGTCCGGCCGATCCGGACAGTGCCAGCCAGGGCGGTGACGGTCAGTTCGGGGACGATGCCGTCCACGGTGATGCCGGTCGCGCCGGCCACGGACGTGGCGCGGATGCTTCCGGCGGCGCCGAGGATGTTCGTGCCGCCGTTGGCCGTCCCCGGAACGGCGGTCGCGGTGACGTGCGCCGTGCTGCCGGTGATCGTCGCCGCAGCGTGGACGGTGCCTGCTACGGCGCTCGCCCGAATGCTGGCCGTGGCCCCAGCAATGGCGGCACCGGCGTGGAACTGCCCGCCCGGGGCACTGACGGCCACGATCGCGGGGACACCGGAGACGGTAGCCGAACTGCCCGCCTGCACGGTGCCCGCTATGGCGTTGACCGCGACCAGCGCGACCGGTCCGGCGACGGTGCAGCCAGCATGGACCGCGCCGGCCGGAGCCTCGACTGTGATCCGGGTGGCAGCACCCTGGACCGTGGCGCCGATGTCGACCGTGCCCGCGGCTGCGGTGACAGTTGCCTGCGCGACTGCGCCGGCCAGTGTGCACCCGGCGTGGATGGTTCCGGCGACCGCGTGAACGCCGACGGTGGCTGCTACGCCTGCGGCTCCGGCGCCGGTGAGGACCAGTCCGGGCAGTGCGGTGACCGCGACCTGAGCCGGGGTGCCGGTGATGTCCTGGCCCGCCGCGAAGCTCCCCGCAGAAGCGGTGAGGTTGATCCGGGCCGCTGCTCCGGGCGCGATGACGTGGACGGTCCCCGCGACGGCGGTGACTGCGGTGTGCGCGGCCGAGCCGGTGACGGTGACGGATGACTGTCCGGCAGGCGCGGTAACGGCGACGGCGGCGACTGGGCCGCTGATGGTCGCGCCGCCATGGACGGCGCCTGCCGCAGCTGCGACCTCAACGTGCGCGACGGGCCCCGCGATGGCCGCACCCGCATGGACGCTGCCCGCCGGGGAGTTGACCTCGAGGGGAGCCGTGCTGCCGGGGACGGTGCCGTGCGCGAGCCCAGCGACTGCCGTGGTCTTGGCCGTGGCGGCGACACCGGGCGCGGCGACGACCGCCGTCCCCGCACAGGCAACGACGACGGCCTCGGCAACAGCCCCGGCGACCGTGCAACCGGCGTGAACGCTGCCCGCAGGCGCGGCGACCGCGACCGCAGCAGCCTGCCCCGCAACGGTCGCTCCGGCACGGACCGCGCCGGCGACCGCGGCGACGATGAGGTGAGCGGTCGAGCCCGGTGCCGCAGTATTCGCGACCCCGACAACCCCGGCGACCTTTGCCACCGCAGTAGTGCCCGGGGTGCGGACGACGGGCGTACCCGCGACGGCCGTTGCCTTGACGGCGGCGACCGTACCGGCGACGGTGCAGCCAGCATGGACTGACCCGGCGGCAGCAGCGACAATGACTGCCGCGGTGGTGCCAGTGACCGTGCAGCCGGCCTTGACCGATCCGGCAGCGGCCTTGACTGCGATCGTTCCAGCAGCGCCGGGCAGCGTGACCTTGACGGCCCCAGCTACGGCGGCCACCTTGACGGCGGCCGTCGCGCCCGCGATGCGGACCCCGGCCGTACCCGGCTGGGCTTTGACGCCGACCGTCGCCACTGGGCCTGCGACTGTGCAACCCGCGCCAACGGTGCCCGCAACAGCGGACACAGCAACGGTCGCGGACACCCCGGCGATGGTGACCGGGACTGCGGCGGAAGGCAGGTCGCCGCCGAGCCGCACATGATCCGGATAGGACCGGCCGAGACGAGCCATCGGTCGCCCCCGGCTAGATCAGCTCGTTGAACACGAAGTACGCGTATGCGTTGACCGTGGCCGCCGTGTTGATGCGCAGCTGCAGGTACTGGGCCGCGCCTGTCGCCCCGAACTTCGGGTAGGCGCCGAGCGGCCAGATCTTGGCGTAGGACGAGAACAGGTTCTGCCTGTCGACGGGCCGCAAAGACGTGTTGGAGGTGATCGCACCGTTGCCGAAGCCCGTCGCCGAGGTACTCATCGTCAGCCGGGACGTGGCGCCGTTGGGGTCGAGGATGTTGCAGATCGTCGTCGTGGAGTGGGCCGTGGACATCGTCGACGCCGTCGCAGTCGAGCAGACCTCGAGGTTCGCCGCGGTGGCCTGCACTGTGCCGAGCGACACGCCCCACTCGACGAGCTCGATCTGACCGCCCGACGGGATCCCGAGCTGCAGGGCGACCTTCGCGCCGGTGGCGTACGACGTGCCCGGGTCGATGGCCGTGGTCGTCGACAGTGCCGAGTTGTAGGCGATGAACTGCGCCATCAGGGCCTCCTCACCAGAGGTGTGCGCGGGAGACGGCCTGCGTGGTGCTGTGGACCGGGTTGACGGCGCCGCCGGGAATGTCCGGCAACACGCCAAAGAAAATCTCGTCGATCCAGAACGTCTGCGAGGCGGCGTTGGAGATGCCGAGTGCCAGCGGGACGCACGCGGTCGTGGTGGCGGCAGGGGTGGACTGGACGGCCACGTTAGTCCACGTGTTCGCGGTGATCAGGATGGTGTTGGCGGCGTCGCTGAGGTACGTCGCCCCGTCGTACCAGTTGATCTCTGCACTGGCGGTGCGCCCCGTCAGCGTCGTGTAGATCCAAAACGACAGGGTGTAGGTCGTACCGAGGCTCACGGGAATCGACGCCGCATTCCAGACGACGCCGCAGAACCCGGAGGTCGACGACACGATCTGCATGGAGTGCGTGCCGTCGAGAGCGTGCGTCGTCGACTGCGTCAGCGTCGGGGATCCGGATCCGGAGACCGCCCAGTCACCGAGGGAAGTCTCAACGGATTCGTCGTTGTAATTTAGGAGATTTCCCATTATCGGCACAGGTCAGCGCCCCTTTTGCCGGTCCGGGAAGGCTAGTTCTCCTGCCACTGCACGAGGACGTTCGCGACGGTATTGGCGGTGCCCATGCTGAGCGTGAAGGTGGACGCCGTGACCGTCTGGGTGCCCCCGAGGTCCCAGTAGGCGATCACCTGGTTCGTGGTGTCGCTGCCGCCGACGGTGTTGTCGAAGAACAGGGCGTAGACGGCCGAGAAGCTCGCCGACGTCCACGACGGGTTCGTGCCGACGACCAGCGACGTGTAGTTGTGCGGCGTCGAGAACGCGTCGGACGTGGACACGGACGTGAGGGTCTGCCGGGAGTAGCCGCCGCCCGACACCTCGGTCAGGGTGCCGTTCGCCGTCAGGAAGTCGTGCACGTGGACAGCACCGTTCGCGGTGCTGTTCCAGGTGTACGTGCCCGACGCCACCAGCAGCACCTCAAGGGTGTCCGTGGTTACGTTGATCGACTTGCTGTTGAGGGCGTCAATGAAGCTCGGGAATACATAGGCCGTCACAGCCATGGACGCGCCTCCTGTCGGTTGTGGTGGGTCTGACTACTCGGCAGCGGGGGCGGCGGGCTCGGCCGGCGCGGCGGGCGCCTGCCCGAGCGCGGCCTTGAGCGCGGCGATCTCGGCCTTCAGGTCGGCGACGAGGGCCTGGACGTCGCTGGTGCCCTGGGTGACGAGCTGCTGCACGTCGGTGGTGATCGCGGCCCGCGCCTGGTCGAAGAGCGGGACGGCGTGCTCGACGAGGGATTCGATCTCGGCCTCGGAGACGGACGTGAAGTGGGAGAAGAAGGCGCGGAGGCCGGTGGCGAAGGACATGGTGACTCCTTGAGGTGAGGGTGGGTTAGCGGCGGTAGAGCGTCGGGTTGAGCTGGGCGAGGCGCATCAACTGCTGCTGGATGGCGTCCCGCAGGTCGCGCTCGCTGAGCACAGAGCCGGAGACGTTGATCGTGATGCTCGGCGCGGGCGGCTTCGGCTCCGGCTCGGCGTCCTGGCCGCCGTCGTCGTGCGGCCAATGCCAGGACCCGGACTCGGTGCGGGTCTCGTCGTGGGTCCGCGTCAGAAACCGCGAGTATCGGGGCCACGAGCAGTCCAACAGGCGCTCATCTGCTCGTCCGAGGATGAGGCCAGCGGGAATGATGTCTCCATCGGCTGGAAGGTGCCCCTTCACCAGCGCGACCGTGCAGGGTGCGTTCTCCCGCCACAAGTGCACGGTCTCGCCGACCTCGGGCAGCGGCTCGGCCTCAACCGGCTCGCTGGCGGAGTCGTCGACGAACGTGCCCTGGGCGCGCCCGAGGAACTGCTCGCGCGTCATCACGCCTTCGCGCAGCCAGGCGTCGACGTCGGGCCCGTCGGTCAGCTCCAGCGCGTAGCTGGCCCAGTGGCCGTGCTGGAACCGGGCGACTGTCTCCACATCACCATGGCACGTCACCTGGACGTACAGGTTGCCGCCGCCGTCGACGTACACGCCATCACAGGCGACGGACTGGGTGGCGGCGTGCGGCTCGGCCATGTGGATGGTCGCGGTGTAGCGGCTCACTCGAAGATCACCTTGTCGGGGATGAACCGAAGCGTGACCTCGGTGAACTCGTTCGTCTTTGCGCTCAGCTCTATGCCCGTGCCGGATAGCAGCAGTCGACCGTCCTGGTCGAGTACCTTCAGGTGCTCCAGCACGTTGGGCTGGCCGATGGCGCCGCTCGGCGTTGTCGGCGCGGGCAGCACGACGCACAGCTTCAGCCGCTCCTTGGAGTGGGCGCGGACCAGCTGCTCCCAGTCAACTTCCTCGCTCACGACGCCACCTCGGCCATCTGCCCGGCGTCCTCGATGCGCTGCCCGGCGGCGTCGAACCAGTCGATGTGGTCCACGAACGGCACGGGCCATTCGCCCCGGTTGTCCTGGTAGACGGCGGCCTCTGCCAGCGTGGCGTTCGGCGGTGCGCCGGGGATGTGCACATGCAGATCGGTAGGGCCGTCCGGCGATGCGGTGCGGCTGACGATGCGGGTGCCGTCGCCGAAGAGGTGCAGGTGCTGGCGGAAGTACGGCTCCATGTCGGGCCAGACCTGCACAATGACGGTCCGCCAGTACTCGGCGCGGGCCGTCCGCTTGGTGTTGCGCCGCGTCTGCCCGGACCGCTCGGACGGCGGTCGGACGGGCATGCGGCGCGGGGCGTGGACGGCGAGGCCGACGTCACCGTGGCTGCGCGGCCGGGGCGGGATCGGGTTGGCGCGGGCCTCGTCGCGGGAATCGGCGCGGCGCTGGGAGCGGGTGGGCATGATCTTCTCCTCGGGGAACTGCGGGGGAACTGGGTGCGCGCGGTCGCCGCAGTTCCCCAACCAGGGACCGCGCGCACGCTGAAGACCCGGATGCGCAGGGCGCAGCGGGAAGTTGGGTTGAGGCGTCAGACCCTCTCGGGCCAGTGCCAGCTGCCACCTTCGTGGCCGATCTCGCTCTGCATCGCGCCCTGCAGGAAGAACTGGCCGGTCGGGTTGAGCACGCACAGACCGACCGGGACGGCGATGTTGCTGCGGTCGGCCTCGCTGATGCCCTCGGGCCAGTCGCCGACCTCGGTGACGATCGCGGCCCGGCACTCGGGCCGGTACATCTGCGAGCCGTCCGGAAGTACCGGGCTGCCATGGCTGACGTAGTGGACGACACGGCCCACCGTCGGCACGGGCTGCGTCGGAGTCACGTGCGGGTGGGCGTGCTTGTGCTCGGACATGCGGGTCCTTCGAGGGTGAGGGCTACCAGGGGACGCCGAAGTGCGCGAGGGCTGCGGGCAGCACCTCGGCGTGCTCGGCTGCGTGGGCGCGGACCGGATCCAGGTCGACGGTCAGGTCAGCCACCGGGTCCGCGTGGTTCGACGAAAGGCACAGGCGCGCGGGAAGCTCGACCTGTACGCCACAGGCCGGGCAGCGGACGCTGATCGACTTCAGCTCGGCCATGGCAATCAGCCCTCCGGTGCGTCGGGGATGAACTGCGCGGCCTCGGCTTTGCGCGGGTCGCAGCCTTTGCCGTCGTGATGCCAGCCGGTCTCGATCAAGATGGCGTCGCCACCGCAGCGGGAGCACCGGCCGAAGATCGGATCGAAGTCGTCGGGGTGGACAAACGGGCTGACGAGGGCGCGCATCGGGTCGTCGTCGGTCAAGCTGCGGGCTCCGGACTGTCGTTGGTGATCGGCTCGAACGACCTGCACTCGCACGGATAGCCGTAGGCGTCGACACCCATGCACGGACCGCTGTTCGAGCGGTGCTCATCCAGTGGGTGGTCGCAGTCGCACCAGACCAGGACGCGGGTGACAGGCATGGTCACCGCCCCTCGAACAGCTCCGGGTTGAGCGCCCGCTCTGCCGCATACCGTCGGCTCAGGCAGAACGAGGGCAGCCAGTCCAGCCAGCACGACACGCCATCAGGGCAAACCCGGAGCCACAAGCGACCAGCGTGCTGCTCGGCGAACCACCAGAACTCCTGGCGGGCACGATGAAGGAAACGCACGGTCACCGCCTTCGTCGTGGTGGCACCCGAGTCGCCCCGGGTGCCTTGCGTCCACTCTTCCCAAGACCGGCAACAGCGGCGGGACGCACGGTCACGCTTGGACTCGCGGCCCCGACTGGGGGGCCGATCAGGACCGCGAGCTTCCCGCGACCCTCGACACGGGTCCGGGCCCCGCCGGCGCATAGCGCAGCAGCAGGGAGAGTAGGGGTCAGGCGGCGACCGGGATACGCCCGCTCATCTCGGCTTCGACCCGCAGAACGTCCAGGGCCCGGTAGCGCGGGTGAACGGCGTGGGGGTTGACGGGCGCGAGCTTGCCACGGAACGCCCACTTGCGGATCCGCGCCTGGTCGACGCCTGCGGCTTCGGCCGCCTGCCTTGTCGTCCAGGTGATCGCCGTGAGGTCGCCTTCGAGGATGACCATGGGATGCCACCCCCTGGACATGACGAAGGCCCCGCAAATGACGGGGCCTGATTCAGGGCATGGGGTCGCGGTTGAAAGCGTTCCACCCCTAGATCGTTTCGTCAAGCCACGAGCTTGATGTGTTCCTCCTTGGCGACCTGCTGCGACCAGTCCTCGTACTCGGACTCGGTCATCAGGTTCTCGCAGAGCGGGTTGCCGCACGAGATGTAGTCCTCGCCGTCGACGTGGGCCAGCGATCGGAGTGCGCACTTCGGGCACGGTGCGGCCATCTGCACGCGGAGCTGGTCGCGCCGGGTGAACCGGGTCGCCGCCCGGTTCCAGTAGCTGATCTGGCTGGCCGGGTTCGCGGAGTCCCGGTCGTGGGTCTCGGTCGCGGCGGGGTGGTGGGTGAGGGCCCAGTCGAGGTGCGTGAGGAGAAACGTCACTGCACCGGACACGGTCTGGCCCTCGCGTCCACGGTCGGGGCGCACATTGAGGTGCCGAAGGTCCCGCAGGTCGTCTTCGAGCTCGACGAGGCCGCCCACGATGAGGTCCGTCATCAGCCTCGCGGACTGGCCGGGCCACGTGGCTTCGGGTGCGCGGCCGATCGTCCCGACCTTGTCGCCGGCGCGGGTGCCGTTGATGGCCTCCAGCCAGACGGCGGCGAGGAGTTCGGGGAGTTCGCAGAGCTGGTGGTAGGCGCGGCCCATGCACGTCAAGCAGTGCAAGGGTGTTCCCCAGGTGGGGGTGAGGTCGTGGGGTTCGCCGGCGGCTTCGGCCTTCCTCCACGCGTTGTTGTGGCTTCCGGGGCAGACGTTGAGCACGGGCATGGCGCAGCTCCCCATGTGGCAGGAGTGAGGGCAGTGGCTGCTGCCAGTATGCGCTCTTGATCGCCCGAATGCGGTCCCACCTGCACCCGAACGCACCTCGACCCCCAGCAGTCGGGGGAGGCTACTGAGGGCCGAGTGAATCCAGGATGCACCTCGCAGGCACATCCTGGTGGCAAGTCAGGCGGACTGGAGCCAGGGCCAGGTGGCGTTCGCCCCAGCCTCCAGCAGCGGCACCATGCGGAAGGCCGCATCGGTGAGCCCGCCGAACGTGTGCCGGTTGCGACTCCCGGACGGCGCGTGGCCAGCCCGGTAACCCGCGAGGTTCCAGGTGTACATCGGCACGTTCGCCGGGACCGCCCGGTCGACGGAGCCGTTGCTGTTGGCCTGCTCATCGGTGAGGATCACGACCCGGTCGTGCCCGGCGAAGTGCCGCTGGACCGCGCCAGCAGTGTCGGTGCCGCCGCCGATGAAGTAGCCGTCGTCGTTCCAGCGCTTGACCTCCGCGAGGACCGAGCCTCCGGGCGTGAGCGCGAACGGTCGGCTCGCGTCGCTGTTGCCGCGCGAATTCCAGCCGTAGCCGTAGCCGGCGTCGGAGAACGACACCACATCGGCCTGCGCGCACCGGTACCCGAGGGCGATCCCGAACACGACCGCCGCGTCCCAGCGCATCACCGTGCCGTCCTTGCTGAACCCGGCGTGCATCGACCCGGACGTGTCGACCAGGACCAGGGTCCGGCCGGGCAGCCGGTTGATGTTCGCGAGCGAATGCCCGAGCGCCTGCTCCAGCGCCCATGACCAGCGCAGCGACGGCGCAGCCCGGTACGCCGAGTAGAACCGCATCGGCAGTTGCCGGGAGCGGGCGACCTGCTCCGGGTCGGCGAGCTTCGCTGCGACCTGCTGCGCGACGCTGTCGGACACGCCGGCCTGGTCGAAGTTCCTCAGGTTCCGCAGGAGCGCCATGTAGCCCATGGACGGGATGACTGCCTTCCACGCCTCCTGGTCCATCGGGCCCTGGAGCCAGCCCGCCAGTGCCTCCCAGTTGACACCAGCGTCCGCGAGCCGCTCCATGCCCTGCGCCGACTCCAGTACGGCGCGCCGGGCCTTGACGGGCAGGCTGAAGAGCTCCTCGCGGCTGCGAACGATCCGCAGCCCGTCGGGGATCGGGTTGTCGCGCTTATGGCGCCGGTCGATGGCGTGCTTGAACAGGTCGTGCTGGTAGGGCTTTGCGGGCGAGGCGTGGACGAGCTCGAGGACGTCGCCGAACCGGTAGCCCTTCGAGTCGGTGTCGTACTTGAGGAGGCTCCTCTCGTTGTACAGCCGCTGGACAGCGTCGGCGACACCGCGCTTCACGGGCTTCGGGAGGTTCCGGCCGTAGCGGGACGTCCAGTAGGCCAGCAGCTCGCCGGGCTCGTCCGGGCGCTGCAGGACGGAGGCGATGACGCGACGGTTCGCGGCGGCGGAGTAGTCGAGGCTGTCGCCGGACCATACGGTCGCGGCCTTGTCGGCCCCCTGCTCGTGGATGCGGCGCTCGCGGCTGCCTGCGGCGTCGAGACGGGCCTTGACGTACTCGGCCGCGCCGACGAGCGATGCGGTGCGCATGTTGCCGTCGGCGCGGAGCCAGCCGAGCAGTCCAGCGGTCCACTCAGGGTCGGCGACGGCGAGCTGCCGGACGAGCTGGGTGTAGCGGTCGTCGCGCTGGCCGCCCTGCTCGTAGAAGGTGTCCTGGCCGACGAAGTTCGCCACCGCGAGGAGGAACAGCTCGCTCTTCTCGTCGCGGAGGAAGCCGGTGCCGCCCTCGTGGGTGGTGACGGTCTGCCCGGTCGTGGTCACGGGCGATATGCCGGACGGACGGGCGGTCCGGGTGTTGAAGCGGGACAAAGCAAAACCCCTCACGTGGAGGGGAAGACATGCAGTGGGGTGCCCGAGATCAAGGTCAGCGACGGGAGTTGTAGTCAACTGCTCTACCGCCTGAGCTACCGGCCAGCTTGCGCCGACCGGGCGGGACTCGAACCCGCGACCCATTGATGAACCCGTTGCTGTCGCACCGGGCACCCCCGATGCATATCCTCCCGAGATCAATGTCGGCCTGCGGCGTGATTCACCAAGAAGTAGCCGCTGGCCAGCGCACCGGGAGGTGCATGTGAAGTTGTTGATCCAGAGGTCAAGGTCGGTGGATCCGACAAGGCGCTCTGCCAACTGAGCTACACCGACCGAAGTCGGTGACGGGACTCGAACCCGCGACATCCCCATTAACAGTGGAAGTAGGACCCGCCTTCGCACCTGGATGCCGCCCACGGTACAGGAGGATCAGGCGGATTGCGGACCGGTTTCTCGCGTTCCTCGTGCGAACGGTGTGACGGTCAGTCACGATGGTGGGCATGAGCGCAGCGATGGTGACGGTGCAGGCGGACACGCGGGGTGAGACCGAGTCCCTGCTCGCCCGGGTCTGTGCCGCACTCGACCTGGAGCCCCTCGCATCGGGGAAGGCGTACGAGGTGCCGGGGCGCGGCGGCCGGTGGATGGCGCGGGCGCAGCCAGCTCAGGAGTCGAGCGCCCCGTCGGGCAGGTAGCGCATCCGGTGCCGGTCGAAGATGAACACTCGGCCTTCGGGGACGCCGAGCGACGTCTTGAGCGGCAGGCCCCGGACGCGGGTGAACGGTGCGAACGCCTTGGCGTCGGCCGGGTTGAGGAACACTTCCAGCTCCTGTTCCCACGGCGAGTGCATCATGGCCGCATCCCGGGCGGCCGCGATCGCGTGGCAGATCGGCGGGATGGTGCCGTCGTGCCGCCAGTCGGCGTCGCTCACCTCGGGCAGCGGCACGACGGCCGCGAGTGAACCGGACCGAACGATGTCTGATAGCAGCTGGGCGACGGTAGCCGCGAGAACACGTCTGCACTCGTGATCATCCGCATTGCAAGCGGCGACGGGTCCATCAGCAGTGCCGGTTCGCGGGCCCACTCGGGCAGTGCTGCGGCGCTGGACGGCTCGTCCTCATCGTCCTCGAAGTCGTCCGGGTCGAGTCCCGTTTCCCGCAGGCTGGCGTCGATCCGCTCGTCTTCCCGCTGCGCTTCCTCGGCCTCGCCGAGTCGGTATCGCAGGGAGCTGACGAGCGCCTCGGAGGCATTGACGGCGTCCCATGCTGCAAAGGCCGGCATCACTCCCACCCCCGCCTTCTTGAGCTGGTCGCACAGTTCGGCCAGCCCGCGCCGGTGCGCCTCGGCCGTGGTGATCGCGGTACGCAGGACGGCGATGAGACGGTCGGCGTCCGTCACGGCTGCCTCCTCGGGATCACGTTCCGAAACGGCCGCCCGTGCAAGAAGAGGACGTTCAGCCCGTCCGGCAGGTCGACCTCAGTGGGCAGCCCGGCGTCGGCGATGATCCCCGCAGGAACCGGCTCGCGTTCCCCACCGGCCCCGTACCAGCCCCAGCCCTTCCCGCGCTCGTACCAGGCGCCAGCAAGGAGCGGCGGCCACGGCGGCAGAGTGAGGACGGTGGAGCAGCCGAGGTCGAACGGGACGAGGTCGGTGGGCAGCGCTTCGATGGCGGCCTCGATGCTCGCGGTCAGGTCGTCGTCGCCCATCAGTCGCACTCTCCCATCACACATCGCAGTTCCCCACCCCGCCAGGTGTGGACGTGCTCCCCGGCGAGGACGGATTCGTCGACGAGGCGCTGGAAATCGTCGGGCGGCTGCATCCGGGCGTGGGCGATCAGGGCTTCGTCGTAAGGGCTGAGGGTGCGGCGGGGGTTCGCCAGTTCGGCGAAGGCGGCGCGCATCGTTTCGGCGCCGAGGCTGTGCGGGTCGGGCTGCTCACTCATGCCCGCCTCATCTCCTGCTCCACGTAATCCGCGTACGGCACATGCTCGAACCCGTCCGCGAGGACCAGCCCGGCCCGCTCGCAGAACTCGGCGAGCTCGATGACGCCGAGCCCGTCGCCGGTGTCGAACTCGGCAACCAGGTGGTCCTCGGTCCAGGTGGCAATGTCCGGACTGGGCTCGGCGTTGACGGTGCCGATGCCGTGCCGGTAGCGCAGATAGAGGTATTGGCCGTCGGCGGTCCAGGCGTCCCACTGTGCGGGGAGGCCGCCGCAGGTCTCGACGGCGCGGGCGATGACGATCGGGGTCATGCTCATCATGATGCGCCCGAACCCGCCCCGCACTGGTTGCAGGCGTACCCGGCCATCGGCTCGCCGTGGCACTGGCGGCACGGCGCGTCCGTCGGCCACCACTCGGTCTTGTATTCGGCCCGGTCGCTGTAGGCGGACGCGAGCCAGTTGAGGACGCGCCCGGCGAGGGCCCGCTCTTTGGCTGTTGCGGTCTCGTCGCGGCTGATGTTGACGAGCAGGTCGGTGAGGCCGCGCTTCGCTTCGGCGTCGGCAAGGTCGCTACGGGCGCGCGGGTCGCACATGACGGCTTCCCGGTACTGGCCGTCGGCGCTGTAGATCTGCTCGCGGGGCTCGCGGTAGATGGCGGCGCTGGCTGCCCACCACTGGTCGCGGACGGCTTTGCGCAGGAAGTTCAGTTGGGGATCTGCCACGGTGACCATGATGCGCCTCGCACCGGGCATGCGCGGTCCCGACCGACGGGTGGAGTCGGCCGGGCCGGGGGCGCTGCGAGTGAGGCAGTAGGACCAGCATGCGCCGGGTGGGGCGTACGCGGGCGCGGATTCACCGCACCTTCACGCCCGCTGGCCCTGGCCCTGCCGCTGCGGGTGCGTGTCCACGTACTGCGCCTTCAGGTCGCCGAGCGATCCCTCGTCCCAGTTGATTGCCACGACGTCGTCGGCGAGCGGGAACTGGCTGCAGTGGATGCCGTCCCACTGCTCGTCGAAGTGCTCCCACCCGTAGTCGCCTTCGTAGGCGGGCTGGCCGCAGGACGTGCAGATACGGATCTCTCCGTTGTAGGTGCGGATCGACGCCATGGTGGCTCCCTCGGTGCGCGGTTGGTGGCCGCAGCGTACGGGGCCGGGCGGCCGGCGCGCGGTGCTTCGGCGGGGCGGTCACCCGATCGAGCGGCGGCCGGCGCCTCAGGACACCGTCACGCCAGTGAGTGCCGTGATCCGCGCGATGGTCTGCGTCAGATCATCGTCAGCCTGCTGCAGTTCGGTGACGGCTGTCGAGCCCTCGTCGATGTCAGCCCGCGTAAGACTGTCCAGGCAGTCATTGCCGCCCTTGTCGAACAGTGCGAGGGCAGCAGTCCAGTCGGCTTCGGCCTGAGCATCGGGGATTGGTGCGAATTCCGGGTCGGATCTGCCTTCCTGGTTCAGCAGCGTGCAGTCCTCCTGGACAGCGAACAGGGAGTCGAGGGTGAGGTCACTCGTGAACCCTTCGTAGTCCCTCTTGAGGCTCCTGATCTCAGCGGGACCGTTCCCGTTGAGCCACTCGGCAACAGCCTGCCTGGGCGACACGGACGGGAAGGTCGCCGGCGTCACTGCCGCCGCCTTCGGAGTGCTGCTGCCGTGCTCGACGACGACCAGCGCGACCACGGCCAGGATGACGATTCCAGCGGCCCAGAGACGGCCCCGGCCCGACGGGCGAGCTGCAGTTGACGGGGTCGATGAACTGCGGCGGACAGGCGAGGTCATGGCCGCCATTCTTCCCGAAAGCCGGGCCTGCCCGTATATGGCAGCGCCAGCAGCCGCAGGCTCAGGCACGGTGCCCGGACGCCTTCGTAGGCGAGTCGGGTCTTGTGGCCGTCGACCCAGTCGGTGACCCAGTGCGCGCAGGTCCGGCAGCAGTCGTTGGCGTCCGCTGTGTGGTTGCCGATCTGCCGGCGGACGGCCGCAACGTCCGCGGTCTCCGTCACGACTCGGAGCGCCCGGATGCGGTTGATGCTGAGCGACCCGGTGATGGCGCAGCGCTCGTAGTCGGCGTCTGTCGGCAGGCAGTCGACCCACTGCTCGTCGGCGTCGAGCTGGGCACGGAGCCAGGACGCCAGGGCGTCAGTCACCGTGGTCCTGTCTCACTATCGAACGGTACGGCCATAGTCGTCGACTCGGCCTCCGGGTCGACCTCGGGCCCCTTGCTCCACGGGTACCAGCCAACGATGATCGGCGGACCGCCCAGGACCACCCGGTACTCCTTGCGGAACTCGTACCAGCCTGCGGCGGGGGCAGTGAAGCGGGACTCGGTCACGGGTTCATCATCCTCTCCGGTCGCGCCGCTTGCTGCTCTTGCGCCAGGACAGTCCGTCGCCGATCCGAACGGACGTCGTGCGGCGGCCGGTCGAGGACAGCGTCTCGTGCACCCGGCCGGAGCCGAAGGTGATACTCCTCGACTTGCCGTTGAAGCGAATCCTCACACCCGGCAGGATCTTGAACGACTTGGTGAAGCGGAACGGCATGATGACCTCCGAAGGTTGCATGTAGAGACGTTGGGGCCGATGCCCCGGTTTCGATGCGGCGGCGCACAAGACGGAACGCGCGCCGTCAGTGGCGGCCGGCGACGACCGGGATCCCGAGTAGGCACATCCACCAAATCAGGTGCGATAGCCAGACGCTGACCCTGCGACCCCAGGTGCGTGGCCGGGGCGGACTCACCGGCCCGACCAGGTCGAGTTGTCGCCCTGGTGAAAGTTCGTGATCCGCACCCCACCAGAGATCCGCAACGCCACCACCGCAACCGCCCCGGACGCCACGGTCGCCGCGATCCCGATCACAGCGTGCGTCGCCAACGACAGGCCAGCGAACATCAGATAGGACCCGGCCTCAGCGACACCGGCGCCGGCGAGGATCCCGAACGCCATCACACCGCAGCCCATCATGCGCTGCGGCAGCGGGTCATACGGGTGCACGACGGCGGGCGTGTGGGCGTAGTAGGGCTGCTGGCCCGGATTGTGGACGACGCCGGGAATCGGCGGGACCACAGCAGGCAGGTTGCGCGGGGCCAGGGCTGCGGCGAGCACGGCGTCCTTGGCCCAGTCGTAGGGCGCACTGTCGTGGCTGCTCATCGCCGCCGCCCGACTGCACCAGTCGTGATCTTGAACGAGTCGATCGGCCCGATCATGGAGTTGTACGCCTGCGCTCCGCATGCCCCGCACTGGCCGCTCACCTCCATCTCCATGAGTCCGGCATTGGCTTTCCCCTTCAGTGCGGTGAATTCGTTGGTGATGTCGACGAAGGCCGTTCCTCCGCAGCGCGGGCAGTAGAGCGTGGAGTCCATCAGCTACCGCCCCTCGAGGCGCTGGCAGTCGCGGCCTTCCCGGTGCCGTGGCACATCCCGCAGACGGTCGTGGTCTGCTTGCCGCCGTGCGCGGAGTAGAGGGCGCCGTTGCCGCCGCAGCACCAGCAGACACCTTTGCGGTCGGCGGCGGCCGGGCTGAGCCGCGAGTTCTGCTTGATCCACTCGGCGTCGGTCATGCCGCCCGCAGGAGCCGTCTTGGTCACGGGCGGGGCTGCGGTGATCGGCTTGGCCGGCGCTGTCCCCTCAGGCAACTGCGCGTACCAGGCGCCGCCGACGGTCGTGCCGTTGTGCTTGCGCTTCTCGTGCACACGGAGCGCTGCCGTCGCGGCCTTCGCATCGCGATGGCGGGGCTTCTCCTTCGCGCCGCACGGGCACGTCCAGCCGATCAGCCCGGAGTGCTTGTCGACGCCGACCCGCGCAGCCGTATGAACCTTGAGCCGGGAGACCTTCACGGTGGCGGGCTTGGCGGTGCAGGGCTTGGAGCCGCTGAATGCCCCCGTCTTCTTGTCCTTCGTGAAGATCGTGCCCGTGCCTCCGCAGACCGCGCAGCCCGCATGCGTCGCCCGCAGGATCGCCGCATCCTTCCGGGAGCGGACCGCCGCAGTGTGCCGGGCAGCATGGTGGGCGAGCAGCCGACCGCACCAGGCGGCGAAGCGGTGCAGCGGATCACGCCGGTTCGCGGGGCGGCGGCCAATCGGGGCGCGCCGGGCCGGCTTGCGGGCGGCAGTCTTCTTGGTGGTGCGCTTGGCGGCCATCTGCCGCTCCTCTCCATCGATTTCAGGTGATCCAACCCGCCGGTGATCCGTCCTGGACCCGCCATAGATCCGTCTCGGACCCGCCGACGACCCGTCTTGGGCCGTCTGACCTGCGGTGACGCCGACGGGTCGTCGGCGGGTCGATGGCGGGTCGCAGACGGGTCTACGGCGGGTCGCGGAGCAGATCCTCGGCCGCCGCCCGGATCCATTTCAGGGTCCAGCCGCGGACATCCCGCTCCTCGCCCCACTGGCCCTTCGACGAGGTCGCGTCCAGCGCGTGACGGGAGATCAGCAGGCCCAGGCTCCGGCCCGGGGCCGCGCCCGGGTCCCAGCCGGGTGCGCCGTCGAGCTGCGCGAGGATCAGGCGCGTCGGCACGAACTCGGCGCGGTGCTTGCTGTACAGGTCCAGCACGCACGCCAGCAGCTGCCCGTCGACAGTGCCCGTTGCATCGAGGCGGTCGGCGAGCGTGGGCACCCGGCCGCCAGTCGGCACGTCCTCCCCGGCAGCGCGCAGCGTGTCCGCATCCATCTGCGGCATCCCGGCCTCGATGCGCCCGGGAATCGCGGAGGCGATCTGCTCGGGGGAGTAGGCGAAGTACCGGTAGCGGATCGCCCGGGTGAACAGGCCGCCCATGATGAAGCTCTGGCCGGCGTCGTTGACGACCTGGCCAACCGCGGGCTCCATGCGGTCCGGCCGCCAGCCCAGCGCGCCCTTGCCGACGCCGAAGCAAATCTTGATGTCCTCGAAGCGGCAGGGCATCAGGATGCGGTAGGCGATGAGCGAGGCGATGGCGTCACCCAAGGCGTCCTCGGTGGCCTCCTGGCCCGCGATGACCAGGTAGATGCCGTACTGGCGTCCCGTGCGCAGAACCTGAATTGCGGTCTGCTTGCCCTTCGGGGACAGCTGCAGGTACTCGTCGACGAACACGTACAGGTCCGGGTGCTCCTCGGTCGCGACCCAGCGGTCTCCCATGCCGATCTCCCGGATGACCTTCGCGCGGGCCTCCACGTACGCCAGGGCCTTGAGCAGGGCTGCGTCGCACTCCTCGGGGCCGCGGGCCCGCAGCGCCATAAGGTCGCCGAACTCGCCGAGGCCGCCCTTCAGCGGGTCCAAGTCCCAGCACACGGCGTCCCGGCACGCGGTCAGCGCCTCGGCGAACGTCCGCAGCGCCCCGAGCGTCTTCCCTGCGCCCATCGCGCCGATCACCAGCGCACAGAATCCGTCGAACGACAGCGCGAGGTCGCCGCCGTCCATCGCCCGACCCAGGATCGTCAGGTCATGCACCGACAGGGACCGCGGGGCGTGCACGGCAGGCCGGGGCATGTCCGCGAACGGGTCCCGCTCCACCAGGCGCACCGTCAGCCTCGACCGGTTCGCGGTGTGCGGCTCCGGCATGAACCCGCCCGCGGGCAGATCCATGTGTGCTTCGAGGTTGTCGGCCGCAGCAACGACCTTTGCCGGGGTGCAGCCCTTGAGGAGGACTTTGAGCTCCCAGCCCCAGGCCGGGCGGGTGGTGACGCTGATGTCCCGGGTCTCGATGCCTTCGGCGTGGAACGCGCGCGATAGGCACTCGGCGGCCTGGTCGAAGGTGGTTGCGTGGCCGATCGGGAACGGGTCGTCGGGGTCAGCCTCCGCGAGGTCCGCAGGGTCCACGACCTGCGTCGGCCCGAGCCTTGCCGCGAGCCGGTAGCGGCCGTAGACGGTCAGCAGGCCGGCGGCGGCGAGGGCCTCGACGGCGGGCGCGACGGCGAGCCCGGGGAAGACGTCGAAGTGCTCGTAGCGCACAAGGGCCCACCACGAGGCGAGGTCCGCCGCCGCCAGTCCGCCGGCGCCGTAGCTGAGGAACTTCCAGCGCCGTGCCCGCGTGTCGAGGATCTTCCGCCACGCAGGGCCGTTCATACCGCCGAGGGCCTCGATGTGGTCGTGCGCCCGAACGTACCGGTGACCCAGTACGGCGGTCGCTCGCGCACCGTGACCGAACCAGCGGGCCACGAGCCAGCCGTGCCGGGCCGACCAGCCGACACCGCGACCCGTCGCCCTGGCCGCCACCAGCGTCGCCGACGCGGCCCGCGACAGGACCGGCGGACGCGGACGGTAGTACTCGATGAGGCCCGGAGCGATGTCGTCGTCGTCCGCGTCGAACGCCGGACGGTCCGGACGGACGAGCTCCCCGACGATCGCCTGCGAGGCACGGCCGGACTGGAGGAAGCCGGGGACCTCCAGGTCTTCGTCCGCGCCTGCGGACGGACGGACGATACGGTCGACGGCCATCTCAGGCTCCCTTCTCGCGGACCGACCGGAGGTCCGGTCCGCCGCGCTCGTTGCGTAGCTGGGCGAGGAGCCGTCCGGCGTCCTTGTTCTGGATCGTGCCGCCACCAGCACGAATGGCCCGGACGAGGTTGTCCCGGTTCAGCCGTTGGTCCGTCCGCTCCAGCTCGTCCGCCGCGGCATGGGCGCGGACGAGGAGATCGTCGTCGTCCGGGACGGCGATTGGCTCGGCCGGCGTCGCGGGTGTCTCGTCCGTGCGCTTCGTCCGTCCGTCCGCGACTCGTCCGGGCGCGGACGGACGCTTTGCCGTCCGCTTACGGGTCGCCTTCACGTGACGGTCCGCCGCGGACTGAACGGGTCGCGGATGGGCACTCGTCCGCTCCTCGATGTCATCGGCCGCACCCCGGAACTCGGGCCGGGCGTGGGCGAGGAACTCGGCGAAGAAGAACTGTCCGATGGGCCCGAGGGCGTGGTACATCGCCCCGAACCAGTCGCCGAGCTCGGCCGGCCCGGCAGCACTGAGAGTGAGCGCGGAGGCGGCGGTGACGACGCGCAACGCAGCGCCCCAGAAGCGGACGCTGCGGTTGTACTCGGCGAGGAGACCACCAATCTGGATCTCCACGACGAGGCCGGCTTCGAGGGCCGGGTAGAGCAGCCACGCGGCGACGGTCGAGGTGTGGTGACGGATCAGGAGGTCGTGGGCGTTGGTGCTGCCGACGTAGGTGATGACGGCGGAGATCAGGATGATGGCGCCCATGCCCATCCGGGTGTTGCGGCGCAGGCGCTTCTTCTCGGCCTGCTTCTCTGCGGCCTCCTTGGCCTCCAGCGCGACGCGCTGCTGTTCCGCGAGTTCCTCCGGTGTCTGCGATGCGACGACCGCGAGAGCGGGCTTGGCCGGGGCCTCGGCGACACCCGTGGGCGCGGCGTCGTTGAGCCACGGCAGGAAGTGCCGCAGCTCGTCGCTGGCCGGGGTGAGCGTCTGCTCGGTCAAGGTGGACATCTCCTAGCGGTCAGGCCGCGGCCTGGTAGGCGTCGTTGAACTCTTCGGTGAAGGCCTCGGCGACGCCGCGTCCGATGACGGCGCCGAACGGCAGCGTCCCGGCCCAGTCCGCGGCGGCGAATTCGGCTCGGGCGGCGACGGTCGCGGTGAGGTTGAGCAGGGCGCGGCTGGCCCGCAGCCCGAGCACGATCAGGCCGAGGAGCAGCATCGCGGCGGTGATCAGCGTGCGGGCTGCGATTCGGCCGGCGAGGCGCAGCATCCGCTGGCGCCAGGTCGGCGACGCGGTGATCAGGTAGGCGTGCACGGTCAGGCCCCTTCCGGCAGCGGCGTGAAGGCAACGAGGCCCAAGATCGCGTCGGGAAACATCGGCCCCTGGACATGGCGGGAGCGCCACCGGTACGGGCGCCGGACGCGCCAGACCGACGGCGCGTAGTCGAACGCGACGGTGGAGCCGGGCGCCGTCGGCCAGGGATGCTCGGAGGCGACACGGACCGCATCGGTCGCATCGGCGGCATGGACCATCTCCGTGTACAGGCCGGACGGTCGAGTGGGCCAGGTGACGGTCCATGTGGGGCCGAGGCGCTTCATGGCACTCACTTCCGGTTGGTGTCGCGGGGTCAATGGTTGGGGCGGCCGTAGGTGTCGCAGTCGCAGCTGGTGTCGACGCGGCTTCGGATGGGTGCGAGGAACGTGTTGGCGAGGGCGTCTGCGGCTTCGCTGCTGGTCTGGCCGTAGACGGTCGCGCCAACGCTGTGGAGTGCGGATGCGGTCGCGTCGATGGCCTTGGCGGCGGTCTCCTTGAACGGGCGCATGGCGGTCCTTCCTTGGTTGGTGCCGGCCGGGACCGGTGTGACCCTCGGTCCCGGCCGGGGTGGGTGACCGGACCCGCGCCCCGTGGGGGAACGGCGGCGGGCCCGGTCGTCTGGGGGTTACGCCTGCTGCGTGCGGGCGCGTTCGGCTTGCCGGGTGAGGACGGCGAGGCGTGCGGTGAGCGTCGCCAGGGCTCCGGTGTCGAGGAGTACGTCGGCGATCGGGAACGGGTCCCATCGGCTGGGGTTCTGGACGTTGAGGCGGATGTCGGGGGCCACGCCGGGGGTGTTCGCGGCGTCGGCGTAGGCGCGGAGAGCAGCGGCGAACGCGGCGATGATGATGGCACTGTCGGCCGTCGGCTCGGTCCGCTCGCGCGGCTCGTCGTTGGCCTGCTCGCGAGTGTTGGTGTGGGTGCTGTCGGCGGTCACAGCGCATCGTCCTCGCTGCTGGCGAGCGCGGCGGTGACCTGCGCCCGGTTCATGCTGGCCGCATGCCAGGGCGCGGTCGGGATGCGGCCGTTGAGCCGGTCGCTCCGGTCCGTTGCCTCGGCTCGGGCCACCGCGTAGGGCGGGGCGAGGGCGTCGTCGATGCTGAGCTGGCCCGGGAGAGTCTGCTCGGTCATGCCGGGTCGCCGAACGCGCGGAAGGCGTGGTGCTCGTCCCACAGGTCGCGGGGGATCGGCCGGGCGGTGAGGCGCTGCTGCGGCGGCGTCGGGCGCGGGCCGGGCTTGGCGAGCGTCGCGCCGGGGATCCGGCGACGCAGCGGGACACGCGGGGCATCTGTGCTGGCGGGGACGTGCTGGGTACTCTGCACTTGGACTCTCCTCGAAGGCTTAGCGGCGAGAGGTGGGTCTGGCCCGGGCCATGTGGCGTTGCGAGCGCCGGCCCGGGCCATTTTGCGTTGGTAGCGCGGGCTACCTTCCACTGACTGTATGCCATGCCATACGCTCATGGGAAGTGGCTCGCCCGTGAAAGGGGTCCGGGCGTGACCAGAGACGTAACTGAGGAGGCACGACGGGTGTTTGACGCCTTGTCCGAGCTGGAAGCCATGCCGGACCCGCATCTACGCGCGCTCGCCATCAGTCAGGTGCTCGCCGATCAAGCCGAACGGGCCCCGCGTCTGCGAGAGCTGCGCCGCAACGTCGTACTGGAGCTGCGCGGACAAGGCGTGTCCTACCGGAAGATCGCCGCGCAACTCGGCGTCTCACTTGGAACCGTCCAAGACATCGAGCGCGGCCACACCGGAGCCTGGGGCACCAGGCCGCGCAAGAAGCCCGCCGCCGAGCCTGCCGCCGAGTAGCCCACCCTCTCCAATGCCCGGCCCGCAAGTCTCGGGCCGGGCATCGCTGTGTCTCGCCCCGTTTCCGCGCGCCCGCAGTAGGGGTGTACGTGTCCAATTCATCATCATCTGAACCGTATTGACATACTTTAAGATCTTGTGTCACCTTCGGCAGCACCCCGACCGAAGGAGCAGCCATGCCGCGCGGCCGTCTCGCCGAGTACCACCCGTTCCAGGCAGCGAAGCTGCTGCACGTCACCGACGCCCAGTTCACGTGGGCCCGGCACGCGAAGCTCATCCCGCCACCAGACGCCTCCGAGACGACGTGGCTGCGCGCCACCGTCGAGGCCATGAACGCCGAGAAGATCGCGCGGGCGCTACCGCAGCCGGTCGGCACCCACCACGCAGCCGGCCTGATTGCTGCGGCTCTCGGAACTCCGAATCCGCCGAACGGGCCGATGATTGTCAAGGCGTGGACGGTCGAACGGTTCGTCCGTCGCGGGCTGCTGACCCGGCTCGGCTCCAGTCCGACGCTGCTCCACCCCATGCAGGTCGAGCGCCTGTGCCGCCGCAAAGGCGTGGCCGGGCTCGTCGCGCAGGAGACGCCTCTGGGGCCAGAGCAGGCAGCCGTCCGCCTCGGCATCCGGCGCGCGGACTTCGATCACGTGGTGCGCCTGGGCTGGGTCAAGGCAGTGGACTCGTGGGAAGTCCAGTTCGGGACGTCGAAGGCGGGCGCGGTCGACGTGCCGATCTACGACGCAGCGGGGACGTCGACGCGATCCCGCGCCGGCGGAAGACCGTCGACTGGGAGGAACTGCGCGGGCTCGGGAAAGGGCAGCGGTCGCCGTTGGCGAAGCTGTAGCCGGGCATGTGTGAGGCCCCGGCCATCCCGGTCGGGGCCTTCGCCATGCTCAGTCCTCGGCGGCGTCCTGAATGAGCCGGGACACCCGCTCGATCAGCGCATCCAGTTCAGTCTCGCTGGTCGGCGCGTGGATGCCGAGTTCGGCGAGCACCTCCTGCGCGTACGTCGTCGCACGCGTGGCATAGATGATCTCGATGCGGCCCGGCGGGGCGGTGAAGCCCGCGGCCTCGCAGCCGATCAGCGTCACCGGGTAGTCGCCGCTGGCGAGCCGCTCGTTCAGCGCCGCAATGGTCTCGGGGCGCAGCGGCGCGTTGACCTTGTCGCGGTAGGTGTGGCCGGTGGCCTCGTCGCGGTCGGGCTGCTCGCTCATCGCACCAGGATGCACCCGCCGCCGTCCGGGACTGTCAGGAACTGTCCGGCTGAACGTGCGCGCGGATCCAGGCGGACCGTGGCATGCAGAAGCGCCCGCCACCTCAGTCCCAGGTGGCGGACGCCCGGATGCTGCTCAGTCCCAGATCGAGTCGCGCTTGCTCACTCCGCCCCCTCTGTCGATGTTGGTGCGGCGCATCATGCCGGGCCTGCGGGTCCGCGTCTATCGCGAATAGCCGTCGCGCGTCCCGCTAGCGTGTCCTCGTGAACCTTGACTCGCGGACCTTCCGCTTGATCGTCACCGGCGGCGGCACCGGCGGCCACACCTACCCGGCACTCACAGCCGTACGAGCCCTCCAAGGCCGACTCGCCGCCGAAGGCAGGCCCGTGGACGTCCTATGGGTGGGCGTCGCCAACAGCCTGGAGTCCCGCGTCGCCGCAGCAGAGGGCATCCGCTTCGCCCCGGTCGCCACGGGCAAGATCCGACGGTCCAGCAACCCACTGAAGCTCGCCTCGCCAGCGAACGTCAAGGACATGGGCCGGGTGCCGCTGGGTGTCGCCCAGGCCCGCTCGATCGTCGCCGCGTTCAAGCCGGACGTCATACTCGCCACCGGCGGGTACGTTGCCGTCCCGATCGGGCTGGCCGCAAGGATGTGCCGGGTGCCGCTCGTCATTCACGAGCAGACTGTCCGCCTGGGTCTGGCGAACCGGGCACTGACGCGTGTCGCCACCAGAGTCGCGGTCTCCTCCGAGTCGACACTGGCGCTGCTCACGGAGTCCGTACGCGCCAGCGCAGTCGTCACGGGGAACCCGGTGCGGCCGGAGGTCTTCACCGGCCGGCCCGGCAAGGCGGTCGAGGCATTGGGCCTGTACGGGTTCAACCTGTCGCTGCCTACGGTCTACGTCACTGGTGGCGCCCAGGGGTCGCAGCAGATCAACACGCTCGTGAGCAGCATCCTGCCGTGGCTCCTCGCACAGGCGAATGTCGTCCACCAGTGCGGGCCGGGCAACCTGGCCGGCCTGCGCGACCGCACAAGCAGCCTGGCGCCGGGCCTGGCGTCGCGGTACCTGCTCACGGGCTATGTCGGCCCGGAGCTCCCTGATGTCCTGGCGCTGGCCGATGTGGTGGTGTCGCGCAGCGGTGCGGGCACGATCGCCGAACTGACCGCGCTCGGCAAGGCCGCCGTCCTGATTCCCCTCGCCAGCTCTGCGGGCAACGAGCAGACCCACAACGCGGAGCACCTCCACCGGGCAGGCGCTGCGATCGCGCTGCTCGGGGAGGTGAACGGGGACGTCCTGCGGGCTGCACTGGCGCCGCTGCTGGCCGAGCCGGAGCGCCGCACCGTCATGGCGGAGCGGGCTCGGTCGCAGGGGCGGCCCGATGCGGCGGACCGGCTCGTCGATGTCCTGCTGGACGCCGCAATCCGGTGAGGATCAGTCAGCGGCCGGTGGAGAGGGACCTGGTCCAGTCGCTGCGGTCGCCGAGCAGGCCGTTGTCCCGCATGTAGTGGGTTACGGCCTGCGTCCCGTCCTGGGGGCGGGGCACGATGCGGTCGAGCCTGGGCAGCGTGTCCGAGATGAGGAGCCGTCCGTGCTCCATGGACCGCTGCCACACATCCTGGACCTCGTCGATGTCCGGCCAGATCGAGAACAGGGCTTCGGCGAGGACCGGCCCGGAGTCGATGCCGGGGTCGATGGAGTGGATCGTGATGCCGTGCAGCTGCTCGCCGTTGTGCAGCGCCCAGTTCACGGGGCGAGCGCCCCGGTACTGGGGCAGTCGGCCCGGGTGACAGTTGATGATCTGCTCGGTGGCGTCGATGAGGCTGCGGCCGATGATCCGGTCGTACAGGACGCTGAACACCAAGCCGCAGCGACCCGGCTCCAGTTCGCGCCAGTCCCCGGAGTGCACGATGCGGATGTCGGGCCAGCGTGCGGCCACGTGGTCGGACAGGCGCATGTCCCAGTCGGGCTCGTCTGCGCTCGGGACCACGGTGTCCAGGACGGTGTCGGGCATTGCGGCGATGACGTCGCAGGCGTGGGCTGCGAGGGTGCCTTTGCCGAGTACGGCTGCGAGTCTCATCGGCCGGCCCCGGTGTGGTGCAGTGCGTCGGCGAGTGCCGAGACCACCGACTGGGTGTCGGTCTCGTCCATGGCGGGGTGGAACGGCAGGCTCATGATCTCCTCGGCGATGGTCTCGGTCACGGGCAGGGGCCGGTGCCAGCGGGCGAATGCGGGCTGCAGGTGGTTCGGCGGGTAGTGGACCCCGACGCCGATGCCCCGGTCGCGCATGTACCCGAAGACGGTGTCGCGGTCCGGGACGCGGACCACGCAGTTGAACGGCACCGTGCGGTCGATGTCCACGTCCACCAGGGCGACGCCGTCCACCTCGGTCAGTCGGGCAGCGTAGGCGCGCCACAGGTTCCTGCGCTTGGCCTCCAGCTCCGCGAACCGGGCCAGCTGGACGCGGCCGATCGCCGCGTTGATGCCGGACAGTGGGGCCCGCAGGCCAGCCTGCTCGACCGTGTAGGTCGTGGTCCGCAGGCGTTCGCCCTGGGGCTGGACAATGCCGAGCAGGCGCAGGCTCCGGACCGTAGCCGCCTCCTGCTCGGTGCGGGGCACGATCGCGCCGCCCTGGCCGCAGGTGAGCTGCTTGATCGGGCCGAAGCTGAAGCACGTCGTCACCTGCGGGCGGCCGCCGACCCGCACGGGGCCGCAGCGGGAGCCGAACGCTTGCGCGGCGTCCTCGACGATCACGATGCCCCGGTCGGTCAGGGTGTCGGCGATGTCGCCCAAGTCAACGGCGCGACCGCCGTACAGCACGGGCATGACCGCCCTGGTGGCCGGGGTGATCGCCTCGGTGACGGTGCGGGAGGTCACGCACAGGGCGTCGGGGTCGACGTCGGCGAAGCGCGGGACCGCGCCGCACATCAGGATCGCCTGCACGCTCGCACAGAACGTCATCGAGGGCACGACGACCTCGTCGCCCGGCCGGACGCCTGCCGCGAGGAGCGCGATGTGGAGGGCGTCGGTGCCCGAGGTCACCGCGACGACGTCGGGCACCTGGAGGAACCGGGCGAGCTCCTGCTCGAACCGTTCCGTCTCCCGACTGTGCCCGTACTGGCCCTCGGCCAGCACTGCGGCCACCGCATCGGCCTCCGGGCCGTGGATGAAGGGCTTGGCGTTGACGGCTGCCTGACTGGTTGCTGCGTTCATCGTCGTCACCTTCCTGGGGTCGGAGCGGACAGCTGGAGCTGTGCGCCGGGCTTGCGCAGTTGGGGCGCCCAACGGTCCGGGTGCGCGCGGTACCACTCCACGGTCTGCGCCAGCCCCTCCTGCAGGTCCTGGGTTGGCTTGTAGCCGAGAGCGGCGGCTTTGCACCAGTCCATGGAGTAGCGCACGTCGTTCGCGGGCCGGTCCGGGATGTAGGTCACCTGGTCCCAGTCGGCTCCGCAGGCGTCGAGGATCAGCGCGGTGAGTTCGCGGCTCGTCAGATCGGTGCCGCCGCCCAGGTTGTAGGCCTCGCCGGGGATGCCGTCGCGCAGGACGAGTTCGATGCCGGCGCAGTTGTCGGTGACGTGCACCCAGTTCCTGATGTGCTGGCCCTGGCCGTGGAGGGTGACGGGCTCGCCTTTGAGGAGCCGTGTCGCGAACAGCGGGATGATTTTCTCGGGGTGCTGGTTCGGCCCGTAGTTGTTGGACGAGCGGGTGACGCACACCGGCACGCCGTAGGTCTGCCAGTACGACAGTGCGATCAGGTCGGAGGCGGCCTTGGATGCGGCGTACGGCACGGAGGGGCGCAGCGGGGCGTCCTCGGCGGCCGACCCGGTGAGGAGCGGGCCGTAGACCTCGTCGGTGGAGACGTGGACGAAGCGCTCGACGCCGTGGCGCTGGGCCGCGTCCAGGAGGACCTGGGTGCCGAGCACGTTGGTGGCGAGGAACGTCCCTGCCGCGTAGAAGCTGCGGTCGACGTGGGACTCGGCGGCGAAGTGCACCACGCTGTCGTGCCGGGCGACGAGCTGCTCGACGAGCGGCCGGTCAAGGATGTTGCCCTCGACGAAGGCGAGCTTCGGCGACAGGAAGGCCTCGCCGAGGTTGTGGATGTGTCCGGCGTAGGTGAGGGCGTCGAGGACCGTCACGGTGGCGACGTCGTCGGCTCGCAGCAGCTGCTTGACGAAGTGCGAGCCGATGAACCCGGCACCACCCGTGACCAGTACGTTTTCCATCAGCCGTGATCTCCTCTGGAAGTGATGTGAGGCGGCCGGCTGGAGCACGGTACGGGAGCCGGTCGGACCATCAGGAAACCGCCGACCCGTAACCTGGGGACACGCAAACACGGGGGCAAACTCCTCGCAGACCCCGCACGCGCGCCCACGGATTGGCCTACGCTCGGTAGCCCGAAAGTGCGGCCCCGGAGGTCGGCAATGGCACGAGCACAACGAGGACCCAACCAGGATCTACAGCGCCTCCTGGAGGCCAGCAAGACCAGCCGCACATGGCTGGCCCAGCAGGTCAACCACCTCGGCCGGCGGCAGGGCCTGACCCTGCGCTACACGTACACGAGTGTCACCAACTGGGCGGATTACGGCATGGTGCCGCGCCACCCGGTACCGTCGCTGATCGCCGTCGCGCTCAGTGAACGACTCTCCCGGCCGGTCACCGTCACCGAAATCGGCATGGTCAGCCTCCCCGCTGCGAGCACCGACATGGGGTTGAGTTTCTCCAGGGACCCCGCCGACGCCGTCCGCGTCGCCTGCACCTTCTGGAGCGCCGTGAACCGCCGTCAACTCCTCGGCCAGACCTTCGCCATCGCCGCCTTCACCACCCCCGTCACCCGCTGGCTCGTCACGCCGGCCGCCGCAGCCACTGCCCGCCGCGACGGGGCCCGCGTGGGCCGCGCAGACCTCGACGAGCTGTGGCAGGCAGCGGACGACGCCCGCGCCTGGGACTCCAAGTACGGCGGCGGGAACTGGAAGGCCAGCGCGATCACCGACTGCCTGCAGCGCCGAGCCGCGCCGCTGCTCCACGGCTCGTACAGCGACGACATCGGCGGGGAACTGTTCGCGGTGACCGCGGAGCTGTCCCGGATGGCGGCCTGGTCAGCTGTGGACGTCGGCCATCACGATGTCGCCCAGCGGCATTTCATCCAGGCCCTGGCTCTGGCGCGGGCTGGCGGGAATGTGGAGCTGGGCGGCTATGTCCTGACGACGATGGCGCTGCAGACTCTGTTGCGCGGCTATGCGGCGGAGGCTGTTGACATGGCCCAGGGCGCCTACGAGCGGGCGCAGGGGACGGCGGCACCGCGTGTACTGGCGTTCACGCGGCTGATCGAGGCCCGTGCGCATGGCCGGGCCGGCGACGCCCGCGCGGCGGCGAAAGCGGTCGCGCAGTGCGAGCAGCTGCTGGATCGGGCCGAGGAGCATCCCGACGGTGAGCCCGCGTGGATCAGCTACATGACCCATGCCCGAATGTCCGCCGACACGACCGAGGTGTTCCGCGACCTGCACCGGCCTGCCGAGGCGCTTGCTTGGAACGACCGTGCGGCCACCATGTCGGCCGATGTTTTCACGCGGTCGGTGGGGATGCGGTTCGCTATCGTAGGCTCCGCGCACCTGCAGGCCGGACGTCTCGACGAGGGGCTGGACATGGGGCATCGGGCCGTCGACATCCTGTCGCGGGTGCAGTCCACGCGCGCCCTGGACTATGTGCGGGACTACACCGCCGCCCTGAGGCGCTGGAAGGCCGAGATCCCCGTCCAGGACCTCCTTCACCGCACACGCACCGAGCTGGCCATCGCCGGCTGACCGTCACCCCGCAGCCCCCGTCCAGGTCGGGCGGGGGCTGCGGCGCGGGCGGGGCTACTCGGCGGGGCGGCGCGACCGGTGCTTCGCGAGCCTGTCCAGCACTTCTGTGGCGATAGTGGTGGCCTTCGCTTCGGCCCGGGCCGTCACCCGGAATTCCCGCCGACCCGCCGGTTTGGCACGGGACTGCCAGGCATTCCAGTATTCGCCGTCGTCGTCCTCGGGCAGACGAAGAGGCCCTTTGCCCTCTGCCCAGTCCCACACCACGGCCGCCATGTCCTCGTAGTCGTCGAGTAGGACCAGCGGGCCTTCGCTGACTGGCTCCAGGAGGAGCGCCGACGGCGGGACGTCGAGGGCGACAGCGAGGGCCATGAGGTCGTCGGCGTCGACGCGGCGGGTGCCGCCCTCGATCTTGCTGATCGCGGAGGCTGCGATGGGCCGGCCGAGGTTGGTGAGCCGCTCGGACAGCTTGTAGGTCGACAGGCCGAGGGCTACGCGGATTCTGGCGACGTTGACGGCGACTGCTTGCCCTGTGGGGCCGAGCTGGTTGGCCCTTCGCTTGTTCGTCGGTTCGTCCGCTGCCATGGCGGCAGCCTCTCACGCGATCTAGGTCTGCAACCAACGACACGGGCCTACTTTGCCGTATATACTTCTAACATCGAAGCACTCACGTTTTGAAAGGAAGCGCGTGATTACAGAATCAACGCAGCTGGTCGGAGACCCGGAGGACCTACTCACGGCCAAAGAGGTCTCCGTGATCACGCGGCTCAAGCCACAGACCCTCGCCGACCACCGCTACAAGAAGGTCGGCATCCCCTACGTGAAGCTCGGCAAAGGCATCCGGGCTCCGGTGCGCTACCGGCGCCGGGACGTCGACGCCTACATGACCGACCCGCTCGCCGAGGCCGACGGCTAGCCGACGCTGCAGTTCGCCTACCCGAACCGTACGAACGCCGGAGAGTCCGTGTCACTGCGCCTCGCTCATTACGACCACCGCTCGGCGGTGGTGCGCTGATGGGCATCAAGCTGGTCGAAGAGGTGATGGACCATGCCCCGGACACCCTCACGGCGGGGGAGTGGAAGGGACTGATCGTCCTGGCGCGGGACGCGAACGAGAAGACGCGTCTCACCTTCTCGAAGATCAACGACCCGGAGATCTTGCGGCGCGTGCGCCTGAGCGTCCCGGCTTGGTCGAACCTGCGCAGCGCGCTGATCCGCAAGGGTGTCCTGGAGGTCGTCGAGGCAGGCGTCAAGGGCAGGTCCGCGCGGTACCGCATCCCCGTGATGGACCCCAAGATTCTTCATCCATCAGATGAAGATCCCGAAGTGGCCGACGAGATTCTTCACCCAACAGATGAAGCATCGAACACGACCCTTCATCCATCAGATGAGGAATCGGCCGGATTCTTCATCCAACAGATGACCCCTACTCCTCTTTGCTCCTCAAGTACCTCTCCTCTCCCGGCCGACGGCCAGTCCGCCGCTCCAGTCGCCGAGAGAGAGACCATCGCTGACGCGAGCAAAACCACCACCCGACTCACTGCCGCCCAGAAAGCCGTGCGAGGCGTCGTCCCCCTGGACGACGAACCGGCGTTCATCGCCTGGGTCACCGCCGAGTGCAAGGTCCGCACCCCCGCGTTCTGGCGTGCCGCAGCCGACGACATGCCCGAGCTCGCTCAGACCTGGCGCGCCAAGCAGGCCGACGACCGGCAACGGGCCTCTCCCAGCCTGCCCGACTGGTGCGGCGACCGCGACTGCGACCCCGACACCCGCACCCGCGACGTCACCGACGCCAACGGCTTCTCCCTCGCGCAGCCCTGCCACTGCCACCCCGACTATCAGGACGCCGCATGACCCAGCACGAAGACCCGTACGACGACGAGACCGAGCCGGCCGAGCCGACGTACCCCACCGATCTCGCCGCCGAGCAGGCCGTCCTCGGCGCGATGCTCATCTCCGACAGCGCCATCAGCGACGCCGACGAGATCCTCAAGCCCGAGCACTACTACCGGGGTGCCCACGGACTCATCCACCAGGCGATCCTCAGCCTCCACGGTGCCCCCGGCGGCGAGCAGCCCGACCCGATCACCGTCGCCAAGGCGCTGGAGAAGCAAGGCGACCTCGTCCGCTGCGGCGGCCCCGGCTACCTGCACACCCTCGTCCACAACGTTCCGACCGCCGCGAACGCCCAGTGGTATGCCGACATCGTCCGCAGCAAGTACACGCTGCGCCGCCTCACCGAGATCGGCGAGCGCCTCGCGTCAATGGCCCGCGCCAAGGAAGCCGAGCCCGAAGAGGTCCTCGACGCCGCCCTCGGCGAACTGCAAGCACTCCTCGCCGACGCAGCCGGCGGCGATACGCAGACCATGTCCGTCGCGGACGAGTGGGAGCCGTTCATCGACGAGCTGTCCGCAAAGGAGGATCCGCGCGCCCTCGACTCGCCGTGGCCTGACCTCAACGAGGTTGTGCAGTTCAAGCCCAAGGAGCTCACGGTCGTCGGCGCCGGGACGGGCGGCGGCAAGTCGCTGTTCGCCATGAACCTCGCCGCGCACATCGCACTCAAGAAGGGCCTGCCCGTTCTGGTGGCTTCACTGGAGATGGGCCGCCGGGAACTCCTCGCCCGGCTGACTGCCGCCGAGGCCGGTGTCGAACTCAGCCACCTGGTGCGGCGACAGGTCACCGACGACGACTGGGACAAGATCGCCCGCGTCGATGCGGTGATGCGCGGCGCCCACAACTTCATCCTCGACGACTCGCCGTCGCTGACGGTCGAGAAGATCCGGGCGCGGGTGCGGTGGATGCACGGCCAGGGCACACCGCCGGGCATGGTCCTGGTCGACTACCTGCAGCTCATCTCGCCGAGCCCTGGCGGCAGCGCGGGCGGGAACCGGACGCAGGAGGTCGCGGGGATCTCGCGCGGCCTGAAGCGCCTGGCGCACGAGTTCGACGTGCCCGTGGTCGCCCTCGCCCAGTTCAACCGCGGAGCCGTCGGGCGGCAGCCGCTGGTCACGGACTTCAAGGACTCATCGCAGATCGAGCAGGACGCCTCGGTCATCGTGCTGCTGCACCGCGAACTGGCGGCGGACGGCTCCGACACCGGCCCGACCGCGGGGAAGGTGCTGCTGATCGTCGGCAAGAACCGCAACGGCGGGCAGGGCAAGGAGATCTGGCTGTCGTTCCAAGGTCGGTTCGGCCGCCTGCGGAGCCTCGCGACGTCCTGGACGCCGGGCGCCGCCGCATAGCTGGGCTCAGTCGTCGGAATCGGCCGGCGCCTTGGCCGGCGCGGAAACGTAGCGATGGAGTGCGCTGAGGATCACCTCGGTAAGCGTTCTGCCCTCGGCGGCGGCCTTCTCTTGGGCGGCGTGCCAAAGGCCGTCGGGTACGCGGACGTTGCGGACGGGGGTTGTCCCAGTCTTCGGCCTGGCCATGATCGCCTCCCTCGTTTCTGTAAGTACAAATCTAGCATCCAGCCTTGGGGTATGGCTTGACAAGGGTGCGCGCGGGGAGGATTCTGTAAGTACATAAACAGGCAGTGAGCAGCAGGGGGATGGACATGATGACCGCCACGAAGACTGCGAAGAAGATTCAGCTCCTCCAGGCGCTCATCGACCACCCCCGCACCGGTGACGAAGAACGCGAAGCCGGCCGCCGCATGCTCGCCCGCCTCATCATTAAGGCCCGCACCGGTGGCGAGAGGCTCACCGCGACCGGCTGGGTCGACCACCGCACCTACGGCGCGAAGTACGACACCGTCCGCAACATCTGGGACATCGCCGTAATTGCGAAGCTCATGCGCGCCGACATCAAGCTCTCCCGCAAGATCGGCCTCAAGGCTGCCGAGCCCGGCGCGCTCGCCATCGCCGACCCGATCGCCGACGCGCCAGCCGTCATCAAGTTCGCCGTCCGCACGCAGAAGTACTCCGGCGGCGGCTCCATCGACATCATCATCCGGAACATTCCCGAGGCCTGGGGCTGGACCAGCGGGGCAGACGCCTGCGGCCGTGAGCGGCGCGTCGCAACCCCGGCGCTCAAGGCCCTCGCCGACGAACTACGCACCATCCACCGCGCCTACAACTACAACGGCTCGGACATCACCACCGACTACTTCGACGTCAACTACTACGGCGGCGTCAGTGCCGAGGAGCCCGAGGGCTGGGCATGCCGCGTCTGATCACCACCCCATCCCTGCCAGCCTCTTGAAGGAGCCCCGCATGTCCACCACGACGACCGCCCGGTTCGGCCTGATCGTCGACGAGGTCAAGGCCAACGCAGTCGGTACCGGCATGAACTGGTGGCTGCCCTACGCGGCCCGGTTCGAAGGCCGCGGCCAGTCCCGGGTGCTGGCGATCTCCATCGCGGGTGCGCTCATGGAGTACGGGTCGTTCGAACGCGACGACGTCGACTTTATGCGGGCGCACATGGTCGAGCACGGGATGCACCCCAAGACGCTGATCATCCGACCATGGATCGCTGAGCTGCCCGACTGCACCCATGTCGGGGCCTGCAAGCGCTGTGGCCGATCCCACGGCCACTCCGAGAAGCGCGCTAACCGCGCAGCCTGAAAGGCGCCACACGATGACCACCACCGACGGCATCCGCTACGGCTGGACCCTCACCGACCTCGACAAGCTTGCCCGGTCGGTCGTGTCGAACAACCGGGCGTGGTGGCTGGCCGGGGACCGCGACGACCTGTACGCCGCCGCATGGCACGGCATTGTCGAACGTCTCTGCGAGGCCGGCGAGGCGCCGCTGCGGACCGAGCTGATGGAGGCCGGACGCCAAGCCCTCGCCCAGGACGTCCGCGACAGTATGCGCCACCACGGAGCACGGTCGGACGGCACCAACAACGGCCTGAAGTTCGCCATGTACTGGCGCTGGTCCGGGCGCACCACACCGAGCCCGGAGAACGGCATCGTCGAGCGGCTCGCCCTGGAGCAGATTCTCGCAGCCCTCACCCCGCGCCAGCGGGAGGCATTCACTGCGCTGGCCGCCGTGGACGACTATCCCTCAGCGGCACGCCTGCTCGACATCGCAGACCAGACGTACAGGTCCCTCCTCGGGCGAGCCAGGGGCTCGTTCCGGGAGCTGTGGCACGAAGGCGAGACCCCGTCAGTGCACTGGGGCTGCGACCGGCGCGCCGGCACCACGGCTGGTACCGAAGGCGTCGGCGAGTCCGCGATCGCGAACCTGCGCCGACGGACCCGAAACGCGGCCAAGCGCGCCGCCTGACCCCGCCCGATCTCCCCGCCCGGGGGTGCACCATGACTCATACGCCTGCATCATCGATCCGCCGATTCTGATCCGCTCAGCGCATGAGCCCTGCCCGTCCCGATCAATCCTGCGCTGCTCAACCTTCAAGGAGCACCCCGTGACCACCGCGACGACCGGCTTGACCTTGGCCGACCTGTTCCCGCCCGATGACTTGGCTGCAGCGATTGAGGCCGGCCACGTCACCCGCAAGTCCCACCCCGACCTGCCGCTGTCGATCTTCACGTACACCCGGGACTGCCAGTACGGGCACATCTGGACGCCGGTCACCATGGCCTGCCGGGGCCTCATAGCCGACGACGTCACGGGCGGGATCGTGGCGTTCCCGTTCCCGAAGATCTTCGTGACGGCGATGCACGGCGTCCACGACTTCGCGCCGCCGCTCCCGGCCGAGCCGTTCGAGGTGTTCGACAAGGCCGACGGCTCTCTGATCATCGTGTTCCACTACGACGGCCGCTGGCACGCCGCATCCAAGGGCTCGTTCATCAGCGAGCAGGCGGACTGGGCACAGCAGTGGCTCGACGCCGCAGACCTCAGCCGGCTCGACCCGCAGCTGACCTACCTTGCTGAGGCGATCTACCCGGCGAACCGGATCGTCTGCGACTACGGGCCGCGCGAGGACCTCGCGCTCCTGGCTGCCGACCGGCTGCTCGGTCTCAACCTGAGCCCGCGCCGAGCAGCTGCTGCTCTCGCCGTCTCTGCGGTCACGCACTACGTCGCCGACCGGCAGGGCGGCCACTGGCGCGACGAGCATCCGCGCGGCGTCGTCCAGCTGGCTGCGGTGACTGGGCATCGGGGCTGGCTGAAGCGGGACCCGGGCGCCGGATACCTGCTCGATCAGTCGTGGCACAAGGGCTGGATCGCGGTCGCGGCGATGGTCGCGGCTGGTCGTGGCTGACCTGCAACTGGCACCACTACGAAGGAGAGCACGATGACCCTGGACGAACTCCGCGCCGAGCTCGCGGAACTGGACCTGCCCGGCGACACGATCGTTGTGCTGTCGGAGGACGGCGAGGGCAACGGTTTCTCGCCGCTCGCCGAGGTCGAGACGGCGATGTACAGCGCCGACAGCACCTACTCCGGTGAGCACTACCTGACTGAGGAGCAGGTAGCTGCCGACCCTGAGTACGGCGAGGACGACCTGGCCCCGGACGATGCGGTCCCGGCCGTGTTCCTGTGGCCGACGAACTAGCGCTGACCTGCACGAACCTCTCACTCTGGCTTACGCCAAACCGGCCTTGGCGGCGCGTCAGAAGTGGGACAATAAGTGGATCAATCACCTGATATCACCAGGAGATGGAAATGGGTGCAGCCCTGCACCTCGCGCCCGCCCGTGAGATCCCCGCGCCGAAGCGGAAGCGCAAAGGCGGCGGTGGCGACGACGGCAACGAGTTCGCCCGCTACGCCCGCCGTATCTACCAGGACCAGCGCGCCGACCACGAGTCGAAGGAACTACTCCTCGCCCTCGCCTACGCGCTCACAACGCCCCGCGAGGACGAAGTCAGCCCGTGGGCGGTCGCCCGGGACGTCCTCGGCGTCGACCGCATCGGCCGGCCAAGGATTCGGGAACTCGTCGTCCGGGACGCGCCGTGCTACAAGTCCCCGGTCCTGTACGCGCACCGACACCAGGGCGGCGAGCTGTACCGGCGCTGCGCCGCCCCCCGGCTGCGGCCGTATCCGGAGCCGTCCGCACCGGACAGCATGCCGAGCCTGTTCGAGCTCGCCGGGCAGGAGCAGCCCGCGTCGCCGGAGCCGGACTTCCGCAACCGGCTCGGCGTGTGCGGCAGTGACGCCAGCGACTACGCCATCGAGCTGCTCCCCGATACCGGCTGGCACAAGGTCCACTGGTATTGCACCCGGCACCGCGCCGAACTGGAACAGGCCCGGCTGCAGCTGAAGGACACGAACGCCCGTGCGCCGAAGGCGATCCCGAACTGGGGCGGTCTGCTGCCGTGCTACTTCGACTCGGACTGGGTGGGCGTCTACCGCTTCTACGGCAGCGAGGCCTGGGAGCCGCCCGTGTACGGGGTCCGTGCGGACGACTGGCCGATTCCGGGGAAGGACCCGGTTCCGATGCGTGCGCGGCTGCGTCTGGCCACGCTCGACGGCGAACTCCTCGCCGCCAACACCTGATCACTACTGGAGGCATCATGCCCGCCACCCTGCAGACCCGCCCCGAGCCCGCCGAGACTGCGCCGCCGAGGCGTCGCCGGCCGCTGGCCCAGATGGCCGACCCCTCGGCCAAGCGCTCCGTGGCCGCCCGGGTCCTCGCGGAGAACCCGGACGAGCGCCTCGCTGTCGCTGGCTTCAACTCGTCAATTTGACAGAGCAGTTGTCCCACCGGGGCTGTGCGAGCAGCCCTGGCCAACCCTCAACCTGAAGGAGCCCCTCATGGGCTGGAACTCTGCCGGCGACATCTTCGACCCCGTCGCCAAGGCACTCGTCGAGCTGAACGCCCCCGATGCCATGAAGACCCGCGTCCTCGGCGACCTCATTGGTGCACTCCAGAACGGCGACTGGGACACCGAGGACGAGTCGCTGGAGCAGTTCAAGAACGACCCGGCGATCGTTGCAGCGTTCGCCGACCACGACGTGTACCTCGACGACGAGGACGGCGAGACCGACGCGGACAGCGATGTCCTCGCGCTCATCGCCGAGATCGCCAGCCGTCTCACAGACGCCACCGACGAGGGCGAGTACCACGCCGCCGGACTCATCGGGGATCTCGCGAACGGACGCACAACGATCGCGGAGGCTCGTACCGAGCTCGCCGACATCACGTTCCGGCACGTCTGACCGAGCCCGTCAACCCTCACCTGAAGGACCCTCATGCCGATCACCCGCACGTTCACCGTTGCCGAGCTCGAAGGCCTCGGTGTGCCCCCGGACAGCCCCGACGAGGGCGACTGGACGGACGGCATCTTCGCCGACGAGCACATCACCGTCCTGAAGTACTCCCAGAAGCGCCGCGTGGTCTTCAGTGACGACGACGGCGACACCTGGGCGGTCGAGTACGAGGCCCCGCTCGACATGGGCGACTTCGAGGTCGGCGGTGGCGACGGAACCGACGATCACGGCTGGCACGGCGATACCGTCACCGCGACCGCCATGGAGCAGCGCGAGGTCACGGTCACCAAGTGGCTGCCCATCGAGACGGAGGCCACCCCGTGATCACCAAGGACCAGATCTACCGCTCCTGCGATCCGCGCGGTGGCCCCACCATCCGGATCGTCAGCTACACGTCCGGGTTGAACGGAGCCGAGGTGGTCGACGCGCACAGCGGCAAGCAGCCCCGTCGGATCCTCGCCCGCAACCTGCACGACTCCGCAACGACGAAGGCCGGCCAGCCCCGCCGGACCGGCTACGCCCTCGTCGCCGAGCCCGCGCCCGTCGACGGCTGGCTGCCGAACCTCACCAACCTGCCGCTGGGGGAGTTGAACGCCCAGCTCGACGACGGTCTCGCCGGCGCGGTGGGCGCGCTGCTCGACGGCGTCGAGCGCTCCATGACCACGACCGCCGGAAGTTCGGGAAGCTGACATGCCGTCGAACTGCGGGGACGACCCGCGCACCAAGCTCGAACCCGGCGACCAGGTCGAGGTCGAGCGGTTCGCCGCGTATCTCGCCGAGACGAAGCGCACGCCGACCGTCGTCTGCATCTGCGGCTCGATGCGGTTCCAGGCGCAGATGGCCGAGGCTGCGGCGAACGAGTCGCTGGCCGGGCGGATCGTGCTGATGCCGCACGTCAACATGGCGATGGAGGCCGCGCAGCTTGCGAACCCGGACGAGGCGAAGCGCGAACTGGACGCCCTGCACCGCGCGAAGATCCGCATGGCGCAGGAGGTGCTGGTCGTCGGCGATTACGTGGGGGAGTCCACCACGGCGGAGATCTCATACACGCGGTACCTCGGACTGCCCGTGCGGTTCACGCACCCCGAAGTCGACCCGGAGCGGAGCGCATCGTGATCGATGACCTGCTGCGGTTCTCGCCGATCTGCTCGTTCTACGTCCGTGTTCCGGCCGACGGTGGCAAGTTCCGCTACGACACGCTCCAGGCCGCATCCAGCACGCCGCCGGACGGCTTCGTGCCGTTCCTGATGCCGCCTGCGGTTGGCGACACGCTGCTGCTGTGGACGCCCAAGTGGCGGCTCGAACCCGGAGCGAACGAGTGTGGCCAGTACCGGGTCATCGAGCGGGACTGGAGCCATGCAGGCTACGGCTCGGCGGCGTGGCCGTACGGGGAGCGGGCGCCGAAGGCTGGGCCACTCCTGACGATCATCGTGCAGCGGGCCGACGGACCGTTCCGCAACGAGGCGCCAAGCGAGGAATCCCATGCCTGAGTCGCCGGAGATTGCCGCGCTGGTCAAGCAGGTCCGCGACTGGCTGGCTCGTGACCACGGCGTGGCGCAGGGCCTGCTCATGGCTGCCCGCGACATGTTCCGGGAGCCGGACTTCTACGGCGTCGGCGGTCCGGCAGCCGACCAGTTCTGGCGACACTTCAACCCGCACCGTGTTCTGGCCGACGTCGCTGGGCGGCGGACCCTGCTGGACGAGGCCCTGGGGTGGGAGCACGCGGTCGACGAGACCGGCTGGTGCGACTGTGACCAGATGGTCGACGCCCAGTGCACCTGCGGCCGTGACACTCGCGTCCGGGCCGTGCTGACGGCGCTCGCCACGCCCTACCAGGAGGCGACGTGACCGACGTGTTCGTGATGGGCCCGTACATCAAAGACGAGAACGCCTACCTCAACCCGGGCGACTGGCTGGACCCCGCTCCTGACGACCGCTACGGCTTCATGCTCGGCGACATCTGCTGGTACTACCTCGCCCGCAACAAGAAGCGGAACCCCGGCGCGCAGCGCTACTGGTCGACGGCGCTCGCGGCACGCACCCCAGAGCGCGCGAAAGAGGCGGCACGGCGCTGGCTCGCCGACGAGGACATTGAGGCCACATGGATCACCTTGGAACAGGCCCGAGAACTTCCCGACGTGTGGCTCTGCCCCGGATGCGGGCGAACCCATGCCGAAGTCCCCACTGGCCACGACTGGGATCAGCAGCGCCGCACCTGCACCTGGGTGCTGTCGGCATTCCGCACGCACTGGTGGCCGGACGGGACGATCCGCGACGACTGCTGGACGCCGGAGAGTCGGCCGTGACTCACTACCCGACTCTGTATCGCACTGGCCGTCATGGCTGCTGGGCGTCGTGCTACTGCGGCTGGACATCCCGGCGCTGGACGACGGTCGTTGGGGCGCATCTGGAATTCGGCGAGCACCTGATCGGGAAAGAGGGATCGAAGTGTTCGACTACGTGACCGGCCGCGACACCAAGGCCGAGGAACTGCTGTGGCTGCTGAATGGGCAGCAGACCGTGCCGCTCGACCGGATCAGCTTCGTGGTGATCACCGGCACGTGGACGCCGGGCCCGACCGAGCCGCCCGAGTGGCCGTTCCGGCGCGGGGAGATCATCCCCGTCGTGAGTACGCCCGACGTGTACGAGGGCCGGGACTGGGTCAGCGGCGGCCACCAGCAGGAGGTCTTCGGTGCGCGCCGAAGCTTCCAGCCGTGGGACATGCTCAACGTCGTCAAGCAGGCCTGCGACGTTGACGACGCGGTGGAGATAGCCAAGCTCGCCACGGACGGCCCGGACAGCTTCTACGAGTGCCCGTACGGCGAATGGCGGCTCTTCAGCGACCAGGATGAGGGGCGGGACCGCTGGGCCGGGGCCTGCGACGAGTACCTGCGGATCGGCAACGCATCGGTCGACCGATGGTGACCCCGGCCGGCTTCCACGCCGCCCACTGCGGCCCGGCCCGTGGCTTCAGGGTCTGCTACTGCACCGAGTTGTGCTGCCGCCGCGACGGGCAATGCGTGTGCGAGGGATGCCGGGCACTGCCCGGCTGTCGAGGAAACGAGGGACTGAAGTGACCCGCATCTGGGATCGCATAGGCGAGCTGGGCCGCCTCAAGCCCGGTTGGCTGGACGGCATCGGCGAGGCTCCGAGTCCGCAGGCCCTGCTCCGCGCCGGGATCATCGCCGACGCCCTGCCGCAGCAGCAGGAACCCGTCCGGATCTACCCGACCGAAGCGGGTGGCGTGAACCTCGAATGGTCGGACGCCAACCTGTCGCACTCGATCACGGTCGGCCCGGATCTGCGGCTGTACCTGATGACCGTCGACCGGGACGAGAAGGACCACGGGGAGGCCGTTGCACGGCTGCTCCAGTATGCCGACATCGGCTTCCCGGTGCGCGGCCCCGACGGTGTGACGTTGAGCGTGGAGCAGCTGCGGTTCGCGGCCAGATTGATCGAGAAGGACGGAAACCCGTGAGCGACACCTTCACCTGTCCCCGCTGCACCGACACCTATCAGGCGCACTGGCACGACCCGGACGGCACGAAGCTGTGCCGCTGGTGCGCCGACACACAAGCCGGTCGGTGCGACATCCCCGGACATCCGGATCACGACAGCCCCTGCGGTCACGCCCCCCAGAAGCCCGGCGACCCCTGCTGCTACTGCGGCAAGCCGCTCCCGGCCGAGGCTCATTGTTGCCCGGACTGCGTGCTGCCGTTCGAGGGCATGACGCTTGCCGACATCAAGGCCGTGTTCGCAGCGGACGGCATGTTCAGCGTCGGTGGGCTCGGGCCCGATGGGGACGTGACCGAGTGACCGCCCGCAGCACCCTGTTCAGCATCGTCCGATCCTGGTGCGAGCAGCACCCGGACTACCCGGAGACGGCCGAGGCGATCGTGGGCGGGTTCGCAACCGAGGTACTGGGGGATGCCTCGCGGCGGGAGTTCGCCCTCCAGCAGCACGTCCAACTCCTCCGCGTCGCCCTGGCCGCCCGTGGTGGCGACAACCTGCTCACCGGACTGGACATGGGCCCGGTCGAGACGGGCCCGGTGCAGAGCATCCTCCTCAACCACTCCACCGTTACCCACCATGCCGAGATGACGCTGACGCAGCCCGGCGGCGTGATCCAGACGGTGGAGATGTCGAACGTCCAGTTCGCCGAGGTCAAGGTCAGTACGGTCGCGCCGGAGTCGTCTTGGCCGAGCGAGCGGCAGATGTACCTCACGGCGTCGAAACGCACCCTCACGATCACCCTGGAGCTGTGATGACCGACGATCCCGCCCTCCGCGTCCGCGCATGGCTGGATGCCCCGACGTGGCTTCCGGATGCCGCCGACGATCTGCGGGCGGTCCTCGCGGAGCTGCTGGAATATCGCAACGCGATCACCTGGGAGACCAACTGCCTGTCGTGCTCACGGATGCTCGACGCCTGCCGGACAGCCGACGAGCGAGCCGAGAAGGCCGAGGCCGAGTTGGAGAGCATCGGCGAGATGCTCAACCGGGCCATGACCGACTGGACGGCGGAAGCGACGCCGCTGCACCACCAGCTCGGCCGGATCACGTTCGCCGCCTGGGATCCGCATGTCGACGGCAACGCGTTCCGGGAACTGGTCCGAGCGGTCGTCGGGCATCCGCTGATGTCCCGCGATGACGCGACCGCTGCGGCTGCCTCGATCCGGGCTGAGTGCCGGCGCGTCGGGATCCCGGTCGCGGACACCGCCGAGGAGCAGCTGGTGCGGGTCCGGGAGGTTGCTGCACTCGACGCCCTCCCCGGGTGGGTTCGCCAGCGTCTCGCCGATGCCCTCGACCCGCCACCACCACTGTGCCCGCGCTGCCACGGTCGCGGGAAGATCCCAGACTTCTCGCAGGGCCTCGACCCGATCTACGGCGAGCCGAAAGGCAAGCCGTGCCCCGACTGCTGCACCGAGGAGACCCCCGCATGCTCGTGATCCGCATCGAGGAGTGGCCCGGCGGCGACCAGGGCCAGGTTCGTCCGATCGCCCGCTTCGACATCGCGAATCTGTCGGGTCTGGCGCCGGTGTCCGACTACGAGGTGCTGCTGCGCGTTGGCATGGGCCCGGGGCCGATCCTCGCGCGCGGCAAGGTGTTCGGGCATCGGCGGGAGGACGGCTGGCTGCCGCTCGCCCGGGCAGCGATGCGGGCCGTGGACCCCGACGGTGGGTTCTACAGCTCGCCGGTCACGCAGGTCCCCGCCGACATCCTCGCGGTGCTGCCGCTCGCCCCGTACGTCTCCCGGGCCTGCCAGACCGGGCGGGCTGTTCTCGCCGCCGGGCCCGAGCTCGATGAGCTGCTCGCTGCGCGCGGACTGGAGCGGGAGGCGTGGGCCGGCGAGTTCTTCAAGAGCTGCCGGAAGAAGGAGAAGTGGACCACGATGGACTGCCAGGATCCGCAGCACCAGGCCAAGGCCGACGGGCAGGCGGCGCCGGTCGTCGCTGAGTCGCCGGTCTACGTGGAGCCGCTGCCTCGGACCTACGCCTGGCGCTGTGCCTCCGATGTCCACCCGAGCACCCGCTGGGGCAGCGGTGGCTTCAAGAGCCCGGATATGGCACGGCACGACTACGCCGCCCACGTGCACCTGCACCACGCGCCGGCCAGCGTTGCCGGGGCCGCAACGGGCGAGGAGCAGCGGTGATCCGGGATCCGCTGATGCCGCTGATCGTGCTGTACGCCGGCGTGGTGACCTCTCTGTCGCTGGTGCTGGCCGGGCTGGCGACGTGGCTGCCCGACTGCCACAGCGTCGGGGCGTTCCTTGGGGCGTTCGGCGTGCTGGCTGCAGCGGGGACGTGGATGGGCGGCCGGGTCGTGGTTGCGCTCGGCGACAGGCGAGACCGAGGGGAGCAGCAGTGACCCCGACAATGCGGTACCTGTGCCCGCTGGCTTGCGGCTGGACCCACGACCAGGGCGTGCCCGACTTCAGTGCCGTACCCGGCGGCACCGCCGAGGAAATCGTCCGCGCTGGCCTCATGCGCCAGTACACCGCCGAGGAGATCATTGTCCGCGAGCATCTGGAGTCGCACGAGCTGATCGAGTGGGTGGCGGCACTGACTGCGGCGAGGGCTGAGCGGGACCGGCTCGCGGCCCGGGTCGCGGAGCTGGAGGCGCAGGCGGTGTTGCCGGGGCCGCAACGGATGCTCCGGCCGTGAAGTCAGACGGACGGCCCGGGGGTCTTGTTGCGTGACCTGTGGTGGCTGCCGATTTTGATTCCGGCGATGACGAGGGAGATCGCGAGGAGTACGACGCCGACCACGAAGAGCCAGAACAGGCCTTTGATGATCACGCCGAGGACTCCGAACGCGATAGCGACCACGATCAGGATCGCGAGGACGACGAGCATGGCGGCCTCCTGCAGGCGTTTCTTCCGAGCGTGCTCCTGCTGGGCGCGGTGTGCATCCTGGCAGCTGCCGGGCGGGTGGAGGGCCCGGCGCAGCGCCGGGCGACCTGGACGCCGCCGATGCCGAGCTCGTTGCGCCGGTCAGCCGGCCGGTGACGACGATCGCGGGGAGCAGCGGGTCGTGAGCGGTGGGGAGCAATCTGCGGCTTCCCCTGATTTTGGGGCGGCTTCTATCCGGCCCGGTGGGATGCTGGCCGGGCTGCTGTTGTTGTTCGTGGAGGGTTCCACGCAGTGCGGGCGGTATGGCCGGGGTGGTAGCCGGCTTGGCCGCCCGCTTCGCTGAGCGCGTCCTGGGCGTGGACAGGCCCGGGGGGCTCTCCGCTAGGCTCCGCGCAGGTCAACCCGGGGGGATCATGCTTAAGGCCATCATCGTTTCACTCCTCACGACCGTCGTCCTGGCCACTGCTGGCTGTTCATCGGCACCCTCAGGGCCGAGTCAGGCGGAGCTGGACAAGCAGCAGGCGGCGTTCTGTGGCCTCGTACTGCAGTGGATCAAGGCAAACGAGAACTTCAACGCGGATCCGGATACTGCTGTACGGCTCGACACGCAACTCGGCGAGGATGCCGAAACCCTGACCAGCGAGCTTGACTACTCGCCGAACGGCGATACTCCCAGCGAATTGGTCGGTCAGATGACGCAGTTCGAGGCGGGCTATCGGACGGCGGTGGATGCTTTGCGGATGTACTGCCAGAACGACGGCATCGTGATCCCCCAGTGGGGACAGGCCTGAGCTGGCCTTTTGCGTCCCCTCGAACGCATAATCGAACATATGTCCGAGCGATTCCGCACTCCGCCCCACTGGCCCGCCGCCGTCCCGCCACCCACCACACCCGGCTGGCACACGCACGTCGCAGCGTGGCTCGCGGACACCGTCCCCGCCGACCGCTGGCGTCACAACGTCCTCGCCGACGAGCCGTGGGTCCTCGCGCTCTGCGCCACCGCCACCCTCCGCCGCCAGCTCGACAGCCTCCGCGAGTCCTACCGCGACGCGACCCGCGTCCTCGCCGACCTCCTGCCCGCCGACGCGTACAAGGCTCTGCTCGACGCCCACGGCGCCGAAGCCGCCCGCCTCAAGGCCCTCGCGGCGCAGGTCGAGGTCGTCGAACGGCAGCTCATGCTGATGCCCGCGGCGCGACCGCGGCGATAGCCATGCGGTTACCCCCGCAGCTGAACTGCGTATCGCCGGGCCGGGCGGGTGCGCTATCGTCTGCCTCTCGCTGGAATCTTTGGGGGCGTCGACGTGGTCGAGAACCGGATCCTTGAACTGCTGATCCTGCTGGTCATCGTCGGCATCCCGGCGCTGCTCATCACCCTGGCCGCGCGAGCCGCCCGCCGCCGCGCCGCCCAGCAGTCGAAGTTCCCGCAGCCGCAGGGGCAGCCGTCGCCGCGCCCCGGTAGGCACCGCTGACGACGATGCTCGAACGCGACACGATCTGGGACGCCGCCTAGCAGATCCGCCGACGCACCGTCCGCAGAGTCCCCGTTCCCGACCGCCTGTCAGTGCCGCGCCGTAGCGTCGTTGGTGCGCACCCCGGCCGACAGGCAGTCGACCCCGGTACCTGCGCGACAGCGGCGGCCGTCCCGACATGCGGGGACGGCCGCCGCTCACTTCGCCCGGGGACTCGCCGGGCCAGGATCGGGCGGAGGTGTGGGCTTCTGGATCAGCGACTCGGGGATCGGGCGTTGGATCGCGAAGCAGTCCCCGCACACGTCCGTCTGGTCGTTCAGGGCGCGGATGTCCCGGTGGGGACAGGCGGCCTGCTCGGCCATACGTCGCTGCTGGTGGGCTTTGCGGCTGATGTACCGGTCGATCTCCTGCTCGGTCGGATGGGGCGTCGGGTTGCCCATCTCCTGCAGGATCTCGCGCATCTCGGACGGCCGGATGCCCGCCATCGTCGGGAGCGCCTCGGCGCTCCGGCTGGGGAAGTGGTGGATCTGCTCCCGCCACTGCTCCCTGGTGAGCTGCGGCAGCTCGCGCACCCACTCCGCGCACGACGGGTGCGCGTCGAGATGCCCCCAGCAGCGTTCCAGTCGGTCCGGGTCGTGCTGGCCGCAGACCGGACACGTCCCGGGCGGGCAGCCTTCGCCGTTGGGGAAGCGGGCCGTCCGCTCCGGTGGCGCGACGGCCTCTTCGCTGTCCAGTCGGGCAAGAGTCAAGTCCGCCACGATCAAACCGGCGTTGACCACGACCAGGAGCATGAACCCGCACGTCATCGTCACCGCCAGCTGGCCGACGACAACACCGATCACCGCCCCGAGCGTCGACAGGGCGACCAGCCACGGACACAGGGCCAAGAAGCGCATCACCTTGATCCCGCCCCTCCCCGGGCCGCAGCCCGTACGAGTCGTTCGATCTCCAGCACCGGCTGCCAGGATCGGCACAGCCAGTCGAGGTCATCGCGGTGGATCTCGCCGGGCAGCGGCACGAACTCGCCCGTGACCCAGTCCAGCACGGAGGTGATCCGGACCCAGTCGCCGGCGGGTGGCCACGGGAACATCGGGGGCCACGGGGCGAGCGGGCCGAGGTCAACCATCGCTCACCGCCTGGTTCCCCGCGCATTCCGGCACGGCCCGGCAGCCGGCGCAGATGCACACCGAGCGGCCGTCCACCACCCGGCGGCAGCACGGGGCGGTGCAGTAGCAGACCTTGAACTGGCCTCGGGTCGGGCCGCGCAGGGCCTCATGCTCCGTCACGCCTTGGCCCTCTCGTCGCGGCAGCAGCACCAGCCGTCCATGATCACGCCCGTCCCCGCATCCCACTCGTCTGCGCAGGACAGGCAGCACGGCCCCCGATGATGCTCGGACTCGATGAAGAACTGCCGCAGGTCCTGCCCCTGTTGCTGCGCCAACTCCGCCCAGTACCGGCGGAACCAGCGCCGCTGCGACACCGCACCCCACCGGGCCACCACGGCGGGGATGATCCCGTCGACGGGCGGATGCTCCGGCGTGTAGGCCGGGTCGTCGAGCGGGGCGCGATCAGGCATCGTTGTCCTCCTGGTTCTCGGGGTCGCAGCAGCCGTCCAGGCTCTTGCAGTAGCCGTAGGTGTCGGCACATGGCCCGAAGCACGACTCGGTGCCGTACGGGCCGTAGATGCGGCCGTTCAGGCAGGCAAGATCCGGGCCGTGGCCGCAGGGGCAGGCGCCGGCCACAGGTTCTCCTCGTCCTCGACGACCGTTGGCCCGACGATCCGGGCCTTCGTGCGCCGCCGGATCGTGTGCGTCGCAGGGTGGAAGATGGCCTCCCCGTGGATCTGATAGCAGTACACCTGCTCCTCGATCTCCAACTCCAGCCACACCCCGGCGAGGCTCTCGATCACCTTGCTGCGGAACTCGTCGTCAGCCATGCCGCTCCATCATCTCCTCGATCAACGCCGCCGTCTTCGCCTGCTCCTCAGCCCGGCACGCCTCGGTGAATGCCCGCTCGCGCCGGAGCATCCGGCGGTGCTCGCGGACCACCCAGGTGGCGAGCAGGACGGCGTAGACGAGCAGCGCCAACCCGATCACGATGTTCACCGTCGCCTCCGCTTCGCCCGCGTCCGCTGCCTCCGCCGGTACTCGGCGTTCAGGGGCCGTGCGCTGGTTGTTGGCCGGACCCGCCAACTGCCCGGCCGCAGCTCCTCGATCACCCGCAGCAGCCGCTCATCAACGCCAGCACGCAGCAGGATCGTCGTGCCGACCTCCAGCGTGCAGAACATCAGAGACAGCGGGAAATCACGATGAGGCCACGCGCTCATGTCGTCGATCACTTCTTGCTCCGCTTCCTGATGGGCGGCACTCTCGGCACCAGCTTGACGGCAACGCCGGTGAAGTCAGGTGGCTCCAGGATGCCGTCCGGACCAGCGACGTACGGGGCGTCGCAGAAGTAGTGGTGCCAATGCTCGACGCTGGTGTGCGGGCAGTCCGACGGGCACGCGTCCGTCGCCCACTTCGGCTCACTCTTCCCGCCTGCGAGTGCGGCATCGGTCCAGCCGGCGTCGGTCAGGATCCGCGCCACCCGCTGCTCGGGGGGCTCGGGGAAGAGCGCCGCCATGGCCACGTCGAGGTCCTGGCGGCGAAGACCCGTGTTCGTCCCACCGATGTTCTCGTCCCCATCCAGGCCGAGCGCCTCCATGAGTCCGCCGAACATCTTCCCCGGCTTGGCATCCGGCGGTGGCCCGTCGGAATTGCCCCACAACAGCAGGTTCTCCATCCTGCGGTCCGCATCGAGACAGAGCTCCCGGACCATCGGATCCATCTCGGCCAGCATCCGCTCCTTCTCCGCCTTGGCGTCGGCAAGAGCCTCGGCCAACGACTGGACGGGTGCGTCGTCCAGGTCGCGGCGCTTCCACTCCGGGTGCTCGGCCACCCACCGGTCGGCGCACGGCTGGCAGGCCGGGACACCCCAGATCGACGAGCCGTCATCGCCCCAGCCAGCGAACCCGGTCACCGCTTCGGCGCCGCACCAGGCGCAGCGCTCGCAGTGGTTCTCGGTGCAGCCCTCGGCGGCGAGCCAGTAGCCGCCGGACGGGGTCATGCCACCGTACGAGCAGTCGGCGTGGCCCTTCAGGCAGGCGGCTATCGCGGCGTCCCAGGCGGGTTGAAGGTCGGTCACGGCTGCTCCAGGTTGTTCGGTTCAGTTTCCTCGGCGGCCGGCGCACAACTCGCCCCGATGGGCTGCCGCCCCCAAGCGTCGACATCGTCGAGCAGCGCCTGGAACATGTACAGCGGAACCGTGGCCGCATCGGCGGCTGCCGGGTTGCCGCAGCGAAGCACCTTGTGCAGCCCGGACGCGGGGTGAGTGACGAGCACACTCGACGCCTGCATCCCGTAGGCCGTGCGGATGTCGAACTGCTGACCCAGCGGCAGACGCTCAGCCTCCGGGGTGGTGTCGGCGTGGACAGCGAGGGCCTCGTTCCAGTGGTAGCTGCAACGCCAGCACTCGCGACACAGACGCTCGCCGATGCCGGTCGGCGTCCGGCAGGAGCACAGCTGATCCTCGGGGCGCCAGGTCGTGCGGGCCTCGTGGTGCCCGCACTTCGGACAGGTGGGGCGGCTGCCCGAGAACGGCGGCAGGGTGGTGGTCATCGGATCGCCTCGACCCTGTCGAGCCGGATCGGTGTCCCGCACTTGTCGCACGGCACCGGCGGGGCCTGCAGCCACATCCGCCAGAACGCGCTGGCCATACGCTGCACGGCAGCCTTGTGCTCGTCGCACACCGGCCACGCCATGTCGTGCGTGCAGTCCGTCGCTTCCTCGTGCGCGAAGTAGACGACCCACAGGGCGGCCTTCGGGCACGACGGGTCCATCAGCTCGAAGAAGCACGGGATGTCGGGGAACATGGCCAGCGCCATCGCGCGGGTCTCGGCGACGGACTGGTCAGATGGGGTGGTGGTCAAGGCTGCTCCTCGAAGGTCGCTATGTCGGGCAGGTGGGTGATGTTCGGCCGGACGCGTCGAGGGCGCTCCGCCCACGCTGGCTCGCAGTCCGAGCCCGAGGCCAGTGCGGCGCAGCGCACACAGCGCTGCATCGGCACACCCCAGGCGTTGAGGGCCAGCTCCGCGAACGGGGTCGGCTTGTAGCAGGACAGGCACATGACCTGGTCGTCGGCGCGCTGGGCGGTCATGTCGCCGCCCGGCATTGCGGACAGGCGATCGGCTGCCCGGGTTCCGGCCACCAGCCGGCATCCCGGGCTGCCTGCTCGGCCTCGGCCCGGCTGTCGAAGACGTCCCGCATGTAGTCGGGTACGGCAACCCAGTCGCCCAATTCGCAGGCCAGGTACCGCCTGCACGGACCCGAGCAGGCGACCATGAACAGGGTCTCGATCATGATGCGCCCAGCCGCCGCAGCGGATCCGACTCGATCAGCGCCGCAACCGCGTCCGGGTCGGCCATGAAGCCGTGCGCCCAGTCCTGCTGGTAGTCGCACGCCTCGTCCGGGCAGTGCCAGCCGTCCGTCTCGGCGATCAGCGTCTGGTGCAGTGCATGGGGGGCGCCGCACGTGAAGGGGTGCATCCGGCCCGAGCGCTGGACCCGGTTGAGGGCAGCGACCTGCACGGGCGACCACGGAGCATGGATCAGATCAAGCACAGGAATGGCTCCTTGAGGGTGGGTGGGTTGCCGATCAGCCGGTACGGAATGCCTGCTGCAATGCCGCGGTCGAGGCAATCGCGGGTGCCCCTGGATTCCGGCCTGCTAAAGCACGCCAGCAGGAGGACGCCGGGCAGGTGGGGTGCTGCGCAGTCAACGAGCAGCTGGTTGCGGTAGTTGCCTTGGGCGGGGCAGAAGGTGCTGCCGTCGCGGCGGGTGCGCCGGTGGCCGGGGGTGCATTCGCTGCGGCACGGGTCGGTCCACCGGGCGGGGTGCTTGCGCTGCTGCACTCCGTGGTGCTTGTGGCGTTCCCACCACTGCTCGGCCAGACTGTCCGCACCCTTCGCTGCCCCGTGGATGAGCGTGAGGCCGCTGTAGCCGTCCTGTGTGGCGTCGTGCCACGTCTCGTTCAAGACCGTCGCCAGGGACCGGTAGTCGCTGAAGTCGCGGCTACCGGTCACCACAACCCAGGCGCGGCCGGTCACTCGACGCCCCCGGGCAGTGGCTGGCCGCAGTGGATGCAGTGCTCGGCGAGCGCGGTGAGCGCGGCCTGCTCGTCGCCCTGGGCGTGCTCGGCAGCGTCGTACAACTCGTGGGCCTGGGAGGCGTCGGCAGGGGGCAGGGCGGCGATCTCTTCGGCGGTCGGCGGGAAGTGGATGGACATGGTCAGGTCTCCTTGTCGAGGTAGGTACGCAGGCTCTCGGCGATCTCGCTGTTCAAGGTGCGCCCGGTGATGGCCTGGTAGCACTCGCAGCCGCAGTACTCGGCGAGTGGGCCGCCGGGCGGTCCGGGCACGAATGTGGTGCAGCGGCCCCAGATGCAGCTGCTGGTGTGGTGTCCGCAGGCCGGGCATGCCTGAGGGGTGATCGCGGTCACGGCTCGCCGCCTGCGCTGACCGCCTGGTCCAGCGGCGTCCTCAGCGCGGCGTGGAGCCGGTAGGCGGTGAGGAGGTCGTCGATGGTGTCCCACTGCGTGTCGACGGCCTCGCTGTACTCGTCCCGCTTCGCCTTGAGCCACAGGTCGACGGCGTCGCCGTGGCGGGGCATGTGGACCGGCCCGGGGCGGGGGTAGCGGTGGTGCAGGACGTCGCTGACGCGGCGCCAGAACGTGCGGTCCATGATGGTCCTCCAGTCGTGCAGAACGGGCGGGTTGTGGGCGGAGCAGTGGTGCCGGCAGCCGTAGCAGGCACAGCGGCACGTCGGCGGCCTTGTCTCGCCGGGGCAGGCGTAGGTGCGGCGGATCATTGCTCACCTCCGGCGCCGGACCGGAAGCCGTCGGGCAGGTCATACGGCGGGTTCGGCCGATCGTCGTCGTCCAGTCCTCGCGCCCGCCGCAGGATCCGCTCGACGTCCTCGGGCGGCGTCCGTGCCGCTATCAGCCGGACGTCGGGCGAGCCGACCGAGGTGCGGTCGATCAGCACCTCGTGCGGATTCTTGCCGTCGATGATCTGAAGCACGTCGATGGCCATCTCGCGGGCCTGCACGCGGCAGGAGTCGGCAGTCAGCTCGCAGTAGCGGCGGACGCGGGCGATCGCAGCCTCGGCCTGCTCGGCGCGGTGGGCTTGCTCGTGCATCCAGCCCTTCCAGTCGTCGCGAGCCTCGATGTGCCGCTGGCTGCCTTCGCTGTGCGCCTCGGCGCGGAACCGCGCGGACTGCCACGCCGCCCGGTAGCGGTCCCGCTCCTGCCGTAGCTGCTCCTCGTACCGGTCGGCGTCGTCCTTGTGGAACTGGCGGGTGCGCTCGGCTCCGCTGGCGAGGTCGGCGTAGCTTTGGCAGTCGCGGTGCGCCTGGTCGCGCTCGGCGGTGAGCCGGTCCAGCTCCGGCTGGACCGCGGCGAGCACGGCGTCGGCCCTGTCGTACGCGTTCCGCGTGACGGTCTCGGGTCGCCGGATCGGCGCGTAGCGGGGACTGTTGTTGCGCTCGGCCCAGCGCATCAGCGCTTCGGCGATGCGGCTGCGCAGGTCGTCGTCGGTCTGCGGGTTGGTGCGGCGGTCGTGGGCGAGCTGGTCGGCTCGGACGCTGCGGTCGGTCATGATCCGTTCTCCTTGCTGCGGGCTTCGATCTGGGCGAGCACGTCGGCCACGGTGAAGCCGTTGACGGTGATCAGCGGTGCGGCCTTCTTCGCCAGCCGCAGCGCCGTCTCCAGGTCGAACCGGTGCCCGGCGATCCACCGGTCCGTGCGGCTCGACGGCAACATCTCGTAGTCCCAGCGGCCACGCCGGTTCAGGCAGTAGCCCATGCGGACGACAGCCCAGCGGGTCGTGCCGTCGATCTGGCCGCGTTCCTCGACGCGGATTTCGAACAGGTGCGTGTCGATGTTCCGCTCGGGCAGGATCGAGACGGTGTACGACGACGGGCGAGCAGTGGCCTCGGGCAGGTCGGTCATGATCCGTTCCTCTTCCATTCGGCGGCAAGCGCAAGCGCCTGGGCGACGGTGCGATGTCCGACGACGACCCTCGGCGTATGCTCGCGGGCCAGGCGCAGCGCGGTCTGCTCGTCGAAGCTGCACGCCTTGGCGTTCGAACTGCAGGCGATGTGCCACATGTGGTCGGCGTCCAGCCACTCGTGACCGTTGCTGACGACCCACGACCCGTCGCGCTGCTCCTCGACGTACAGCGCCCACACGTGCGCGTCGGGGGCGGCGTCGCGCGGGACGCAGGTGACGGTGTAGCGGGTCGGGCGGACGATCGCCTTGGGCAGCATCATCTCGATCGGGACAACGCCGGGGTGTCCCAGCTTGCAGCACCTGTCGTCCGGCTTCTCGTCGCAGCTGCAGCGGCCGGTCCCGTAGCCAGCGGGAAGATTGCGGGGCAACTCGCTCATGGCTGTCCTCCGGCGAGAATCGCGCGGGCGGTCGCGAGGGTCTCGTCGCCGCCGACGCGGTTGAGCAGATCGGGGTCGAGGTCGGCGAGCCGGGCCCACTTGTCGAACACGGTCGCGAGCGGCTCCCCGACACCGTCCGGGATCTCCAGTCCGGGGTTGATGTAGTCGTGCGCGTCGTAGTCGCAGCTGGTGCACACGGTCTGGCCGTCGCTGTCCTCCTTGTGCCAGCCCTCGGGGTGGCCGCAGTCGGGGTGCTGGCAGGGGGGTGCAGGGGCGAGGGCGACGCGGAGACGCTCGGCGGCGGCGCGGAGTTCGTCGGCGGGCGTGAGGTCAGGCATCGGGGGCCTCGCTTCCGCCCCGCACCTCGGCCAGCAGCGCCTGCGCGCGCCGGTGCGCCTGCTCCAGCAGTCGGGTGACCGTGGCCAGATCACCGTCGAGAATCCGCTCGACCTGCTGCTGGACGCGCTCGTAGGCGCGCTCGAACTCGCCGCCGCGGTCCAGCATCGTTGGGCCGCCCGCGATCCAGTGCCGCAGCTCCTGGTCGATGGCGGTGAGATGTTGCGGGCCCCGCTGTCCTTGCGGGTGGCAGTCCTCCGATCGGGACCGGGCGACGTCCCGGGCGTCTGCCGCTCCGTGGGTGGTGTAGGTGTCCTCGCCGGGCGAGACGTGGCGAAGTGCCTCGTCGAGGGCGCCGAGAATGAGCCTGGGGTTCATCACTGCTGCTCCTTGCGGGTCTGGTGGATCTGCACGGCGTGGTCGAGGCTGCGGGCCCCGAGTCGCCGGCGGATTCGGGCGACCGCGTTCTGGACCGCGCGGTCGTCGACGCCGAGGTGGTGGGCGATGTCGTGGGCGCTGTAGCCCCGGGCGGAGAGGGTCAGGACCTGCTCGTCGGTGGGAAGCTGATCAGGCATGTTGCTCCTTCGGGTGGTCGTAGTCGAGCAGGGCGTGATGGGTGGCGTGAGCAGCGAAGAGACACCGCTGCTGGTGCTTGAGGCCGAGGTGTACCGACAGCAGCGGCCCCAACTGGGCGGCGAGGTACCCGATCCGCTGCGGAGGGTGGAACTCGGCGAGGCTGCATGCGACGTCGGGGGACAGCAGGCAGTCCTCGCAGTGGCAGCCGTCCACGCCGTGCTCCGACAGCAGACCGGCACAAGCGGCGCACCAGCAGGCCGGGCAGCGATCCGGAGCGGTGGGCTCAGGCAGGTCAGGCATCGGCTGACCTCCAGGCCGGGCAGCCGACCTTGATGCCGCCGGTCAGGTCGATGTCGAGCCCGCACTGCTCGTCCCACCCGGGATGCTCCGGATACGGGCCAGCCTCCGACGGCACGTAGTGGCTGCAGGTCTTGCAGGCGTGTGCGTCGGGGTTCCGCCAGCAGCGGGCGATGTGCGCGACACAGCCGGCGCGCTTGCTGTGGGTGCGACGACAGACTGGGCAGGCGTAGCGGGTGACACGGATCGCGACCGGGACGGCGGCCATCACTCGCCACCCTCGGCGGCAGGCAGCGGCTCGGTGGTCTGCTGCTCCCGGTAGGTGATGCGCAGGTTCCGCATCTCCTCGCAGATGCCGTCGTAGTGGGACTTCGCCCGCACGTATGCCTTGCGGGCGTCCTCGGCGTTGTCCTTGAGGCGGCGCATGCGCTCCTCGTACTCGCCCTTGGTCATCGCACGGTCTCCTCGTTCTCGTCGACCAGCGACTGGTAGCTGATGATCAGGTGGGTGTCGTCGGCGGTGACGGTGACATCGCCGAGCCGCTGGCCGCGTCCGCGCTCCCAGCCCTCAACGGCAACGGAGATGGCGCGGCTGACCTCGGTGTGGTGCGCGCCGAGCGGCAGGATCAGTTCGTGGTGCCTGACAGTTCGGATGCGGGCTTCGGCCTGCATGGCTGCTCCTTCGGGTTGGCCGCGCCGGCGGATCCGGCGCGGCAGGCGAACTACGGGCGGGTTCGCTGGTCCTGCGACCAGGGCTGGTTCAGGCAGGCTGTGCAATCGGCCCGGCTGCTGCTGGGCCATGGCGGCTGCGGCAGGCCGGTCTTCCCGCAGGCGGTCCGGAGCTGATCCGAGTCAGGGAGAGTGCGGGCAAGGTGGACGACTCGGCCGTTGCGGAGTTTGGCGGCGAGCGGATAGTTCTCGCGGCGCATGACGCGGACGGTCACGTCGTACTCCCGTCAGTGATGCCGTTGACGATGGCGGCGACGCGCATGACGGTGACCCACTGGCCGTATCCGCCTTCGTTCTCGCCGTATGGCGCGAGCCAGGGCATGGCGTTGGCGTACTCCTCCAGCAGGTCCGCCAGGGGTTTGACGAGACGATCGGGAACGTCGGTGCCGCCCGCGCGCAGGGTGTCGGCGGCTTGCTGGAGCGGGAGGGCGGCGGGCCAGGTGGTGCGGCGGGAACCGATGGCGGGACGGTCGGCGGTCACGTCGCGCTCCCGTCGGCCATGGTGTCGAGCAGGTCGGCGTAGGAGTGGTTGCCGCCGTGGTGGTGGCGGATCGTCGCGGCGGCCTCGCGCAGCACCTCGGCGCGGTGCGCCGCCTCGTACTCGTCCAGGCACTCATCGACCAGCGACACCGGCTGCCCGGCCATCGCGACGGCGAGACCGAACGGGACGCGCAGATCATCCCGGGCACTCACCGGGCACCGCCTTCCAGCTCGTCGGCGTTCCCACTTGGCGGAATAGCGCGGTCGAACGAGCACGGCCCGCAGCGAGGATGCGGGCACGGCACGACCCCCTGCTCGTGCGCGGCCTGCTGCGCCGCCGACCAGATGCCATCCACCAGGGCAGCCACGTCCGCGAGCGGAAACGATGCCCCGAACTGGTCGGTCTTGACGTTGATGCCGGGACCCAGGTCGGGAATGACGGCCGTGAACACGACGAGCCGGTCCGCGTCCACGTCGGTGTACAGGTAGGCGGGGGCTTTGGGGTCGGACTCGGCGAACGCGATCAGCTCGGTCGGCTGGCCCTCGCCGTCAGTGATTCGGATCTGCATGTCAGTTCTCCTTCGGTGTGAGGTTGATCAGCTCGGACGGGTAGTGCCCGCCACCCCGAAGCGGGTCGATGTGGTCGGCGGCGAAGGTCATGCCTTCGGTGAACTTGGTGCCGGCGAGCGGCGAGTGGGACTCCGTCCGAATGTCCCGGGCCGCTTCGCTCGCAGAGCGGTTCCCGATGGCCTGCTGGTAGCGGAGCAGCATGTCCTCGGCGAAGTGGAACCGCAGGAACGCGTCGATCTCCGCCGGGGTGGCGTGGAAGCGGGACGGCGGTGCCATGTGCCGGATCTGGCGGACGTCCGCGCCTTCGCCGTACTGAACGCGCACGGCGGCCTGCACGATGTCCAGCAGGATGCGGGCATCGTGCTCGTCGTCAGCGGTGTGGAAGTGATCACTGCCGCGCGGCGTGACGACGATGCGGAACGGGGTGTCGGACATGTCAGCTCTCCTTCGATGCGGTCTGAGCGATGCAGGCCGCGCAGTCAACGACGCCTGCGCCGCTGCCGGGCTTGCCCGTCTCCCCGCAGGCCGTGGCGTACAGGCCCGTGCCCGAGTCGGGGATGAGTCGAGCAGAGTGGACAGTCGTGCCGCCGAACAGGCGCATGGCCAGCGGGAACTGCTCCTTGGCGGGGGAGGCATGCCAGGCAGCGGCGGTCAGGGCGCGACTCGCGGCGCGGTCGTGCCGGTCCATCAGGTCGAGCACGGTCCGCACGTCAGCACGGTGGATCAGCGCCTCGCGGACCTCGTTCCAGGCGGTGCGCATCGTCTCGCCGTCGCCATCGTCGGCCTGGTCCATCTCGCCCTCGGGGTCGACCAGCATCAGACCCAGGGCTTCGCGGTCGTCGACGCTGAGTTCGAGGGAGATGCCGCGCAGGTTGTCGTCGGCGTCGACGCACTCCACCGTGGTGCCAGCGGGGTGGTGCTCCAGGCCCTTCTTCCAGCGGGCGATGATCGGCTCGGTGGCGTCCTGGGCGCGGACGTGCCGCTCGAACGCGTCGATCAGCTCGGCCACCTGATCCGGGCCAGTGCTCCCGTCGCGGGTGTGCGCTTCAAGGTGCTCGCGGGGCGGCAGGCCAGCACAGCCCTGCGCCACGCAGTACGGCGTCCGCTCGGTGGCAGTGTGGTCGGGCAGCATGGTTAGACCTCCGGGATGGCGGTGGTGGCCGAGCGGTATCCGAGGACCCGGCAGATCGTCGCGTCGAACACGGCCTGCAGCTCGGCGAGCAGTTCTGTGCGCGCGGCTTCCTTGAGCTCATCGGTGGTGGCGACCTGGACCGCGATCTCGTAGCCGGTCGTGGTGCTGCACCAGGCGAACGCGGGGTGCGGGGTCAGGTCGGCGCCCACGAGGGAGTCGGCCCAGTGGGCGAGTTCCGGGTGGTCGCCGATGCGGGACCACTCCAGCCGGGCCTCGCGTGCCTCCGCCAACTCGGCGCGGAGCTGCTCGTTCTTGTCGAGCGCGCGCTGCTTGAGGTCTTCAAGCCCGATGATCTCGGCGCGGAGGCGCTGGACCTCGGCTTCGGCGTTCACGAGGCGCCGCAGCACGAAGGCGATGCGCTCGCCGGCCCACGCCGTCAGGTTGTTGCAGAAGAAGTCCTCTGGGCGCGGGTGCTCGCACTGCCGCCGGTCGCGAACGGACTCGGCGAGGCTGCCCAGGAGGGAGTTGGTCGCAGGTTCCGTGTCGCCAATCAGGGCGGTGATCGCGGCGAGCTGGGCGTCGGTCAGGGGCTCGCTCATGGTCACGCCTCCCCGCCGGTGCAGCCAGCCTGGTGGACCGGCTCCGCGCCGCACGGGCACGGGGCGTCGACGATCGGCGCGGCATGGACCGCGACAAGCGCCTTGCCCCAGCGCCCGGTGCGGGCGTTGAGCACCATCAGCTGCCACGTCTGGCCGGCGTGGGTCTCGTCCCACCGGAACTCGCGGGGCTCGCGGTCGAACTGGGCTTCGCATCGCTGGGCGTGGGCCTGGACGTCGCCGAGGTGGCCACTGGCCCCGGTTGGGTACGTGCCGCGCATCGCGATGTAGACGACGGCGGGTTCGGTCGGATTGGTGTCGGTCACGGTGCTGCTCCTTGCTGGGTGGTCGGGTGGCCCGCCCCGCAGGGGATACGGGACGGGAGCGGGTCAGCTACTGGCGTCGGCCTGTCGCGGCGTGATCGTCACGGTCTGCTCGCGGTCGATGCGGACCCGATCCGGCGTGCCGTCGTTGATCACCACGTCGCCGAAGTCGTCCACGGTGATCGTCGAGACGACGTAGTCCCGGCGCGGGTCGGAGGTGATTCGGTCGCCGACCTGAAGCTCCGTCGGGTAGATGCGCGGATCGGGCATCGTGGTGATCTCCAGTCAGGCGGCGGGGTTGAAGTCGAAGTCCGCGACGAGGCAGGTCGCGTTGTCGGCGTGCGCACTGGCGGCCGCGATGGCGGTGGCGACGATGTGCTCTGCGGCCCGGGCCGGCGCGTCGTACAGGGCGAGGTCGGCGGCGAGGTCGAGGCAGGAGTCCTCGATCGGCTCGTAGCAGCCGTCCGACACGAGCAGCATCCGGGTGCCGGTGCGGTCGTGGACGGCAGTCCACTCGGGCTCCAGTGCTTCGCCGCCCTTCGGGTGGCCCATGCAGCGGGTCACGATGTTCCGTGCCCAGTAGGGGACAGCAGCGCCGGCGGCTTCGAACTCGGCGCGCTGGTTGTGGTCGGCCGTCAGGCGTTGCAGGTGCCCGTCCGGGTGGAGCAGGTAGGCGCGGCAGTCACCGATCCATGCGATACGCAGCAACTGGTCAGGGCCGGTGACGGCGATGACGGCGCATGCTCCGGGGACCTCGTCGTCCCAGCCGGGCTCGCGGGTGATCTCGGCCTGCACCTGCTCAATCGCCTCATGCGGCTGCAGGGTGCGGGCGGTCAGGATCGCGAGGCGCTGCGTGATCTCCCGGGTCCAGTCGCGGACCCCGTCGTCGGAACCGATGCCGTCGAGGAGGACATAGGCGCGGCCACCGTCGGCGGTGTGCCTGGTCGCGGTGGCGTCGCACTGGTGCGAGCGGGTGCCGATCTGCTGGGCGGTGGCGTAGGTGCGCACGGTGGTCTCCGGTGGGTGAGGTGCGGGCGGGCGGCTAGGCGGGGGTCGGGGCCAGGTGGGTGGTCAGTGCTGCTCGATGTGTTCGAAGGTGACGCCCTCGTACTTGGCCGCGATCTCCTGCGACCGGTCCTTGTAGGTGACCTTCGGGAACGGGCGGAGTAGCGGTCTGGTCTTAAGCGGGTGCAGGCTGTCGATGGCGTCCACGCACGCGGCGTACCAGGACTCCTGCTGCGCCAGGTGCTTGCTCTTGCGGTACTCGCGCATCTCCGGGTCATCCGGCCAGCCCTCGGGCTGGCCCCAGTTCGCGACTTCGGCGTGGGCGAGGATGTCGGCGTAGCGAGCGTCGAGCTGTTCGCGGCGCCGCTGGTTGAGCCGGCCGATCACTGCGTCCGTGTGCGCTTTCTGGAGCTTGGCTGCGTTCCAGCCGGGGCGGGCTTCGGTGCGGACGAGTTCGGGCTCGCCGTGGGAGTGCACGTAGATCCTGGTCTCCAGGTGGGTGGCGTTCACGGCGAGCCTCCTGTCGGTGCGGTGGATGGCGGTGCGGGTAGCGAGTCGGTGTAGCGGGTCGCGTGACCCGCACCGCCAGTCGGTGGGGTGGGGCGCTCCGGTGGGGGAGGTGGGGCGGCCCCGGTCAGGTGGTCAGGTGAAGCAGCGGAAGTCGAACGTGCACTCGCTGCCGTTCTCGTCGCGGACCTCGATGTCGGTGGCCTTGTCGCGGTCGGCGAGGCGCATCACGACCGCGCCGATCCGCTCGATGCCGTTCGCGGGCAGGACGCGCTCGACGGGACCGTTCGACGTGCGGTACATGAGCCGGAACATGGGCTGCGGCTCGTAGCCGTCGCGGCCCCAAGCAGTGAGCGCGACCATGGGCTTGCCACGCAGCTTTGAGACCTCGACCACGCCGGCCTTGACGGCGACGGCGACTGCCGCCTCAATGCCGTACTGGGCGTCGCCCATGCCCCAGCCGAGGGCGTCGACCGCAGCAAGCGGGTAGCCGCTGGAGCGGAGGCGGTTCACGACGTCGGCGACGGTCGCGGTGCGGAGGGGTGCCGTGAGCCGGGTGGCGGCGAGGGTGTCGGTGAGGGTGGCGTCGGTGCTGGGCATCAGGGTCTCCGTCGGGCTGGTGATGCACGGTTGGGTGGGCTGGGTGAAGTCGGCCTCAGGCCGCCTCCGCGAAGGTGGCACCGGCGGGAACGAGGTGCGCGGTCCGGCTGTAGCTGGCCAGGCCAGCAAGGAGCGCGGGGTCGCCGGGGCAGTAGACGTAGACGTGGATCCAGCGGCCGGTGGTGCGGTGCTGCACCCAGGCCCGAAGCGGCTCGCGGTGGTTGGCCTGCCGGTACGCCTTGACGACGGCGCGGCCGTACCAGGACTGGTAGCCGTCGCGGAGGTCGCCGCCGCCCATCTGGATGAGGTAGTCGCCGGTGCGGATCAGGTCGCCCGAGCCGAGGAGACGCTGGATCGCGGCACCGTTGAGGAGGTGGAAGAGCGCGGCCTTGGGGAGGGCCATGACGCGGGTCAGGGTGGACTGGATTTGACGGGCCAGGCTCTTGCGCTGCGTCGCGTTCATGGCGGGTTCCCCTTGCGCTACCCGGTCCGGCCCTGCGCCGTCCGTGTAGCTACACACTACGGCTCGTGTAGCTACACGTCTACCGGTTTCACAAAGAATCATGTAGCTACACTCAAGATCTTTTGACGGGCTCCGTGTAGCGACGCGCCATTGCCACTGTGTAGCTACGCGCCCTACCCTGCGGACATGACGCCCGCCAAGGAAACCCACACGCCACCAAGGCAAGTCCGCTTCCCGCATGACGAGTGGTTCGCGCTCGAAGAGGCAGCCGCGACAGAAGGCAAGACCCGCGCCGACGTGCTCCGGGAATTCGCTCGCTGGTACCTGCACCGACCAGGCGCCACGAAGCCGACACGACCCGAGGCCGGCGTGTGGTCCACGCCCGGCTACATCCCGCCCGACGCGCTCGCAAAGATCGAGGCCCAGAAGCGGGCCGCCCAGTAGCCCAGTCCGCCCCACCACTGCCGTCCGGCCTCCGCGCCCGACGGCTCGTTCTGCTGCTCCGACGCCGGTCACCACTCGCCCCGGTACCGGAACCGCAGCCGGCCCATGTCGTCCCGCGACGGCTGCCCGTGGGCGTCGTGCATCAGCCCGTACTGCTCGATCGGGATGCGCTGGATCGGTAGCTCCCCGCCACGGCCGTCCAGGTTGCCGAGGGTGAGTTGGGGCTCGGGCAGGCGCTGGAACTGCGGCCACGCCTCCCGCAGCCACGCCACGTCGATGGTGTGCTCGGCGCCGTCGCTGGGGCCACCGACCAGGACGATGCGCACCGGGGCGGTCACGGCTGCCTCCGCTTCTCGGTCACCCGGATCAGCAGTGCCGCCCCGAGTGTCCCGGGCCACATGACGATCACGGTGGCGAGCAGCACGCCGACGAGCCGCGGGCGCAGGCCGAACATCAGCCGGGCCATCGGCTGCGAGTCGACGAACTTCGGTGTCGTCCAGGCGAAGGCGACGATGCCGACCGCCCACACGGCGAGGATGACGATCGCTGCGACGGTCACCGGGTCACCGCCATGGCTGCGGCAGTGATCTGCTTGCCGTCGCTGGCCGGGACCTCGCAGCGCTTCCCGGCGTACAGCCACAGCGCGCCCGGCATGGTGCAGTCCGCGACGACGGGGTGTCGGTCGTCGAACACCCATCGCTGCTCCGTCAATGCCATGTGCTCATCGCACGTCAGGCTGTTGTCGAGGCCGCTGTCCCACATGACGTGCCAGGTCGCAGGCTTGCCGCAGTAGTGCTCCGGGCTGCCTGTCGGCATGTAGCCGCAGGTCTGCGGGCCGAGCGGCCTTGGGATGCCCTTGGGCACGAACGGACTGTTCACCGTGCTCCCTCCGCTCCGCAGGCCAGGCAGGCGGTCCATGGCCCGGGTGTGCCGTGGCAGTGCTCGCACGCGGCGGGCGACAGCAGTTGTGCGACGGTCACGCCGAGGACGTGGGCGAGGGCGTGCAGGTCGTCGACGTCGAGACGCCGGACGCCGAGTTCCGCATCGGACAGCGCCGAGCGCAGGATCGGTCGGCCAGCAGCAGTCATCGCGCGGGCGACGGCGGCCTGCGACATGCCGGCGGCGCGTCGGCGGCGGGCGATCGTTGCGGCGACGGTGCGGCCGAGCGGGCCGACGGTGACGCCGCTCATGACCGGGCCGCCTCGGTGGCTGCGGTGGCGCTGTACGGCTCTGTGCCGCCCGTTGCCGGTCGTGGTGGACCGGTGGGGCTGCCATGCCCTGCGGGGGCGTCTGGGGCGTGCCCTGGGGCCGCGACGGGGGATTCCTCGGCGGACGGCACGGAGTCGATCGGCCAGAAAGGGCCCTCTGCGGGCCGCTGAGGCTCCGAAGCTCCCCGCGCCCGCTTCTGCGGGTTCGACGCCGCAGGCGGCCACACAGCACCGCTCTCGCCCCCCGCATCGCCCTCACCCAGCGCCAGCACCTCCGCCAGCGCAACCGCCAGCACCTTCCGGTCACTCACGCCCAAGATCCGCTTCGCCCGCGACACCGCGTACTTCACGCGATCTTCCGAAATCCCCAGCCGCTTCCCGATCACCGGATTCGACGCACCCGTCCCGACCTCCGCAACCACCGCCCGCAACTCGTCGTCCAGACGCTCGTGCAGCGGAGGCAGCGGCGGAGAAACCGGCTTCGGCCTCGGCGCAGCAACCGGCTTCGGCTCCGGCGGAACCTCCGCCTGCCGGGCCCGGATCGCAGCACTGCGCTCGGCGGCACCACACGGCACCCGCGGCTGCTCCACATCGACCGGACGCGGAGCCGGCTGGCGAACCTTCGACATCCGGCGCACGAGCTCTTCGAGCCGCGACTGGAGGATCGGCTGCCCCTGCTCGGACAGGCGTCGCTCGGCGGCGAAGAGCCGGGCGGTGCGGAGCATTCGCTGCTCGGGGAGCGTCAGGGGCGGCAGCGGCTCGGGGTGGTCGTGCATGTGGATCTCCTTGGTGCGGCATCTGTCGTGGGGAGGCGTTCTTACTAGCCAGTCAGTTAGGAAAGCGGCGGCCGTTGCTAGCCCGGACCGGGCGGCGGGTCGACGGCCCCGAACGCGAGCTGCCCGGCGTCCTCGATCGCTGCCCGCCTGGTTGCTGCGGCGGTCTCGCGGTGGTGGTCGCGGTCGTAGTGCAGGTGGCAGCCGTTGCACATGGCTCGCAGGTTGGCGGGGTCGCAGTTCTCGGGAGTGTGGTCGAGGTGCGCGGTGGTGAGCACAACGGTGGAGCCGGTGCCGTAGGCGGGCTGGCCGTTGCGGTTGGGGCAGCGCCCTTCGTGGGTGCCGCGTCCGCATTCGCCTTGGCACTCGCATCGGCCGGCTGCGCGGATCGTCCGGATCTCGAAGCTGATCTCGGGCCAGTTCTTCGGGTACCGGTGCTTGTTCTCCGGGCGGATGGGCATCAGGTGCTCCTCGGCCGGAACGGCAGGACGGTGGCGGTGGGCTCGGCGGTGGGCTCCGGGGTGGCTGCGGCGAGCTCGATCCGGCACGGGTGCGGGTCCTTCCGGACACGGCCTCGGGTGGTGCATGGCTGGCCTTCGAGGGCGTGGCAGTGCGTGCAGCGGACACGGAGCGCCCGGTCCTTCGGGGCGTAGCCGGCAGCGGCACGGACGTCGCGGGCGCTGGTCATTGGCTCGGCCTGTCGGCGCCGCTTGGAGGCTGCTCGCCGAACATCTGGAGGAGGTCGAAGGTCGGGGTCTGCGGCTCCTCGCGCTGCCAGTCCTCGGCCATGTCGATGAAGCGCCCGTAATGCGCTTGGTAGGCGACGGTGCTGACGCAGGTTGGGTTGTGCCTGTTCCGGGCGACGATCAGGTCGGCCTCGCCGGCGCGGGGCGAATCGCGTTCGTAGGCGTCCGGGCGGTGGAGCAGGATGATCGTGTCGGCCGCGTAGGTGATCGCCCCCGACTCGCGGAGATCGTCGATCTCCGGGCGGTGGTCGGACCGCTGCTCGGGTCCTCGGTTGAGGTGCGAGGTGGCGAGGACGGGAACGCTCAACTGGCGGGCGAGGGTCTTGAGGTCGCGGACGACGTCGCCGACTTCCCGTTCACGCAGGTCGCTGCGCTTCTCGGGGCGGATGTCCTGGATTCCGTCGACTGCCAGCAGTTGGACGCCGTGCTGCTCCACGAGCCTGGTTGCCTGCTCGGCGAGTTCGGGCATGGTGATGGCGGCCGGGTCGCCGATGTAGATCGGCGCGTCCATCAGGCCGGGCAGCGTCTTGGCGAGCCGTTCCCAGCTGTCGGTGTCCATGCGGGCGCTGCGGATGTGGTGCAGGGGGACTCGGGCTTCTGCGCCGAGGAGTCGGGTGGCGAAGTCGCCTCGGGTCTCTTCGAGTGTCCATACGGCTACCGGGCGCCTGTCGGCGATGGCGTTGCGGCGGCAGATGTCGCTGAGGAGCGTGGTGCGGCCGAGGCCGGGGCGCGAGGCGATGACGGTCAGGCTGCCGGGGCGGAGTCCGTTGGTGATGGCGTCGAGGCCCCGGAATCCGGTGGGAACTCCTGCGGGGGCCGAGTCCTCGTCGTATCCGTCGAGGACGTCCTGGAGTCCGTCTCCGAGTTGGCTGATGAGTTCGTCGTTGTCGTCGTGCTGGTCCATGTCTTGGCCTTCCGGTTCTTGGGGGACTGGGGATCGCAGTGGGCGTGGACGTGGGCGGCTTGGCCTCGGCGGGGGACCATGCGCTCGTGGCATTTCGTGCAGCGCACGAAGCCGTCCGGGATGGCGTCTGGCTTGTCTTCGCCATCGGGATCGGTCTTGTCGACTGCGGGGGCCGCTACCTCCTGAGGTTGGGTGACAACCTCAGCCGTCTCGTGGGGTAGCTCTTGGGTACTTCCTGGGTTGTTCCGGGGTGAGTCCCCCGAACCATTCCGGGGTGAGTCCCCGGAACTCGGTCGGGGGTGAGTCCCCGGAACTTCTTTCTCGGACTGGTCCCAAAGTTCCGGGGTGAGTCCCCGGAACTCGTCGCCCGAAAGTTCCGGGGTGAGTCCCCCGTTCTCCGTCCTCTTCTCCGCGACCCACGGGGGAGGTGTCCGGGGCTTGCGGCGGGTGCTGTCGAGCGATGCGACGGACGCGCCCCAGTCGGGCACAGGCGTGACGAGGATGATGTAGAGCGTCGTCCTGCCGCGCCGCCGTTCGCCTTCAACAAGGACGACGCCGGCTGCTTCGGCGGCCAGCAGGTACCGGCGGCAGTCCTTCTCATCGCAGCCGGACGCCTCGGCGATGTCGCTGATCCGGATGGGCTTGCCGTCGCGGGCGAACCGCAGCCGGCCGGTTGAGTCGGCCAGGGCCGCCAGGGCGTACAGCAGGGTGAGGAACCCGCCGCGCAGAGACCGCGGCATCTCCTTTGCCCAGTGCCAGGCCACGGCCATCCGGAAGGCGTGCGGGACGCTCCCGGTGGCGACGCGCGCCTCCTGCTGATCTGTGCTCACTGAACTCTTCTCGAACGGTGCGACAGCGGGGTGGTGGACAAGAGAGGGGAGGCCCTTGCGGGCGGGAGTAATCGCGGGAGATCAGGCATCACAGCTCCACGGGCGAGGGCTCCGAGGGCGCACGGAACCAGGGCGTCGGAGCGGCCGTCCTTGCGCAGATGCGGGCTGGCGCTCGACCCAGTAGCCAACATACACTTGGCCACATGAGTTGTGGCTATCTGATCGCAAGTGGATGTGGCCACATGCCTGTGGGACCATGCGCCCATGACCAGGGAGGAAGCCGTGACCCGCCTTGAGCAGGCCGTAGAGGCAAAGAAGCTCGCCGAGGCCGCGACCCGTGACGCCTTCGAAGATGCCGTTGCCGAGGCGTTGACCGCCGGCGTTGCGCCGAAGACCGTGGCCGAGATGACCGACTACAGCCGCGAGACGATCCGCCGCATTGCCCGCAAGAAGGGTGTCGCGCCACTGCGCGAACCCACCGTCACCAGCAGGAAGCCCAAGCCGGGAGGCGACTCCCCGGCCTGACCGAGGAGCTGTATGCCGCCCATCGACCTCACTCGCCGTACCGCCCTCTACCGCTTCTTCGACGCGGAGGGGCGGTTGCTGTACGTCGGCGTCGCGTACAACCCTGAAGAGCGCTGGAAGGGCCACGCCTACGAAAAGGCGTGGTGGGAGGAGGTCGCCGAGAAGCGCGTCGTCTGGCACGAGACGCGGATCGACGCCCTGGCTGCGGAGCTGGCCGCAATCCGGGATGAGCTGCCGAAATACAACATCCGCGAGGGCAGGGTGCCCCTTCCCGGTGGTACGCAGACCCGGAAGGCAGCCAAGCCCGCCAGGGTGTTCCGGGTCGATGACGCAACCTGGGCCGACTACCGGGCCCTGTGCGCCGCGAAAGGCGTGGAGGTCGCCAACGATCTGCGGATGTACATGCTTCGCGAGATCAAGGCGCACGAAGCCAGGCAGCGCAAGATCGCCGCCGAAGAGCGCGCCGCCTCCGCCTGACCCTCCCCGCCCGCTCTCCGCAGCGCCCCCGCGACCTTCCCCGCCGCCGCTCGTTGTCTGGGCATGACCGACGATCTGATCCGCGCCCACGTGCGCGCCGTGCTCGAAGGCTGGTCGGCTGCGATGGAGCGTCAGCTTGCTGCACTCGAAGCACAGGGGTACCGGATCGTCGATGGCGGCCCGCTGGCCGATGAGTGGGAGAACGACGGCTGGCGGTACACGGACTGGCGTACTGGGGCGGTCCTCGCCGAGGGCTGTGGTGTGGAGGCGATGGAGGATGAGGTCCGGCGTCTTGACCCGGACAGGCGCTGGTTCCCGGTCGACCGGATCGACGGGGAGACCGGCGTGGTCACGCCTGGGGTGCCGGAGAGTCTCTGCCAGGCGCTGACGGACTGGGCCGAGTCGCCGCTGACGCCGGTGGAGGACGTCGCTGCCTGGTCGGGCCTGACGCTTGAGCGGGTGACGCGGTTCCGCAACGGCGAATGAGCGGATCACAGCCCCGCCTCCTCGGCCGGCACTCCGACGTACATGACCCACACCTCGGGCCGCAGCTCGCCGACGCTGCGTACTTCGGTCTCGTACGCCCCGCCCGGCTGGTACGCCACGAACTGCCCGGAGCGGATTTTCTGCGCCATGACCATCGCGGAGCCGCGCCCGGTGTAGTCGCCGACGAGGACCCACTGGCCGGGCAGGCTGCGGGCTGTGGCGGCGATCGGGTCGTGCTGGCGGTACGGGCGTTCGCGCATTTCAGTCCCTCCTGGTGGTCTGTTGGTGGGCGGGGCGACCGGCTGGCCGCCCCGCGATTGGCTACCGCCAGTCGGGCAGGGCCCCGGTGGTGCGCTTGGCGTTGTAGGCCTTCACGAGCGTCGCGGCGACGCAGTTGGCGGTCGTGCCGCCGAGGAACGGCCTGAGGCCTTTCGCGGTGCCGTGGAGTCCGCGGGGGCCGCCGGTGTAGTCGGCGAGCTTGTGGATCAGCGAGGCGATGTCGATGCGGTCGTGCTGCGCGAGGAGCAGTGACACGCCGAGGAGGATGTCGCCGTTGACGGCCTCGGGCGCGTAGCCCCAGGCCTCGGTGACGACGCGCAGGGCTTTCGCGAGGGCTTTGCCGGGCTGCTTCTCGGTGGCGTTGTAGGCCTTCTCCAGGGCGCTGACCGCGGTGATGGACTTGGTGTTCGTGCCGCTCGCGATGTGCCATCCGGCGGCGCGGACGATCGCGTCGATGCCGACCGCGTCCGGGTCCTGGGCGGTGCGCCGGGCCAGGAACTTCGCGAGGGCCGTGACTTGCCGTCCGCCGTTGAGGCCGAGGAACAGCAGTGCCTCCTCGGCGAGGGTGAGGCCGGTGTGGACGCGGCACTGGATCTTCTGGCTGGGCCAGCCGGCGCGGCGCACCAACTCGGCGCGGTGCTGGCCGTCGAGCCAGATGTAGGTGCCGTCCTTGCGCTTGGACACTTCGGGCACGCCGAGCTTCGCGAGGTCGAACGAGGGGACGCGGGCGTCGACCCAGTTCGTGTCGAGCGACCTGGTGTTGACCTGCGGATCGGTGGCGACCGCGGACACGGCGAGCCACTGGACGGTCGAGGTCTGCTTGGTCTTGAGCTGCTCGGTGGAGGTGGTGGCTACCATGGTGCGTGCTCCTTGAGTTTCGTGGTGAGGCTGCGCAGGACACGCAGCGAGTCGGAGAGGTCGCGCACCCACTGCGCGGCCTCTTCTTTCGTGACAGCAGGGTCGATTTCGTCGATGCCGTTGAGGCCGGCGCACAGGCCGGTGAGGGCCTGGATGCCGGAGGCGAGGGCATCGGCCTGGCTGCGCTGGGGACTACGGCGGACGCCCTTCGGCGTGTTGGTGTTGCGGGAGGCCTCGGCGGCTTCGATCTCGCCTTCGATGGCGGTGCGGGCTGCGGTGATGGTCCCGGAGTCGGCGTGGCCGCGGCCGAGTTCGAGTGCGCGGATCCAGACGGTGGCGCGGATCTCGGCTGGGACGCAGGCGAGGATCCGGGCCGCGTACTCGTTGCCGGGTACGGGCAGTCCGAGTTCTGCCATGTCGGCGACGGCGCGGGCGGAGACGATGAACTGGTCTCCGCGTTTGCCGTGCAGTCCCCAGCGGGTGCTGCAGTAGTCCGCGAACCGGGGCTGCGGGTACAGGTGCTGGTCGCGGATGTGGGCGAGGGCGAGTCCGACGGTCGCGAACGCGGTCGGGTCGGGTTCGATGAGGGACTCGAACTTGGCGAGGTCGGCCTCGGGGGTGCTGGTCACTGCGGGGTGGCTCCTTCCTGGCGTTGCTTGATCTCGGTCGGGGTGAGCGGCTCGGGTGTCCCGGCGAGCGCCCAGGGCGAGTGCTCGTCGCACCGCTGCCCGCAGGCGTACGGCCTCGACGGGGCGCCGCACCGGCCGTTGGGGGTGTTCCAGCGGCACGTCGGCGGGTAGAGACGCGTGAGGCTCATGTCGTCGCTCATGCCGGCTCCCGCTGCCGGGTCTGGGTCGTGTGACGGGTCGCATGGTTGCCGTTCATCAGGCACTTACCTGCTCGCGCCATCCGGGCGCGCGGTGGCCGCCGAGTTGGCCGCGGACGTACTTGACGCTGATGCCGACGCGGGCGGCGATGTCGTCCTCGGCGACGCCGATCTTGGCGAGCCATTTGACGTCCGCAGCGCGGATCGCGGCTGCCTCGACCTTCCCGGGCTTCGGTTCGGCGGCGTCGGGCTCGGGCTGTGCAGCCGGGTCGTCGATGTCGGCTCCCCACGCCGCCGGGCCCTGCCATCCGAGCTTCACGGCCCGGTTCCGGGATCGTGCCGACGTGCCGGGGATCGTGACGAGAGTCTTGTAGGCGCGGGTGACTGCTGCTGCAACTTCCGGGCGGAGTGTGGGTGTGGCGCCTTCGACGATCGCCGACATGGCGGTGTGGTTGACGCCCGACTCGACCTGGATCGTTTTCACGGAGTGGCCGATGGCGACGAGTGCCCGGACGCGGCGCGTGCTGCCAATGGCGTCGACGCGACGCTCTCGATAGGAGGGCTGCTGCTCGGGGCGCACGGCGAGGATCCGGTCGGCGGTCGTGCGGCGGATCGTTTTGGGCTCCCTGGTCAGGATGGTGTCGATGACGCTGCGGGAGCATGGGGCGGCGGTGGCGATGTCTTCCTTCGTGACGCCCTCGGCGACGAGTGCCAGCAGGTGGGCGCGGGTGGGGGTCGGGTCGACGGTGAGGGATCGGCCGGTCTGCTTGAGGTAGCGGCGTCGCCGGTCGTAGAGGTATTCGGCGCGCCGGCAGGGCTGGCACGGGCAGCGCGGGATGCCGCCGGAGGGGCGGCCGATGGCGCGTGCGTGGGTGCCGTGCGGCGGCAGGGGCTTCACTGGTCCACCGCCTCGGCGAGCGGCCAGACGCGGATCACGGCGCCGGGCTGGTCGAGGGCGTCGGGGTGCTCGCCGGGGAAGACCTTTTCGAGCTGCCCGTACTTGACCACCCTGGCGTCGTCGGCCCAGATGCCGGCCGTGGTGAGGGCGTCCTCCGTCGACCGCAGGAGCTTGCTGAGGTCCGGGTACCGCATCGGCCACGTCCGGGTCCGCTTCGGGGCGCTCGTCGGCTTCGGCAGGGTGAACACCATGTCGGCGCACAGCGGGCCGTCGAGCGGCGTCCAGTCCGGGAGTTCGACGAGGAGGAGTCGTGCGGCAGTTTCGACGGCGCTGCGCCACGGCGCGACCTTCTTTGACGACTCCAGCAGGACGGCCGCGGACTTCCCGGTGGCCTTGCTGGTGCGGTGCCCGACGTACTTCTTGCTGCCCTGTGGCGCGGGGATGCCGTGGACGGTGATGGTGAGCGGTGTGGTCACGGGATGTCCTTCCTGGCGGCGGCCGCGGTGATGGCCTCGGCCTCGCGCACGATCCGCTCCCCGGCGGCCTGGTCGGCTTCGAGGGCTTCCCGGCTGCGGGCGAGGGATCGACCGGTCCGGTGCCCGGCGTAGGCGAGGCTGGCGAGTACGACCAGGGCGGCGATGACGGTGAGCATCTGGTGCTCCTTTCCTCGGGTCTGGGAGGGTGGGGGCGGGGCGGGGCGGTAGGGGCGGGCCGCCCCCCCGTGAGGCGGCGGCCTGG